CAGAGGACGGCAATCTGTCACTATCGCTGCCAGGGTGCCGCCCGCATGGTGACCATGGTTGCAAACCTGCGCGGGCGGCACCCTTCCAACGACAGGAACCTGAGAACTACACCCGAGCCGGTGTCGCCCCCTTCGGTCTAACCGAACCCCCAGCGCAAGGGGGCGACACCTCCAAGATCTCACCGAGCCGCTTCGCCCCGACGCCTTGCGATGTCTTCCGGTATCGATCGGCAAGGGTCTGAACCCTTACGAAGCTAGCGCTGTCTACTGACAGCGTCGGATCGGATTGGTCGCCAGCCTATTCGGGTATGTCAGAGCTTTCCCGCTTGGACGCTTGAGCTCTCTCCCTCAGGCGTTCACGCCCACGCGAGAAGGACTGGACGCCATTATCAAGACGCTGCCCTGTGAGTGTTGCAAAGATCCGCTCAAAGTAGGAGTTAGTCTCGCTGCCGAGGTTTTGCGCGATGCGCGACAAGTTCAGAAAAGTGCCCCAGCGGGTGCCTTCCATTCGTTCCCACGCATCGCCAGGGGTGGACGGGTACACCCCGCCGCTGTACTTGAGCATCACCGCAGCTTGAAACCGGATACGGTCGGCAATTAGCACGCAAGAACCGCATGCCGGCGCTTCCGTTTGCTCTTGAATATATGCATCGATCTCGTCGTTGGACATCAATGTGAGGTCCCTGATAGGAACCCTCGATCGGCAGTCGCACAGCGACCGGCCGTCCGGCATCCATACGTGAAAAGTCTTCGGTTCATCCATGATCGCGCTCTACCCTTACTTCTCGCTTGGACAGACTTTGTGCGCGCGGTCGTACCAAACGATCCGAAAGACGGAACCTTGGAGGTGGCCCCAGACGCGCGTCAGGTTCCCGTGACGTAATCGGAAGACATCCTCAAGGTCTAGCCGTAACACACTCAACCTGTCTTGTGCTTCCTTGCAGATCGAGTCAACCGGCTGGCCGTGGTGCAATGGATGGCTTTTGTACCTTGAGTTCGTCTTCAGGGCTTTAATCTGTCGCCATGTCATCCCGGAGGTTGACGCAAGCAGATGCAGTAGGTCGGCTGTCTCCTTCGGGGCCAGATCCCAGTCCCACTCACCCTTGTAGTCATGGTCGATGTCATCAACCGACCACATGAAGGGCTTGTCATCAATCGGCTCAGGTGGGGCGGCACTGCGTCCCAACTGCTTGCGCTGTTGACGTGCCTCACTCTTGCTGAGTCTTTTGTCGTTAGCCACGACTGCCGCTCGTTCTTAGCCCGCCGCTGCCCGCCAGTCATCATCATCTGGCTCGAAATCATCGAGTTCGTCCACATCGAAGTCGGCATAATCGGCTTCACGGGACCACTCGTCGTAGTCGATGTCGTCCGCTTCTTCGGATGCGAGTGCCCCGAAAAACTCCTGCATCAACTCCGGCGAGATAGTCGCAGACGACGACGAGCCAACGGGCGCGCCACCGCGGGCCTCGACCCAGGGTCGCTCGCTATGAGTCTTGTCGCTGAGCTGTTGCCCGCTGAGTTGCCCGTACGAATGCAGCACGGCGTCGACGGTGTCACGCTGATCTCCCGTTAACTTCGTGGGGTCGCCGAATTCCCAGCTAGCGACGTGAAACTGGCCGCGATGTCTCTTGAAGAGCTCATACACAACAGGGCCGTTGGCCCACGCCTGGATCTCTTCGTCAAATAGCGGCTGCTCATCCCAGGCCAGGGACCAGCCTTGGCTGTAGTAGCAGAGCTTCTGCAGCTTCATGGTAGACATCCCGCCACGTTCCCTCAGGATGTAGGCAGCAACGTCGTGGACTGATGTCATTGTTCGCGCCCCCTCCGTGTGACTTGCAGGTCTATGCCGCGATTATTACAGGAACTAAAAGGTAACTTTTCAAAGTCCTGAATGTGTTCCCGATTCTCAATATCGCAATCTCATCCATCCCGAACCGTAATCAGTGATCTCGGTCACACCGGAGCTGTCAAAATCATTCCTACCACCAAACGGGCCGTTGGTGGAAAACGTTGTGTGTAGATGTGCCCAATGCCGCGAGGCGGCGCTGAGGGCCGTTTGGGGGACATCTCCCTGGGTGGGGTACCTGACCAGGGATTTCTATCTTTGCGAATTCGCAAGTGGCGCTGGCCGCTCGTGTCCTACGCTGCAACCAACCTGACGCGGAACCGCGCCGATTCCTGTTGTGGAAGGAGTTCTGCCATGCCGCCAGTCCAGGGTTGGACAGACCCAGAGAAGCGGTTGCAATCCATCAAGGTTCCGGCCGAGCTGTCTGCGGCCAAGGGAGTGATAGAGCACTTGACCAATCTGATTAAAACTGGGTACACAGTCGAGTCTGACGATGACCCGAAAGCCAGGCTTGTTGTTGACCTTGCAACCACTGTTGTCCAGATGGTTGAGGCCTGGGACAAGCGCGCCGACTGACTCCCTTACTTCGCCCACCATCGTCGGCTGGTGACGAAGGTGCTGCCGGTGTGTACGCCGTTGCATCTGGCGCAGTGCTGCCCATCTGGTGTGGTGCATGTCCGCTCGCTGGTCCGGTAGCGGTGCGGTCGGCGCGGTGTGTGGTCTGGCTCGATGGTGACGCCGTAGCGGGCGGCGGCGGCGATGGTGACAGCATCGACTTTGTCCGAGCGTTGCCGGTTGCAGGAACGGTGCGACGCCCCGACATTGGAGTACTCGTATTCGGGCCCACCGAGGGCGACTTGCCATAGGTGGTCGAGCTGAAAGCTTTTAGGGTGATGATGGTGCGCGCCGTAGTCAATCTCGCCATTGCATATGTGGCATGGTCTCTGCTCGCCGCGTAGGCGGGCGCGTAGGCGCTTGGCTCGGGTGTCGTTGACGCGTTGTTCGGCGGTGGTCATGGCTGCTCCTAAGTGTTGTTGTCGGGGAAGGTAAAGCGCCCCGGCCTGTGCGCAAGGAGGGGGAATCGCACAGGCCGGGGCGGGTCATTGGAGGCGAGGGCCCTACGCCGTTGGGGCGCTCTGTTCGGTACCGCTAGCCAGTTCGGCCAAGGCGTCGCGTGCGGTGATCTGCTGGTCGCTGAGAGTGCGCCCCGATGAGATAAGCCACCAATATCTGCTGCGAGGGTCGATGACGACTGGACGACCGGGCTTGATTGCTGCGGCAGCGAGGTCGTAGGCGTCGATCAGCGTTGCCGCGTCGGGCAACCAGGGTTTATGGGCCGCTATGTGGGCGAGCCACGCTATCTGCGTGATCCCGTCTGGTACAGGGGCCTTGGGGCTTCCTCCAAGGCGTCTGCCAACTGGGTCGGGTGCGGCGGCAAGCCACTGCTTGTGGGTGCGGCCGGTGTCGGTGGCATCGGTGGCCTGTCGGGCGTTCATACGGCGGCGCAGAGCCCAGAACGGCTCGGCGTCAATGAATTCGCGCATCTGTCCGCACACCGCGACACGGTGCGACAGTGCTCCCGTCTCGTGACCTCCGCTGGCGGCGTCGAGACGAACGATCTGGCGGTGCGCATTGCGCAGGCTCAAGTAGTCGTTGGCCAGGTCTGCGGCTGATGTATATGCGGCGCCGCGACCTTCCCGCAGGGCCCGTTCAGCAGTCAGGCTTGGCTCGATGTCGAGTTCACCGAAAGCGGCGAAGAGTTCATCGAGCTGTTCGCGCAACCATTGGTATGCGTGGCTGACGCCATCGCGCTCGATGGCGGCAAGTTGTGTTTCGGCGACCGCAACAGCGTGCCTGTGGGCGGCGACGATCTGTTGATGGGCGTCACGGGCTGCCAAATGCTCGCGGGCACGCTCTGCCAGCTCTGGCGCCGACTGTTGTCCGGCGCGGGCAGCCTCGCCAATCTCTGCCGCCATAGCCGCCTCAAATTGCGAGGTATTGCAAACAGTTTCGGCGGCATGGGAGTTGCGCAGGTGCCATTCCTTGAGGCGTTCGACTTGCGCAACTTGTTCGGCGTGGCCAGGGATGGCCGACAGCGCGCGTGCGGTGTAGCTGCCAGGTGTAGCCGTGGTGATGGCTGTAGTCATCGGGAAATTCCTTTCAGTTCAGGTGATTTGGTTCTAGTTGGCGGCTTTGCCGTGCATGCGCTTGTACAGTTCGGCACCGTCGGCCATCTCCTTGACGGCGGGCGCCTGCTGGCTCGGTATGGACTCGTCGTAGTCGATATCGGATGCGCCAAGGCGGCGGTACAGCTCGGCGCCCTCTTGTAGACCGCCAGAGGCGGCGGAAATGTTCTCACTCATGGGTCTTCCTCTCATTGTTGGACATCTCGGCTGAGTCGCCGGGAAGAATTTCTGCGTGATCGGCAGTGCCACTCACGGCACTTCGCCGCGCGAGTAGGCGAGCCAGCAGGGGCGGTTGTCGCTGCCGTCAGCGTGGAAAAAACGATCAGGCCGAGGCACGTACCAAGCCGGTCGACCACACGCCCCACAGACGGACTGACGAGCGCGCTCGACGCGTAGTGCCGCCAGCACTCGCCGGGTGTTTAGCCGCCCTGTGGGGCGCTTAAGCGCGCGGACCAATGCCTCATCGGTGATGCCCCACATGTCATGCCACCCCCTGCCGCGCCTGGTAGCAGTCCGGGCACTGGACATGACCGGCAGGCACCTTGGCTCCACAGCCGGGGCAACTGCGACCCGACTGCATTGCACACATTCCCTGGGAAAGCGCGACATCCGTGACATCCGCGACATCGATCTGTTTTGCCTGGTCACACTGTTGTGGTGTGTCGCCCTTGTCGCCGTTGGTATCCGGGACCGCGACAGTGTTTCCGCTCGTCACAAGGGGTGCGTCGCGGATGTCACGGATGTCGCCCTTCCTCAGGGAATCTGAACCCTCATCCGCGCCTTCGTCGGGCACCGAAGGGCAGTAGCGCTGCCAGGCGTCCCAGAAGTCCTCGCGGCGATACCCCTTGGCATTGCCGACACCGCTAACGCGCACATCCTTAGGTTTGATGCCGTAGTCGGACAGCAGTTTGGAGAGCTTGCGGGGCCGCAACCCTTCGCCGTACAGGTCAGCCCACGGCGCATCCTCCATATCGGCAAGGGCCATCAGCAGATTGCCGGTGAACATCGTCGGCGCACCCTCGGGCCATACCTTTTGGATATCGGCCAACAGCCGGACACCAAGGCTCACCGATGATTCGGGCTTGTCCGCGATGAACGCCAGGCATGCCTTCTCGGCCCGCTGCAGCCAGTCGCCGCCCGCTGCGGCAGCGACCATCAGCAGCGGCTCCCACACATCGGCGTCGCGGTCGGCCACGCCCTCGGGCAGCTCGGGATATTGCAGGTCCCCAACCTCACTGGCCCACTGGGCGATCAGTTCGGCGATCTGTCGGCCCACTGGCCGGTGCAGCCGGTCGCGGAACTGCTCGACCTTCTCACCCGGTGCGCGCCGTTTCATTTTGATGATCACCGACCGCGACATGAGGGTGTCGGGAAGATTGCCCAGACCGGCCATCGCTACCGGGGTGAATACCCGGAACTCGTGCACTTGGTCGCGGTTCTTGCCTCCGACGCGCTGCACCACGGCTCCGATCCGGTAGCCGTTGTTGATGACGCGGCGAAGGTCTTCGGTGGCCTCGGACTTGGACTTGCCGGTGAAGATCGCGTCCACCTCATCGAGCAGGATGCTGGGCTGCATGTCGTCCACGATCCGAAAGAACGCCGACATCGACAGGTCCAGTGCCAGAAGCGGATTGTGGCACAACAGATCCAGAATCTCTAGCACCCGTGTCTTACCCGATCCCGGTTCCGTTGAAAGGCACGCCAGCCGGGGCGTGGTCTCCAGCTGCGCGATGAAATGGGTATGCACCGCCCACAACACCAGCGCCACATAGGCGTGCTCGGTGGGCAGCACCGTGAATCGCCGAATGAACCGCTCCACCTCGGCCAGCAGCGCCGCACCGTCAATCGGCGCCGGAGGGCTATCGGCAGGGGCGTGCTTACCCGACTGGGCGATCTGTTCACCGCGCTTGACGTCCTCGCTGTCCATCAGGCAACCTCCTTTCGGCGCAACCACGGACGCTGCTCGTAGAAGTCGTGGCGCTGGCGCATCTTGCGGGCAACAGACCCCCAGTCCTGCGACCGTGAAATTGCCTGCCCCGCTGCGATAGCCGCCTCTTGCTCGATGTCTAGCCGCAGCGCGTAGTGCTGCGCAGCGTCGAGTAGCGCCGCCCACTTACCCGGCTCGGTGGCAGGGAGAAGCTGCCAGGCAACCGTCCCGGCAACCGGGAACGGCCCCGCCGCCTCGATATGCGGTTGCACAAACTCGTGCACCGTCAACCACGCCACCTGACGTGACGTGTTCGCATACACCTCGCTATCGCCCGTCAACAGCCACCCCCGCCCCGGCCAGCGTCGCCGCATCGAGCAGAAACCGCGCCAGCTGTAGCGCCTCGGCAGCCGTCAACTTGACGTTGAAATCAACAGAGACATTGGGATTCTCATGCGGGTGATACAGGCGCACATCGACCACCGGAAGGCCATGCCAGGCCCGATAAGCCGCCACCGCGATATGCGGAGGGTCCAGCTGCGCCCAACTCTCCAAATCGACCGGCAGCGCCGGAGCACCCTCAGCCAACCCCAACACGACAGCATTGCTCGGACTCCAGCACGCCTGATCCGACCTCATCACAGAATCGGCGTGACCCTTGCCGTCAGTGCACCACGACGCACACCGAATGGCACCGTGAGACTCCGGTGCACCCCATTCATGCACGGTCTGTACGGCCGATTCGGAGGAATGGGGAAATTCGTTACTGCTACACGGCTGCCCGGAGACGTTCGGACTTTCCGAATGTCCATATAGCTGCTCAAGTTGAGCACTTTCGACTTTCGGCGACGTACCTTCTCGCGGTACGGTCGCGGTGGAATCGGTAGTTACGTGGCTTTCGCTTCCGACGACGGCCCCCGCCCGGTGCTCCAACACCGGACCATCGGGGGCCGTCTCCAATGTCTTCGTCGTCATGCCGCACCACCGACCAACTGGCTTGTTTCCCAGGCAATTACATCGCTGAGCCGATAGCGGACATGACCGCCGAACTTGTGATACTTCGGACCCCGGCCCTGGCTGGCCCACTGGGCCAGCGTCTTGACGGGGATCTTCATACGCTCGCCTACCTCTGGTCGGGTTAACCAGTGGTCTTCCTGATCTGCCACCTTGCCTCCGCTGCGAGTTGGTACGCAGATCACTTCATATCTGCGTATGTTCACTCAGGCTAGACTGTTCGCGTACTTTCCCGCAAGGTCCGGGTATTCTGCGTGTCATGACGCAAGCAACATGGGCTGAAGAGCAGGCGGCTGCCGTCGCGGCGGCAATACGAACTTTGCGTGGAAAGCGCTCGGCGCAGTGGCTCTCAGGCCGGACGGCAGAACTTGGGCACGAGGTGACGCGCTCGATCATCACTGACCTGGAGAACGGGCGAAGGAAGTACGTCAGCATGTCCGAGACTGTTGTGTTGGCAGCAGCTCTGTCGGTGCCCCCAATCGCATTGTTGTTTCCGCCGCCGTATAGCGGGGATACGGATGTCGTTATCGACCTCTTGCCTGATTTTCCGTGTACGAAAGTTGATGCAATACAGTGGTTTTCGGGTGAGTACACACCTGGTGTAATGACTGCGATATGGGAGCGTGTCGGATGGGAACCGGAACCCACTAGGTACAAGCAGTCCGCCAGAGCGGTTACCAACGCGCGCCTTCTGGAAAACCTGCGCGTCAAGCGTGATGAGCTGTTGGCTCGCGTGGTTGAGCGGGCTGACAGCAGGGGCGGTGGTAGCAGCCTTCAGGGTCTACTTGAGGAGCTCGGAGAACTTGAGCGAGAGATTGCGCGTAATGGCGGGTAGGCCACCGCTGCGAATTGGGCAGCATGGAAAGATCACCCGAACTTCACTCGGTGGTGGTGTTTGGTTGGCGCGCTGCCGCTTCCGTGATGTCGATGGGGTTACGCGAATCGTGGAGCGGCGCGGACCTCAGGGCGATCAACATGGCAAACTGGCCGAAGATGCCCTGATTGAATCCCTCAAGACGCGTGCGGCTCCTGGGCTGTCAGGCGAAATATCGCTCGACACAAGGGTTTCCGATCTGGTTGATCGACACATCGAATCACTTGCAGAGGACGGCAAGGCGCCCGCGACCTTGACGACATATCGATCAGCGGCACGGAAGCTACGGAAGTTCAGCGAGGCGCTGCGCGTGGGCGAAGCGACACCGGGCCGGATGAACGCTGTTCTTCGCTCGATGCGTGAGGCTCACGGCGCCAACATGGCTCGTCATGGCCGGACGCTGCTACGTGGGGCGTTGCAAATCGCGGTGCTTGACGACATTCTCGGAGCTAACCCGGTAGCCCAGGTCGGTCGGATTGAGTCTGAGCGTAGGCCGAAGGGCGCCAGGGCTCTTGAATCTACGGAACTGCGCGACCTCATCGGCAAGCTACGGGTATCGGAGGCATGTCAGGCTGCGGACCTGGTGGACGCGGTGACGATCCTCGCCGCTACCGGCATGCGGCGGTCGGAACTGCTAGCGCTGCGATGGGTCGACTTCGATGAGGACGCCGGAACGCTCAACATCACTGGCAAGGTGGCTCGGATTGAGGGGCAGGGCCTTAAGCGCCTCGACACCACGAAAACCGACTTATCTGAACGCGTGGTACCCCTGCCCGGATTCGCGGTCACAGCGCTGTCTGAGCGGCGGGGGAGGGCATTCGTGGGGGAGCGGCCGATGATCTTCCCGTCGACGGCAGGAACATGGCGAGACCCCGACAACTTCAACAAGCAGTGGCGCAACGTGCGCGGAGGGCTCGGAGTGCCGGACGTCACGAGTCATAGTTTTCGCAAGACGGTCGCGACACTTATCGATGACGCGGGGCTGTCGGCACGGATCGGAGCGGACCAGCTCGGGCATGCCAAGGTCTCAATGACGCAGGATCGCTATATGCGTCGGGGCAAGACACATGCCGAGGTAGCAGCCCTTTTAGGGCGCGCTATAAGCGATGAATAAACGATGGCAGATTGGCCATTCTGGTGCCCCCACCAGGGCTCGAACCTGGGACCTGCGGATTAAAAGTCCGTAGTAGTGGTAAGTAGCTCACCTGATAGATTGGTGTCAACATCGCAGGTGGGGGAGTATTTATGCGTCAGCGAGCGCTAGCGCGCTCTCCCGGTAGATGAGACCAATAGATGAGACCTACGAGTCGGAGGGGCTAGTTAACGATGGCTGACAGCCGTGAAAAAAATAAGAGACGCGACAAGGGGTTGGGTGGCCTGTACGTGGACGCGAAGGGGTACCACGTCGCATACGTCTATGTCACGGATGAGAACGGAAAACGCCGACAAATCCGGCGCGCGGCCAAGACCGAGAGACTTGCCAAGGAGAAGCTGCGAGACCTACTCGTCGCCCAAACCAAGGGTGAGCTGAACCCGCACAGTTCGGATCGATACACGGTTGCTGAATGGCTACGCAAGTGGACAGATGAGATTCACAAGGATCGGGTGAAACCTGAATCGCTGCGTGACTATCGCTCCACGATTCGGAACTACATCAACCCGTACATCGGGACGCACCGGCTCGACAAGCTGACGGCAGATCACGTGCGGAAGATGGTTCGGTCAAATCAAAAGGAGCATTCGCCCCGTAGCGCTCAGAAGGCATACGTCGTGTTGAATCGCGCGGTGGCCGACGCCGTGAAAGAAGAGGTCGTGCCTAAGAATGTTGTGGCACTGGTGCATAAGCCGGGATATACGGCTCGGGAGCGTGGCGCATACGATCAGCTCACGGCTAAGAAGATGTTGACGGTCGCCGCTGAGCTAGACGAGAGGCGGACCTTTGGCCCCTATTTGGCGTCGCGTTGGGCGTTCGCGTTCCTTACCGGCGCGCGGCAGGCTGAATGCCTCGGGATGGAATGGGATCGCGTCTATCTGGATGAGGGCGTATTGGATGTTTCGTGGCAGTTGCAGAACCACACCAAGGTTCACGGATGCGGCGGTACCTGCGATATGGGTGGTCCTGCATGGTGCCCGCAAGCTAAGTGGGATTTTCCTGCCGGATACCAGTACAGGGACTGCCACCGGAGCCTTGTTTGGACGCGGCCCAAGAGTGTGAAGAGTGAGCGCTTTGTGCCGATGACTAAAGCTCTGGTTGAGATTCTGAAGGTCTACAAGCAGGAGCAGGCGGGGCGTCACAATCCGCATAACTTGTTGTGGCATCACGACGATGGCAGGCCCGTGTCTCAGCGTGACGACAACCGGGCGTGGAATGAGCTTGTGGCGGCGTGCGGTATCACCAAGAAACGCGGCGAGGTGCTTCTACACGAGGCGCGCAACACGGCGGCTACGCAACTCATGGAGGATGGCGTAGATGCCAGGGCTATTCAGGAGTTCTTGGGTCACGCACACATTCTGACTACCCGGCACTATCAAAAGGTCGATATGGGGTTCTTGCGTAAGTCGGTTGCGGGACTCGACGCCTTAGCGCCCTAAGCCCTATACGGGCTCGGGACGTCGGGGAGTCGGATCGTCAGCGGGAGCCTTGTCCGTTCCCTGCTTGTTCTTTCCCAGCCATGACAATGCGCCGGTAACTGCGAATCCGATGGCGCAGGCGCATGTGAGCAGCCAAGCCGCTTCGCTGCCGATTGCTGGCGGTATGGAGGGGAAAAATGAACTAAGCATGCGGACAAGGCTTGCCGCGATTCCGCAAAGGCAACACATGAGGTACGTGTCGGCTATCTGGGTTGATCGCGGGTCTTCGCGCAGGATCATGAGCATGCGGCATCCGTAGCCCAGTAGGTAGATATTGATGGCGCAGACGATGAAGGAGTATGTGGACAGCCAGAAGTCGGCCGGCAGTTCAAAGAAGTCGTCCGCATACTGATTGGTGCTCTCGCTTAGGGCGAAGGTCACTAGCGTCAGCGGGAAAGCCAAAATTGCTGGTGTTTCGAGATATAGCTTGAAAGACCGTTCGAGGTAGGGGCCTTCGTCTAGGCGCTCTAGTGCGTGGTAGACGACTGCACTTAAGGCCACTATGTATGCGTTGTGCGCTAGGTAGTCCTCTAGGTTGGCCCATCCGGTTTGGTGTTGGAGCCAGACTCCGAGATGTTGGGATGCCCACGGTGACATCAGGATTACTGAGATGCCCTGTAGTAGCAGACTGATGGTGGCGGCGCGTTCATAGGTGGTCTTCCATGTGGCGCGCCGTATCCACAGGCTTAGGCAGAGCGCAATTAGGGTAAGGAGTATCAACGTCGGTACTGACATGTAAGAACGGCCCCCGTGGCTGGTCTTGTGTGCAGCGCCTCTTGTTTTAGTTACTGCTGAGGCGCTGTGTGTGGGTTGGTTGGTTGGTTTTTGTTAGTCCCCCGTCACGCTGAGGGCTTTCTTTTTGCGGTGTCTAGCCGTCGTTCTCGCTTACTTGCCTTGGTGACCTCCTTTCGTCTTGTGGTCACCGTAGGGTGGCCGGATCGGTGCTCCCGCAAGAACTCTATGGCCTCGTCGTCAATGAGCCCGAAGTCGTAGTGCAGGGCTGCGGGTACTAGTTCGAAGTGCTTTGCGATAGCTGTGAGCTCTTCAAAGTTGGGGAAGTCGGCTCGGACGGCAAGCTTGCGGCTGTACGCGGCAGCGGGCAGTCCGAGGGCGGCGGTTATTTCGTTCTTCTGTACAACTCGCCCCAGGGCATCGCTCAGGGCAACTTGTATGTCGTTACCTCGACTGTCTGTGCGCATGCGTGAACCGTACAACCACTTTCGGTTGTGAGCAACTATCTTGCACCTGCGGTTATGAACTTTCCACGACGGAATGCCACAACCACTTTTAGTTACATGCTTGCAATTTTGGAAAGTGCCTTGCTAGTGTCGATAGCGTGCAACAGACCACACCAGACATCCACTGGGACTGCGAATACGTTCGAAACCTGATGGCTGTCAACAAGATTGAGACCCGCGAGGATCTTGCCCGTGAGATTTATGAAGCGCCGACGACAGTTCGCCGGTCGTTCTCAAAGAACTGGCAGGGCCGTCCGACGGTCAAGCTGATCGCGGCAATGTCCTACCGATTCAACGTCCCAATCAACAACCTGATCACCGACCCTCGACGGATGCCGCGACGCATCGCGGCTGTGAGGCGGGCCGGATGACTGCGGTAGTCGAAAGGGTCACTGCCGAGCCGGTGCTAGTGCCCAGGAGGCAGGCGGCGGAAATGCTCGGACTCGGACTCACCGAGTTTGACGAGCTGCGGCGAGCAGGACGCATCTTTGTACGCAAGTACGGACGCAAGGTGCTGGTTCCGATGGAAGAGATTAGGAAGTGCGCGGAAACTATTCCGTGGGATGAAGATAAGGATTCGTGACATGGGCTTTGCGAACATTGAAACCGAGTTGCGTTTAGCCGAGGCTCTTACCGCTATCAATGATATTCGGGAGCTTACGGGAATCGCCAACGAGCCCGTCGAACGCGGATACGTTGTTCATCGGGTCACTGCCGAACTTCAGGAATGGCTACCGAGTGTCAAGTTTGACCAGCTTGGAGCAATCGCGGATGCCATTGTTGACAACCTAGCCGAGGTGAACCTTATCCCGGTTGGGCCGAATCTGGACGAACCCATCGGGTTCGAGATTGTTGAAAAACGAGAGTTTTCGATTGTTCCCCTTAATGGGGGATAATTGAAATATGAGGATGGGGGTCAGGAGTAGGTTTGCGCGAGCGCGAAGGATCGCAAAAATCAAAGTCTATCGCCTTGTGGCGCGTGTGAATCTACTTCTGACCGAGTGGACGTATCCACTCTAACTTAATCCAACCAACCACATAAAAACTTTTACAGCTGGCCGTACGAAGTAACCCCGTTGTCGGGGCGCCTGTGACGTTTATACCGGGTGGGTGTGCGTTTCGCCGCCAAGTTTAGGTCGCAATGAATATTGTGTGCTTTCACTGTTGGGCACAAACCGATGGTATGGGCGGCGTCTACACGTCTGACGCAATGCCTTGACTCGTATCCCGTGGCTGAGATACGGAGGTAGAACGGTTAGCCCTAACAGTGAGGATGCGCGGGGCAGGTAATGGCTGCCGCACCCTTGCTACTTATCTATTACAAGGTAGGGACGCTGACTGGGGGGTGTTTCCGAGTTCGATTCTCGGCGCGCAGCTAGTCGGCCGGGTTGAGCGAGCCTAATTGGAAACGGCGTTATTTGTGGTCATACGCCTGTTTGTGTTGGGGCTTAATACGGGTTTGCCTCACTCACCGGGTTTCCGCTCCCCGGCCGACTCATTTCTCTAAATCCCTTCATCGAGAGGTGGGCAATGGCTATCAATCTTGGGAAACCCACAGGTCCAAAGTTACGTGAACTGCCGCGAGCAGATAGAAACCGCATCCGCATTCTTCTGAATGCTTGGCTGGATTGCGCTATTCGTTATCCACCTCACAAGCGTGAGCCGCTGCCGGTTGATTACACCCGTGCGCTGGCGTCTTTGGCGAAACAGCGCGGCATTCAAGTGGTCTTTGATGGCCGCGATGGTTCTAAGCCTCTACAGGTGACCTTGGATCGCACAATTCCGGGGTGCGTGGGCGGCACTCACCGAAAGGTCGCAGTTCGGAAGCCGTGGAAATGAGTTTATCCATTTAGGAAAGGTAGTAAAGGAATGTTTGAATGCCCGCTGGGGTGTGGTCATGCGTACCGCGAAGAGTATCAGCTTCATTTACATGAATGGGCTTCTGAGGCGGGGCGTCTGCCGGATTGCGGCAAGGGTATGGGTGGCCAGCCTTCGCACTCTCAGTTCGAGGTCTTCGAGAGGTGAATAGGTGCCGGTTTGGTTGGCACAAATGGACGGTATGGCACAAGCCCGAGCCCCCTACCGGGGGTGGATTAAAACAGCAACGCGAGTGCGTCAGGTGTCGGATTGTGAAATGGAGGTTGGTCACATGGTGGTGACGGAGCCGAACAAGGTAATGATTGCGGGGGACTGGCACGGTAACCCGCACTGGGCTGAACAGGCCATTAAGTACGCCAAGCGTAATGGCGCAGACACGATAGTTCATGTTGGCGATTACGGGTTTTGGACGCCATCGGAGCGGACCTATGCCTACCTGCTCGGGTCTAACCAACTGCTTGAAGAGCTAGGCATGTGGCTGATCTGGGTGGATGGCAACCATGAGGATCATTCGCAGCTCGACGAATGCAACGTACCTGGCGGTCGGCCAACGGTATTCGGTGATCTAGACCGAATCATGCATCTGCCTCGCGGTTTCCGCTGGGAGTGGTGGGGTATGACGTGGATGGCGCTAGGTGGCGCGCATTCAGTGGATCGATCGTGGCGGCGCGAGGGTCACGACTGGTGGCCTGGTGAGGTGCTTAGCGGTGAGCAGGTCGAGTATGCGTCACGGCCTGGCGGCGTGGATGTGATTGTTGCCCATGATGCGCCTCGCGGGTTCGCGATTCCAGGTATCGGTTCAGGTGACCAGTTCCCGAGCGAAGACCTGTTAGCAGCCGAGTCTCATCGGGGCCTGGTCCGCGAAGTGGTTGATGCGACTAAGCCGAGCCTGTTCTTTCACGGGCACTATCACGTCAACTACCGGGCCAAGCTTGAGCGCGAGGGCGGCACTACCGAGGTTTTCGGTTTGGACCGCGACAACTCCACGATTGCGCGAAACACCATGTTCCTTACCCGCGAGGTTCTGGAGAAGGTGATCAATCCGTGAGGGTCCAAGAGAAGGCTGTACTCAACTTCCTTACTGACTATGTGGGCGAACACGGGTACGCGCCGAGCTATCGGGAGATATGCGAAGGAACAGGGATTAGGTCTTCGTCTTCTATTCAGCCCGTACTGGACTCGTTGCAGGATGAAGGATTCATCCGTCATCGTGCCCGCGTATCTCGCGCTATCGCGTTGTTGCGATAGGAGATGTGATGAGAATCCTTGTGCTCATGGTCATCTTGGCTCTGCTCGCGCTCGTGGGCTACGCGATATACGCCACTGTCCGATGGCGCGAACGGGGACGGCTTATCGAGGGGCTAAGCGATCCCGTTAAGTGGCTGTCCCGCAAGGAACGCCGAGAGCATGCCCGAATGCTCCTAGCTCGCGAGCAAGACGAGTACGACCAAAAACGGCAACAACAAATCGAATCAACAATCAACCAATTTTTAGAGAGGCAATCCAAAGTATGAAACGCACTAAGGCAGCTGTAGTCGGTATCGCCGTGGCCGCTGGCCTCACGCTTTCCGCCTGCGCTACCCAGATTCCCGCCGGTCAAACGGCAGTTAAGGTCGATGACTACGCGTTTGTTCCTACCGCCCCAAAGATCATCGGTTGTATGGGGCCGGAAACCTCGGAGGCCAACCCGATTGGCGGTTTCAAGATCTACCGTTATCCGGCGCGCCAGATCAGTTGGGACGCTACGGGCGCAAAGGGCGCGGAACACCAGCCTTACGTTGTGGTGTCGGGCGCGGAGGCACCGGCTGAGCTTAAGGTGCCGGTTGTTGTGACCATGGACCTGACCTCGGATTGCGAGAAGCTATCTCAGTTCCACCGGGACTTCGGTACTAAGTATCAGGGTTGGCTGAATGCGGACGGCACTCAGTCGGATGGTTGGGTGCAGTTGGTTAATTACGTTGTGGGCCAACCACTTGAGCAGACGCTTACGCAGGTGGCGCAGAAATACACTTGGCGTCAGATCTGGAATGACGAGAAGGTGCGTGTGGAGTTCCAGAACGTGCTGAAAGAACGGCTTCCGGGCGCGTCCAAGGCGCGCACTGACGGGCAGGAGTATTTCACAAACTTTCAGATAACGGTGCTTAAGCCTGAGCCGATGGACGGAAACCTCAAGGCTGCAATCAATAAGGAGCAGTCCAGCGTCGCGGAGGCGAACGCTAAAAAGGCTGCCGCCGACGCGGAGGTCAAGGCTGCGGAGTCGCAGACTGAGGTGGCTAAGCAGCAGGCGTTGCAGAAGCAGGCCGAGATTGCGGGCTTCCCAACCATTGAGGCGTACTTGCAGTCCCAGTTGATTGCGCAGGGCGGCAACCCTTACCAGCCGACTTACGTTGTCCCGCAGGGTGGTAATCGGTAATTGAGGCGTTCGAAGATGCTGGTGGCCGGTGGCGTTGTCGCTGCCGGTCTCACCGGCCTACTTGTCGGGTGTGATGTCAGCGACCAGCGCACGAACACGTCCGACCCTGATCTAACAGTTGCGCATATCAACGTGGATAACGTTCCGCGTACGTGCGTTGTCTACCGGGACTACCGAAAAGGTGGATTGTCCTGCAATTGGAGTGACTAACCTATGAGTAAAAAGCTAACTAAGACACAAGGATTGGTGCAGACAGTTCCCATGCCCAAGGACGTTGCATGGGCTACCAAGGTCACCGGCAGAAACCTTGGGGCAGTGACCTACATGCTGTCTTTGTCGTGCGAGAAGAAGAGCAAGCTTGGGCAGCTCACGGTGACGTTCAAAGAGGACGGCTCACTACGGCGAATCCGGTTCCGGGGCACGGGCGTTGTCGTCTATCCCGGCACCTATCTGGTGTATGTGCCGTCAACCGGAAACGTCCACGTCGTACCGGCTAAGGACTACAAAGAGAACTTCGGGGAGGTAAGAGATCGTGACCACGTTTTTGCAGGAGATTAGCCGCGAGACCAACCTGACCCGCACGGAGAACGGCGCGGTCACGAATGCGTCGAGTCTCAACGCGGTGGTTGATTTCTTCGCGGCTGCCGGGGCGATGCGGGACACCCCCGACAAGGCTGCCGATCTTTTCGAGAAGGCGTATCGGGAAGACCCGCAGACTGCTATCCGCACCATGTTCTACCTGCGCGATGCGCGCGGAGGGCAGGGGGAGCGCGCTGTCTTCCGGGCCTGCCTTAAGCGCTTGGCCGACCTGGGCTTTACTCCAATGGACAAGGTGCTTAAGCACATTCCGGAGTATGGCCGCTGGGACGACATGTTTTATCAGGGTTCGACGGTGACAGGTGGCATGGCCAAGATCATTGGCGACCAGCTCGTGAAGGACGCCGACGCGTACAACCGTGGCGATTCAGTATCACTGCTGGCCAAGTGGCTGCCATCCGATACGTCCAAGGGACGCAAGGATCTTGCGGTAAACCTGCGTAAGGCTATCGGCCTGGATCAGCGCAAGTATCGCAAGGTGCTGTCTCGGCTGCGGGCTCACATCGGCCTGCTTGAGCAGGACATGTCCGCTAAGCGTTGGGGTGAGATTGACTGGGGCAAGCTGCCTTCGCGCGCTCACATGACGCACGTTAAGGCGTTCCATCGCCACACGCCCGCCGAGTATCAGGCTTACCTCGATTCGGTTGTTAAGGGCGAGGCCAAGGTAAACGCGGCGACCCTGTATCCGTATGAGCTGTATGACATGGTGAATGCCGGTCAGTCGCAGGCTGCGGATGCGTTGTGGGCGAATCTGCCTGACTACACGCGCGGCAACGATGGGATCGTTCTAGCGGACGTGTCGGGATCGATGAGTGGTCGGCCTATGTCGGTTTCGGTATCGCTGGCTTTGTATTTCGCGGACCGCAATCAGGGCGCTTACAAAGATCACTTCATGACCTTCTCGTCCACCCCCAAGATTGAGAAGGTCGCGGGCAAGACCCTGGCGGATCGGATGCGCGCGATTGAGAATTCGACCGGCTGGTATGGCTCAACAGACCTGCATGCGGCCTTCCGGGCCATCTTGGTAGCGGGGCAGCGCTCAGGCCAGGTGCCCAAGACTCTCTACGTGGTGTCGGATATGGAGTTCAACGCGGCGTTCGGGTTCTACCGCAACGACCGCACCGTTGACACCATATTTGAGACGGCCAAGCGGGAGTTTGCAGCTGCGGGGCTCGTACTGCCTCACGTCGTGTTCTGGAACGTCAACGCCCGGAACAGTAACTACCCGGCACTAGCCCATGACGGCAATGTGACGCTGGTTTCTGGACTGTCGCCCACGGTGTTCGGAATGGCGGTAGAGGGTAAGTCTCCCGCTGAATTGGTGCGAGATGTCGTGAATGGACCGCGCTATCAGCCCATCGTAATTTGATGGGTTGGTAGTGTTCCCCTAGTTGGGGTATGGTGAATTTAGTGGGCGCGAACAGCAATCACACTCAACTTTCATTTTCAGAAAAAATAGAGAGCGCCCAGTTTCTAAACTTTGTGGACCCATACAGCAATATTTTACCTTGCATATAGGAAAGAAATCGGGTCCAGTCTTGCGGTCGAGGACACAAGCAGCAATCTAAAATCAACTGTTAAATGGTAACTGTTTCAAACGGTGTCCTGTCAAACCGCGAATACTCACTGTTTTCATGCTCGTGAGTCCTAACAATATTTTCGGGTTAACCCGGCCAGCCTAGGGGGGGTGCTGGCCGGGTTTTCTCGTGTCTGCACACCATTTTAGGAGTACACATGTGGCGCATAGCTGCAATCACTGCCATCTGCGCGGCATTGGGCATCTCTGCCTCTGCCTGCGCGACGAGCAACCAGGAATGGCACCGGGACTGCACGGTGCTGTCTAAAGACACCCTCTACGACACGTCGGGGTCCAATGGCCACACCAGGACGACTCGTAAGAATCGGCTATCGACTAGTTGCGGTGCTTTCTCTGTTGATGACGCTTGGGAAGTAGGTTCATTCAATTCATGGGATCTGTGGGCGCGGCTTGAGCAAGGCAAGGTCTACGACCTTAAGACCGGCGGATACCGCAATGGTTTCATGGGCATGTTTCCCGTGGTTCTCGAAATTAAGGGGCCTAAGTGAACGGCACAATTCGCGTGTTCGACTACCAGGGAAATTCGGAAGCTTATTCCGCTGAATCGGCGCGGGTAGAGGCCGGTGTTTTGTATGTGGAAAAGGGTCAGACCGTGACGATTGTGAACGCTGATGCGTGGTCTAAGGCAGTCGCAACTGGGGTGAATGATTTTAGAGGGGGTTACGTTTGATTCTTAGGTTGACTGTGGGGGATTTTGACTGACCACAGCATTGTTAGGGACCGCTGGGGTAGGCCGTATATCACGCAGAATGGGGAGCCGCTGCGCTATAAGCCGGGCGGTAAGACCCCGATTAACGCGGAGGGCTACACGCGCATCTCGACGTTGGCCGGCACTCTTGACGACAAGGGCAATCTGTCTGACTGGCTAGCTGCTAGAGCGCTTATGGGCGTTGTGAAGTCAGAAGCTCTGTTCGCGCAGGCCGCACACCTGGTGTCCGCACACAAAGATCCTTGGGCAGTACCCGAGGGCAAGAAGCCGCTAAAAGAGTTGGTAGCGAGTGCGCAGGCATTGGGCGGTTCGGAAGATGCGAGCGGGTTAGGTACGGCGTTCCATGGCCTCTGTGAGGTTCTAGACGAGGGCCGCAAGCCGCAGTATGTGCCACGACAGCTTGAGCCTTGGATTGAAGCCCGCCAGGCGGCTATTGAAGAGTTCGACCCGGTGCTTATTGAGCCGTTCGTGGTTAATGACGAGTTGAAGAGTGCCGGTAACCCGGACCGATACTTGTTGCATAGGCCAACGGGCATTGTGTACGCGGCTGACGATAAGACGGGTTCTAGTGAGCCTGATTTTCCGCTCAAGGTCACGATTCAGGTTGCGATTGCGTCGCGAAGCGTCCTATATGACCAGAAGACCGGTAAGCGCACTCCTATTAAATGTGATCAAAGCAAGGGCTTGCTGGTACATACGCCTATTCGGGATGTGCGGCCCCGCTCCAATCTGTATTGGCTTGATCTAGATAAGGGCTGGGAGTACGCCAAGTTGGCGGTACAGGTGCGCGAGGCTCGCAAGCTACCGAAGCTGACAAGGAAATAGATGCGCTATGGGCTTACTCGGAGAACTAGTTTTGGCCGCATTCCTTATGGGTGTGGTCGTAGCGTATTGGATTATGGCGGAGTGAACTGATGTCTCTAATTGGTGAGAACCTAATTCGTTTGGTACGAGAAAAGGCGGCGTCTTACCCTGAGTTCGTCTATGACAACAACGGTGTCGCGTGCAGATATGTAGTGAAAGGTAAACCAAGCTGCCTTATCGGGCACGCCTTGTGGGGGGCCGATCTGATCGGGCCAGCATTCGAACACAATCAACGTAATCAGGTTGCGTTTGGGCATCTAGTGACGCCCCTTGGGCTTGCCCTTGATTGGTGGGAAATAGCCTGGTTGAGGCGGGTGCAATTCCTTCAAGACTCCGGTCACGCGTGGGGTGTAGCCGTAAGCCACGCTGATAGAACGTGCGCACTTAGCGTCACAGGATAGGAAGATTTTGACCGACGATGAAGTGAAAGAAGAAGTTACTTACGAGGCGATCATGTCGCGTCTCGATGAGCTTGAAAACAAGCTGAAAGACCCGGCCCATTGCGACCCGACCCCGACCGTCTATGAGGCGTGGGGCCGGGTTATGGATGAGGTTAGGTCCATCGGCAAGGAGTCGCGGAACGCGCAGCAGGGCTTCAACTTCCGTGGCATCGATGCAGTAATGGACGCGGTTGGCCCGGTGCTCCGAAAGCACGGCGTAACGGTGGTCCCAATCGCTATCGAGCACGAAGCGGAACGGTACGAGACCGCCAAGGGCGGCAAGATGGTTAACCGCATCGCTAAGGTGCAGTTCACCGTATTCGGGCCACGAGGCGATCATTTCGGCGGCGTCACGTACGGCGAGGCTGCCGATTCCGGCGATAAGGCGATGACTAAGGCCGAATCAGTGGCGCTGCGGACATTCCTGTTGCAGGCGTTGATGATTCCGACTGGTGATCCCGATCCTGATGCCGAGTCGCATGAGCGGGCCACGTCTGCACGTCCTGCCGCTAAGGCTGCCGCACCCGCCAAGGCTAAGGCACCGTCTGCTGCCGATAAGGCACGAGACGACTTGAGGGCCGTTGCAGCCGAGAATGAGTGGGATCTAGAACGGGTTGCGGCAACGTTCACTAAGAACAATGCGGGCAAGTCGTTGAAGACTGCTACCGCTGATGTGGTTAAGGCGTTCACGGCTGCTCTTGTGGGTGGGGTGGTGACACTCGATGAATAGCAACTGGTGGAAACCGTCGCTTGGACCTGACTGCGACAACAAGTGTGGCCGCAAGGCCACGCACGCAGTCGGGTTCGTGGACCACCTGCTTCTGTGCGCGAGCTGCCTTAGTTGGGGTCAGATTCGCCGGAGGTGGCATAAAGAGCCTGTGCAGGTGATCTAGTGGCGGAACCGACTAATCCGGTTGAGATTGAGTCGCGTATCCGTGATGTGGTGGCCTTTATTTCCAAGGGCACCAAGGTGGTTCGGCAAGCTCGCGACGAGTATTTGGCCGCTAAGCGGGCCTATCAGCTCGGGTTGGCGGCGTCTCGCCAATCAGAGCAGGGCACACGCGCGGACCGCGAAGACAAGGCGCTACTTGCTAACGCCGAGCTATGGGAATCCATGGATACCGCCGAGGTCACCATGAAATACGCGCAGGACAAGAAATCAGACCTGGAGTCTGAGCTGTCCGGTTTGCAAACGTCGGCGCGGCTAATTGCGCAGGAATACAACGTTTCTGGCCGCTGACGGTACTAACTACGAAAGGACTTTAATCAAATGGTCAAGCTCAAGGTGGAACTGACGCCCTCGGAGGCGCTGATCGTGACGATGGCTCTCAAGCTGATGTCCAACACCGTCAACGATCCTAAGTGCAAGGACTTGCACGGCCCGGATGCCGTCAAGAAACTCGAAAGTACTTGTGATCGTGTCACGGAACTGATCAGCGCGGAGGCGGCTAAGGCTCTGGTTGGGAAGATCACCGGGCTTAGCGATCTGATCGATAAGAAGGTTTGAACGAAAAGCAGTGCCGCAAGGTAGTTCAAGAACGCTCTGAGGGGTTCTGTGAGCGCTGCTGCCGCTCCGGAGCCCTGTCTATGCATCACCGCAAGAAACGCGGTCAGGGTGGCCCGTGGAGTCCAGAAAACATAGTCGCCGTGTGCGGCTCCGGCACCACGGGTTGCCATGGCTGGATTGAACATAACCCGGATGCTGCGGCTATCGAGGGTTTCCATGTGCGGCCTTGGCAGGAACCGGCAGAGGTGCCGCTACTTAGGCGCGGTTCAGATTGGGTGCTGCTGACCAAATTCGGCAGCCTCGTGACTCAAGAGGTTCTTTTCTGATGACCGAGATTGGACTATTTGAAGTACCCGATGACGCCTACGTGGTTCCACCCCTACCAGAACAGTCCACAGCCAGTGAGCGACGCAAACGGCTGATTCAGACACGCATTGCGAGGGGCGAGCACCCGTTAGGTAAGTCGATAAGGCTGCACGACCAGGCCGCCCGTGTCCGGGGAGGCGAAGGTCTGAAATGCGGGGATTGCGTGTACCGGGTGATCAGACGGTGGCCGAAATGCCTAATCCCGCTAGAGGCGGGAGGACGGGTTACTTACCCGCGTGAAACAGGGTCCGAATCGTCCGACGTTCGGGCCTGGTGGCCAGCTTGCGCTGGATTCAAGGCAAGGGATGAAGAGTGAGTGATAACGGCAGGATTCACCGGGAGTTCTGGAACCACCCCAAAGCCAAAGCGGCTGGGAATGCAGCAATCGGGCTGTGGGCGCGCGCAAACTCGCGCTGCCGATACGACAGGACAGCCGGCCACGTCTCAGAGTCCGTAGCCATGGAGCTAGGCACAAGGGAAGAGATTGACGCTCTTGTGCGTGAACGGCTTTGGGTAAAGACCAGCTCCGGATATGTGATGAAGGACTACGCCCATTGGAACGATGACGTAGAACCGGACACCGCTGCCGGGGCGTTGGTGCGTGAGGTTGTGCCGGTCGAGCATCCATCCGCTATCCGTAAGCAATTAGCGCGGCGTGCAGCCGAGTTGATCGCGGAGGGTATCGATCTGGAACACGTCAAGCGTGGCCTGATTCTGTGGACGGAAAAGGATCTGTCTCCGGCGTTACTGCCGTCGCTGGTGTCGCAGGCGATGAACACCCACAAGCACACCCAATCCCTATTGAACGTGCTTAGGGACTGCTGGCGTACCGGGGATGTAACCCCGCTTAAGCCATTTGGGTTTGTGTTCACGGTCCCCGATCTGCCTAGCGGCCTTAGCGCTGATACGCGCCGTGAGTGCATCCGGCAGGCCCAAAAGAATTGGCTACTTGAGGTTAAAGAAAGGGTTAAGTGACGGACGAGGACCGTATTCCGAAAGACATCACAGCGGAACAGTCCGCGTTGGGCGCGATGATGCTCAACGAGAAAGCCTTAGCCGAGGTTTCCGAGGTTTTGAAGCCTGACGACTTCTACCGGCCTAACCATGGGGTCGTCTTCACGGCGATTGTGGATACTTGGCTCTCCGGCGTTGACGTTGACCCGGTGACAGTAGCGGCCCAGCTCGACAGGGCGGGGAAGCTAACCAGGGTTGGCGGCGCGCCGTATCTGCATACGCTGATATCGACGGTGCCGACCCCCGAGTTTGGGTTGCAGTACGCGGAGATTGTTGCGGGTAAGGCCCGGCTGCGGCGTCTCGGTGAATTAGGTGTGCGGCTAAGGCAATTGGCTTCTAACGATGTCCCGGTCGAGGACATGGACGCGATGGTTGCGCAGGCCGAGAAGTTCTTTCGTGATGTACAACAGGCAGAGAAGTCCGCGCAGGACTTTGACCAGCTCGTCACATCGTGGAATGCCTGGTATGAGGGCGAGGCCGGTAAGCCTATCCCGACGCCTTGGCCAGGTCTGAATGACCGCCTGAATGGTGGTCTACAGCGTGGCCGCGTGTATGTGGTCGCAGCGAGGCCAGGAGTCGGTAAAAGCGTTGCAACTACGCAGCTTTCACAGTTCGTCGCCTACCGCGATTTTCAGTCGGTTGTTATCTCGCTTGAGATGTCAGCCAACGAGGTTATGACGCGGATTCTGGCGCAGGGCGCGGATGTGAACCTTACGGATCTGGCGCGGCGGCGACTGGACATTGAGGCATCGAATCGGGTGGCCAAGTTCACCGAAGAGAACAAGGGGCTACCGCTGCAAATCGTTGACCGAGAACAGATCACGGTTGAGCAGATCGTGGCTCACTGTCGCGCTCGGGGCAAGGTTGATGTGTTGGTGGTCGATTACTTGCAGCTGATCGAGCCATCCGATAAGCGGGTGTCCCGACAAGAGCAGGTGGCGCACTTTAGCCGCACGCTCAAGATGGCTGCACGGGAGTTGAACGCGGCGGTTGTGGTGGCTGCGCAGTTGAATCGCGGGCCGGTTAAGGACGGCAAGCCTCGCGCGCCGACGATTGCGGATCTACGCGAGTCGGGTGCGATTGAACAGGACGCGGATTGCGTGATTCTGCTGCACACAGATGAAGACGACCCCGGATTTGTGCAGATGATCGTAGGCAAGAATAGGCAGGGAAAATTGGGAGACCTCGTCATGCAATTCGAGGGAAATTATGCCCGTATAACGCAATGAGCCGGGATCTTCAACGGCTCATGTCGCAGAGGCCGGAGGATTGGCAGTCTGCCGCTGTATGTCACGGGGATGACAGGTTCACCAAGGCGCGTTCGCAGCTTTCCGATAGGGATCTATTGGAGCTTGAGGACGTGTGTTTGTCGTGCCCTGTGTTTGTGAAGTGTCTTGATGAATGGGTTCCGAGTGTAGTTCCTGGAGGTGCTACTGATGTTTTCGCGGCGGGCGAATGGCGAGAAGCCGAGGGAAGTGAAAAGCAGTGACCGAGACCTAATATCGGCGCTTATCTACAAGCATACGGCCTTGGTGTTTAACGCCCGGACGGAAGTTGCAGCGGGAACGAAATACAGCCCTAGCGAGACCTCTTGCCTGGCTGCGGCTGATTCGATTTTGGAGTTGGTATATGGGCTCAAGTCGTCGGACGGCCCGAGCCTGGAAGAACGAGTATCCAGATTAGAGAAATGGGCTAAGGGCGAAATTGGAGCACTGCCGTGATTTGCCTGCGATGCGAAAGATACGCCTACCGCGTGAGCAACGGTATCTGTGATCAATGCGAGGACGAGATTTATTACGGTTCACTCGCGGAATGCGAAGAGGAATACGAACGTGACAATTAGTTTCAAAGCTTACGTGCAGGGTCGGGGAACCTTTAGTAACGTCGCCGAACCTTTCCAGTTTCCGGGCGGTGAATGGCATCTAAGGAACATCCACACCTACCCGAATAGTCGGGTGACATGGATTGCGGATGTGCGCGGCGCTGACCCAAACGATTTGGTTAAGGCTGCGCTGCTGGCCACACACGCCCAATACAGGATGCAGCCGTTCGTGCTCATGCTGCCCTACCTGCCCGCTGCTCGCGCTGACCGTGGCACACCTAAGGGTGCTGCGGCCTATGCGTGGCTTGCCAACTCGCTTGGCGCACAAAAGATTATCGCTGTGGATGGGCATTCGGAAGCTGGGGTTAAGCCATACAACAACGTGATCGAACTGGATGCGACCGCCTTGATTGACCGGGCTTTGATGGGGCGCAGGTATGACGCTGTGATTGCCCCAGACAAGGGGGCACTGCCGCGCGCTAGCGCCATCGCCGCGCATTTGGGCTGCCCGGCGGTGAGGGCTGAGAAGGAACGCGATTTCGCTACGGGTCGGATTACCGGGATGCGGATGCTCGGTGCCACGCCTAAAGACTGGCGCTACCTGGTTGTCGATGACATCTGTGACGGCGGCGGCACATTCGTTGGCCTAGCCCAAATGTTGAACCTGCCAAAGGATCAGCTCGACCTGTGGGTTACGCACGGCATCTTCTCCGGCAAGTCCGGTCAGCTGCATGACCATTACGGGCGGATCTACACCACGGACTCCCACCCTGGCGCTTACACGGGTGCGGTTAGGCCGTTCTCGATTGTTCCGACTTTCCCAATCATGTTCAACGCTATGAGAAATGGACTATCCAAGTGAGTGTTGACTACGCGCCCGTGGCTCCTCTATTCCACACGGACGCATACAAACTGGACCACCGCAGGCAGTACGCGCTAAGCGGAAACGTCACACGGGTCTACTCGAACTACACCAACCGCAAGAGCCGAATCCCTGGTGTTGACAAGGTGGTGCATTTCGGGTTGCAGGCTTACATCCAGCGGTACCTGATGAATGAGTTCGCGCCGTTCTTTGCGGCACCCGAGGTCATTGCGTTCTACAAGGCACGTCTGACTCAAGTGCTAGGCGCTGAGACTGCATCTGCAATCGGTGTAGAGCACATCGCAAGCCTGCATGATCTGGGATATCTGCCGTTGCGATTCTGTGCAGTCCCTGAGGGCACGCTAGTTCCTATCGGTGTGCCCTCATTCACGGTGGAGAACACGCACCCTGATTTCGCCTGGTTGACCAACTTTGTTGAGACAGGGCTATCCGCCGGCCTTTGGCAAGCGTCCACGTCAGCGACCATTGCCCACGAGTACCGCAAAGTGCTGGAGGCCGCGGCCCTGCGGACTGGCGGTGACCCTACCGATATCGACTGGCAGTGTCATGACTTCTCGTATCGGGGCATGTCCTCGCATGAGTCGGCGGCGGTGTCCGGTGCGGCGCACCTCCTGTCATTCACGGGTACCGACTCCCTGGTGTCGCTCGATTGGATTGAGCGCTACTACGGCGGGCCATACCAGGTGTCCAGCGTGCCCGCTACCGAACATTCGGTGATGTGCACGGGCATTGAGACGCTGGGGGAGCAAGAGACGTTCTCGCGCCTCCTGGATCTGTATCCGACTGGAACGGTCGCAGTCGTGGCAGACACGTTCGATCTGTGGCGGGTGCTCACTGAGTACTTACCGGCTCTAAGGGACAAGGTTTGTGCCCGCGACGGCAAGCTGGTCATTCGGCCCGACTCGGGAGACCCCGAGACGATCCTGTGCGGTGATGAGAATGCGCCCACTGGTTCGCCGCAGTGGATGGGCGTACTTGGCCTGCTTTACGAGCATTTCGGTGGACGCAAGAACATCGCCGGGTTCATCGAGCTGAACTCTAAAGTCGGTGCGATCTATGGTGATTCGATCACATTCGATCGGGCTAGGTCCATCACGGCGCGCATGGAGAAACTGGGCTACGCGTCTACGAATGTTGTGTTTGGTGTGGGTTCCTTTACGTACCAGTACAACACACGGGACACGTTTGGTTCTGCGATGAAGGCGACTTGGGTTGAGGTTGACGGTCGGGGCGTGAATCTGCTTAAGGACCCGGTTACCGATGACGGGACTAAGAAGTCTGCAACGGGCCGCCTGGCAGTCCTAAGGAAGTCGAAAGCATTTGGTGGGCAGATGTTTTTGGTTGAGAAGGCAGGTCTTTTCGCCGAGTTGAACAGTTTGTTACAGCCGGTGTGGGAAGACGGGGAATTCATTAAGCGCCAGACGTTTTCGGATGTGCGCAAGATACTTAAGGAGCAAGGGTGAGTGAAGTAGTGACGGATCAGTTGGAGTTCCCCAGGCTGCCGAGATTTCACAAGTGGAGCGTACGGTACGACCCAACGTTTAACGCGCCTCGGTTGCACGTAAAGATCAAGCTTATAGGTCTTTTCGTGTGCGAGGAGCACTCCTCATGGTTTGACGGTGAAGCGACGCCGGAACGGTTGCGCCTTAAGGCCATTCTTATTGCCAAGCTAGTACATGCCAATTTTGAGCGAGACCGTCGGCGCGACCGCAGTTTGGGCGCTCTGCGCGCTGCCGCTGCCGAGGTTGAGCGGGATCTAAACAGTGGTGATCCACGGAAAGTTGCCGATAAGTGACATTGAAACTAACCGCTATGCGCGGGTACCCCGGCTCCGGAAAGTCCACCAAGGCTAAAGAGATTGCCGCTGCAACCGGCGCTGTCCGGGTCTGTCGCGATGACCTACGGAAGATGCTGCACGACAACCACTACACCGGCAAGACGGAGTGTGAAGAGCAGGTGACGACGGCTGAGCGTGCGCAGGTACATGCGCTGCTCAAGTCGGGTACGTCAGTGGTGGTGGATGCTACGCATTTGGAGCCGCGTTGGTTGCGTAAGTGGCAGAAGATGGCCGCGCAGTACGGAGCTGAGTTCGAGGTAATCGACGTTGACACCGGCCAGCTCAAGTGTGCCGCTAACAACCTGTTGCGTAAGGCTCGGGGTGAGCGTCATGTGGGCTCTGATGTGATTGAGCGGATGGCTAAGCGGTACCCGATTAAGAACTGGCCCAAGGTTACTCAGCTTGAGACCTTCACACCTGAGCCGGTCGAATGGATCGACGGGCTACCGGAAGCAATCATCGTGGACATTGACGGCACGGTTGCACACATGGCTGGCCGGTCACCGTACGACTACACGCAGGTACACACGGACACAGTTGATGAGCATGTTCGTTGGTTGGTTAACACCATCGCTGGTGCGGACAACACGCCAGAAGGTCCGCCACACGTTCTATTCGTATCTGGTCGAGACGATGAGTGCCGCGAGGCTACAGATAAGTGGTTGGTTGACAACCGCATCTATCGGGATGAGCTGCACATGCGGCCCACCGGAGCTAAGGACGCCAACGGAAACAAGCTGCCTGACTACCGGGTGAAGTACGACCTGTTCAACCAGCATATTCGCGGCAAGTACAACGTTCGGTTTGTGCTGGATGATCGCGACCAGGTTGTGAATCTCTGGCGGGCATTGGGTTTGAAGTGCTTGCAGGTCCAGCCGGGAGACTTCTGATGCCATATATCGACGTGCGGTTCCACTTCTCCGCTGAGCAAGAGGACGGCTATACGCACTACGACTTGGTTTCCGCTGAGCGTGTCGGTACCGACATTCCTGGCGACGCAATGACCGGCATAGGGGAGACGCTAGGCCAGTCCGATCACTGGAATGTCGGCGGTGGCGGCAGCGCCACGCTAGACGCAATGGTGGACTCTAGCGGCGGGCGAAAGACGGTCGGAGACTACTGGTAATGGGCAGCATTGCAATTACCGGGAACGGCGGTGTGGCGATCACTCCAGAGGGTATGCAGATCAGCCTCCCCGACACACACGTGGTCTTTAAGTACAACACCGCTACCCACACAATCGTCCTTGAGGGCGCAGACATAGCGGCTGTCCGCGAAGACAACACCATCTATCTGAGGCAGGGCGAAAAGCTAAGGACAGAGCTGGTGCTGCTGCACCCGGACTGGCCCGGCTTTAAGGGATAGTTGGTGGAGCACCAAATAACGGTGCCCATGACACGCCCACCAATGCTCTCCAACGATCAGCGTAGGTGGACGTGGCCGCAAGTCCGGAAAGCCAAGCAACAGGTCGGGGAGGCCGTTGCCTGGCTTACCCGGCAAGCCGGAATAAAGAATCTAGGCCCGTCACAAGTCGCAATCACCTGGTTTGTTCCAGACAAAAGACGACGAGACGTTGACTCACTCGGGCCATTCGCAAAAGCCGCACTAGACGGCATGGTCGAGTCTGGGGTTTGGCCGGGCGACGATTCGAAATGGGTAACCAAATTAAGTCTATCTATTGATCAAACGCAACCAAAGAATTCGCGTATCGAAATTAAGGTGAGTGAGAATGTCGAATGAGGCCGCGTGAGAGCAGGCCCGCTTAGAAGCGACCTTGGAACGCTAAACGGAAACAACGAACCAGTTCTATCCGGAATCAATATCAACCAGCGCAAGCACACCCCAACATTCGGGATAGAGGACATCCCTCATCTACCGGGAGCGGCATGCAAGGGCGTTGACGATGACGGCGCGTTCTTTCCTAAGACGCGGGGAACCGTCGCTACCGAAGCTGCCAAGGCGATCTGCCAGGGATGTCCGGTAGTTAAGGAGTGTCTTGACTATGCCCTCGTTTGGGAAAACCGCACGGGCGAGAAGGTTTACGGCGTTTGGGGTGGCCTAGACGAATGGGATCGAACCGAACTACGTGACAAGTCGGCGGCGCGGTTGTGTCGCAAGCGGCTACACGAGGTAAGCGGAGATAACGCCGAAGCTGTCCCGCATGCACCTGGCACATTCCGTTGCCGCGCATGCAGATTGGCTGCCAAGAGCGCCTATCGGGAACGCAAGAAGAAGGTGCAGGATGGATAACCATTGCCGGTCCGGGAAGTACTGCGTAGCCCGTACATCTACGGGTCCAGCGGTGGTCGTGCGGCCTGGGCTGTGCCCCCGCTGCATTGACGACATTGAGAAATGCTGGTCTGAGCTGCCGGAGTATCGCCGCGCATTGGAGTCTTTTAAGGCTAAGGGCTCTAGCGCTGGTGGTGAGCGGGTAGGTGGGAGTTCGGAACCGTCGTCACCGCTGAACGTCCGTGTCGTGGACCTAATTAACGCTATCGATAGCGCGCTGTCGGTTCTGTCTCTTCGGCCCGAGGCGCGTATTCGGGACATCGTTACTTGGAATGGGTCTATCGACGGTGTGTCATTTGCGTTGCGTGTTCGAGGGTTGCATTCACAGGCTGACGGGATTGTGGGGTTGGGCAGGGTTTGGGAGCGGCGTCGGGCTCCTTGTCCTGAGTGTGATTTACCGACGTTGGGTGCGTGGGTCGGTTCGGGTGTCGTTATGTGCACGAATGCGGATTGCGCAACCACTTTGACACAGGGTGACTACGAGGCGTATTGCCTCATTAAGGCTAAGGAAAAATGAGTGAATTAAGTATTGCCGGGGATGCTGCTCCGTTTGATCTGATCAAGATGGTTGATGCGGCGGGCCGCGAGTATTGGTCTGCCCGCGACCTGATGCCGTACCTCGGGTACGGGCGCTGGGAGCGGTTCTCAGAAGCAATCGAGCGTGCCAAAGTGGCTGCACGTAACTCCGGCGCAGTCTCTACCAGCCACTTTCGCGGCGCTGCGAAAGTGGTGCCCCGTCCACAAGGCGGAGGAATCAACCGAGAGGACGTTCACCTTACTCGCTACGCTGCGTACCTCGTGGCGATGAACGGCGACCCACGTAAGCCGGAGATTGCCGCAGCTCAGACCTACTTTGCGGCAAAGACACGTGAGGCCGAATTAGTGCAGGCACAGATCCCGCAGAGTTATGCGGAAGCCTTGCGTTTGGCAGCAGAGCAGGTTGATCGGGCCGAAGTCGCGGAGGCTAAGGCTTTAGAACTCGAAGCTAAGGCCGTAATCGACGCACCTAAGGTCGCGGCATGGGATCAATTTGCAAATGCTGATGGCGCGTACTCAATAGGTACGGTCGCGAAGATCCTTGGAAACATAGGCCAAAACACTCTATTCAAGTTGTTGAGACAGAATGATGTGCTCATTGAAGGCGGCGATAGGCACAATACGCCGTACCAGCGATATGCGCATCACTTCAAAGTGAGAACTAGGACGCGAAACATCGACGGTAAAAATCGGTCTTCATATAAGACGCTCGTGCTGCCGTCTGGCTTGCCTTTTGTTGCGCGCAAGGCCGCAATACCGCTACCGGACGCTTCAACAATAAACGAAATCCTTGCTACAGAAAGGGAGGTAATTCATGCCTGATACATACACTTTCATTGTCGGAAACCTGACCGCTGACCCGGAGCTACGCGAGCTGCCCTCCGGCGTCCACGTCGCTAACTTCACGGTCGCGTCAACTCCTCGGCGGTACGACAAGCAATCTGGTGAGTGGGTGGATGAAGACACCGTGTTCCTGCGGGTCAACGCTTGGCGGGCGTATGCGGAGGGCGCGGCCGAGCAGCTGCGTAAGGGCGACACAGTTGGGGTCTGGGGCAAGCTTAAGCAGAAGCCTTACGAGACCCGCGACGGCGAGAAGCGCAGTTCTTATGAGATTGAAGCGGAGTTTGTTGGTCCTGCGGCTTTAGCTCGTCGGAAGCGTGAGGATGATGACCCGTGGGGCGCTTCTAAGCCAGCCAAGGATGAGGCACCGTTTTGATCGGACTTTTCCTATTTAGCCTAGTGATGTTCAGCGTCCCAGCCCTGGCGTTCTATGTGAGTAGGCCGCAGAAACGTCTTAGCAGTTTCGATGAGGACGCCGAATATGAGAAGAATTGGGGGCAGTGAGGTATGAAGTTTGAAGTACCAAAGAATGTGAATTACGCGGCGGTTGTCGTTCGGGTTCCAGAGCCTCTAAGGGTTCTGGGCCTGGACAACCTGGTCGCAATCCCAATGTTCGGGTACCAGGTGCTCACGCAAAGGGAGGGCATCAAGGCCGGAGACCTGCGCGTATTGTTCGTCGCGGAAACCCAGCTGTCCGAGGAGTACGCCCGCCTGAACAACCTGCACAGGGAGGCGACGCTTAACGATGATGCCGGCGAGACCGGCTACTTGGAGGCTAACCGCCGCGTTAGGGCAATCCGGCTGCGTAAGAACAACTCTAGTGCGCTACTCATGCCGCTTGAGTCGCTGGCCTACACGGGCATTGACGTTTCTCAGCTTGAGGTGGGGGACACGTTCGACACGCTGAACGGTCATGAGATTTGCCGTAAGTATGAGGTTCCGGGCAAGCGGGCACAGTCCGCGTCGGGGCAGCCGAAGATCCGTCAGCGGGTCGATCAGAAGCTATTCCCCATGCATTTGGATACCGAGCATCTGTTTAGGAACTGGCATGTGTTCCGGGAGCCTAAACGGGTTGTGGTGACTCAGAAGTTGCACGGCACGAGCATCCGTATTGGCCGGGTTCCTGCCGCCCGCGATAAGGGTTGGATTGAGCGGGTTGTGGTTAACAAGTGGCTGCGAATCGCTACCTCGGATACTGCGTATGAGGATGTGGCGGGCTCCCGGAGGGTGATTAAGGGCCGGTCTGAGAACAATCACTACTACGACTCGGACATCTGGGCAGCCTGCGCTAAGTGGCTTGAGGGCCTGATCCCGGAGAACTTCATCGTGTATGGCGAGCTGATCGGCTGGGAGAGTGAAGAGAAGCCAATCCAGAAGGACTACACCTACAACTTGCGTCCCGGTGACTGCGCTCTATACGTGTACCGGGTAGCTACGGTGAATGGGCAGGGCGTTATCGCTGACCTGTCTTGGGAGGGCGTGGAGCAGTTCTGCGCGGCGATCGGTGTTAAAACGGTTCCGGTCATCCATAAGTTCGACGAGTACGTTTCGGCCGAGGATGAGCCGAGGATTACTGAGGCTTACGTAGACGCTTATCTTGATAAGAATCTGGCGGATAAGTTCAGCGGCGCGCTACCGCTTTCCAATCCGCTTTCGGTTGATGAGGGCATTTGTGTACGCGTGGAGGGCCAGGTGCCGCGCATCTTTAAGGCTAAGTCTCCGATCTTCTTTGAGCATGAAACCAAGATGCTCGACAAGGGCGAAGAGGACTTGGAGGCTGCCGCATAGTGGCTGGCCTCTGGCCGTGGCCTAAAGACACCCGCGTAGCGAGGCTCGTGCGCATCATCGACACCTACCGGGAAACCCTGGCACTTGTCGATGCTGCGGCGTGCGAGTCAGTAGATGACCGTATGCGCGCATGGGGGCAAGGGTGGGTCTGCAATAACGAGATTGTTGATGTCAATGAATGGGCATCGGCCAAATCCATTGCAGACCGCCACCCGGTCACCGTGTGGGATATCTATAACTGGGAGCGTGACGGCCTGTATTCAGGCAAGAAAGTCGGGGCGCGTAAACGCTACAAAGTGGGGGATATTCTGGCGGCGATGGCAACTCGGTAAAGGGAACTTGGTTTGTTGCTACAATAATTCTGTTGGGAGAAGTGTATCTAATTGTGGGCTGAAATTGTTGGTGAGACTGGCTATAAGGTCAGCGACCAAGCGGAAGTAATAAGTCAGCGTAAAACTCTTTCTCAATGGACGGATGAGCGGGGCCGGAGACGCGTAAAGATCAAAGGGCGTCCGCGTGATGTTCACCTTTTGGTGTTGAACGCGTTTGTTGGCCCCCGTCCTGAAGGTGCTACACCTAAGTGGAAAAACGGTGACGTATCGGATAACCGTGCCGAGAATCTGTGTTGGCATGTCGAGTCGGATGATGAGCCTGCGCGGTATGACACGTGCCGTAGGAATCACGAGTACACGCCGGAGAATACCGAGGTGTGGGGGTCGGGTAACCGAATTTGCAGGGCTTGTCGCGCGGGAATAGACCCGGTGGTTGAGCTGCCGGAGGTTCTGTGACGAGCCAGGACAGGCTTGCGCGCAGAGTCGAATGGGCGTTGTCGAGGGTTCGGTATTCGAACGGGTACGCCGACACCGCGAATCAAGTTGTCGAGGCCCTGTCAGACCTCTTTCCGGGAGATGTTGAGGCGGCGCGGAGGATTCAAGCGCTTGAGGATGAACTGCGTGAGGTTCGGCAAGACCTTGCGTGGGCACGTTTACGAAGGCCATAGAGGGTTTGGTGCGCCCGCTTGCCGGTTCTGGCTGCACCGCGTGGGCACGGCCAAGTGTTGATTGGGACAGCTTGGCCGCTGCCTGCGTTTCCAAAAGGGGGTGGGGGATGAGACCAGCGGACATCGCATGGTCGGCCTTGCTGGGCGTGATCATCGCCTACGAGATTGCCGCTCCCGTTAACGAACTTCTAAGCGAGGGATGGGACCGCTACCTAGTGAGCCGTCCTGTAATCGCTCGTGTGGTGCCAATCATGTTGGCTCTGCACCTAATTAATGCCTTGCCGCGTTCCGTGGACCCGATCACTCGGTTCTGCGATGTGTTGCGCAGGGTGGGGGGATTCTTGAATGTCAGACGCGACATCGCCTAAGTACTACCAGTTTGGCGACGTTCAGTTGATTGCAGTATCAGGCAAGTTGACTGGTTGTGGTGCGCAGGCTGTGCAGTACGTGGCGCGCAGTACCCGCATGGACGGCAAGAATAAAGGCGTGACGGTTGACGGGCGGATCGAGGATTTAGAGAAAGCGAAGATCTTCATTGATTTTGAGATTGACCGTTTACGCGCCGAGGCTGACAAGGTTGTCAAGGCGGCTGGAACTTTTCATCTGGGGATAGGTCTCGGATCTGGGGATGTGGCGCATGCCCCGGCCTACGTTGGGGGCGTTTAGTGGCCGCAAAGATCCTGACCGTTGATATCGAGACGCAACGCGCCATCGTTGAAACGTTCAGCCTCTACAAGCCGTTCATCCACATCGATAGGGTTGTAAAGCCGTCTCGCATCTTGTGTTTCGCCGCGCAGTGGCGCGGCTCTGACAAGGTGATCTTTCATGCGGCTTGGGATGATGCTGACGGCGATGCATACGACCGGATGATTCGTGCGGCTTGGGAGCTGCTGAATGAGGCTGACATCGTGGTCACCTACAACGGTGATCGTTTCGACCTGCAATGGTTTAACGCTGAGTTCGAACGCCTAAAACTTGGCCCGCCAACGCCTTACAAGAGTTTCGACCTTGTGAAACTGACTAAGCAGAAGTTTAAGCAGGGCTTGTTGTCCCTGAAACTGGATTGGTCGTCACGAATCTACTTGGGGGACCGGAAGGTTCCGCACGGTGGAACCGATTTGTGGCATGACATTCGGTACGGGACACGCGCGGAGCGTCGGGCAGCCCAGAAGGTCATGCGCGAGTACTGCGAGCATGACACGGTTCTTACGGGCCGGCTCATGGAACGCTGGTTGCCCTGGTCAAAGCTGAATCTGTCTGTGTATGAGGACAACGACGACGAGCTGCTGCATTGCGTTAAGTGCAATGGCACTGACTTGAAACGTGACGGCGTAAAATTCTACGCGACAAGCGGTTTCCTGTACCAGATGTACCGCTGTAAGAGCAAGAGTTGTCGGGCTACGTCGCGGGGCAAGCGTGCGCAGCGTTCTAGCGAGTTGAGGCCGGTGTGATTGATGGTGGTGTGATCGAGACTTGGACCAACCCTCATCCGTACTCGTGGAAGCGTCCTACGCGCCCATGGCTTGATGGGCGGTCGAGCCTGATTAAGGGCGCGATCCTGGCGGGCACTCACCCGGCATGTATCGAGGTCGGGGAAGCCCTTGGTTTGAATCCTTCTGAATGGCTGAGTATTTCGACGCGGGAATTTAAGGCTCCGAAGGGCTGTGGGTTTGGTCGAGTGTTGGTTGATGCGGCGACTGTGGGTGATGTTTCGCGGGAGATTCGGGACGCGCTGAATATGTGTGCGCTTCCGCATCGGATGCAGTGGCATTGGCTTGATCGGGATGTGTTGTGAGCGGTCCAATTAAGAGCCGTTTGGTTGAGCTGACTTCGGCTGTGGCCGCGACCTTGTTGGCTGCGGGTGTTGATCCGAATGTTGTGGGATTCCTTGCGTACGACTCGGTTACGGGCGTTTTGGAGGGGTCTGAGCGTGAGTTGCTGGCTTGGGAGGACTACGACTATGACGACGAAGCCTAAGCCGCCGCCAGAGAGGCAGATCCTTGTGACTCTGCCGGAGGACAAGATGATGCGTCTTGTGAAGCGGGCCGGTGAGGCTGGTCAGCATGCGCACGAGTTCGCAGCTTGCAAGCTGTTGGAGGCAATCAAATGACTTTGTTTGTAGCGGTTGTGATTGCGGTGGCTGTGTGTGCTGCCGTCCGCGCAGCGGTGTCGTAGTGGCAACGATCTACATGTTGTATGACCCGCTTGCTACAGGTAAGGCGGTCTACAACATCGGCGGTGGTTCGTCTACGGCAGCCTATCCGCGTATCTATCTGACGCTTAAGCAGGCAGAACGTATGCAGGCTAGGCACTTTCCCGAGACGATGATTCACACGATTCATTTGACAGGTGGCGCTTGATGACTGGTGATGAGTTGTATGAGCATGCCGACGAACTGGCTTTAGAGGCTGTCGTGGGCGAGTATCCGGAGTTGCCGCGTGCGTGCCATCTGGCGCGCCTAGATCCGCATGAATGCCACCGTGGGCCTTGTTGGGGTCTGTGTGGCCACGGTGGCGCGTGCGAGCCAGGGTGAGGGCCTACCGCGCCCGTCTTGAGCTTCGTAGGTCCAATGCTGCTGTCCCGCACCGTAACCGGTACCGGGAACGTAAATCAGGGAAGGGCAGGCATGGGGAGGCCATAGCGGAGTGGGGGTTAGATGCCGGGGAACTTGCGGAAGAAGACGACGAAGAATGCTGGCCGTACCGAGCGTGAGTATCTGCGGATGCGGCGCAGGGTGCTTAGCAAGTCGGGTATCTGCCATCTATGCAAGTCTCCGATTGATCCGAACCTGAAACCGATCTGCCAGTTCGTGCGGACAGATGGTTATACGTGGGAGAACGCGCACGAGATTCCGTTGACGTGTGGCCCGGAGTGCGAGGGGCACAGTAGGAAAGCTAATCCGTGGTCGGGGTCGCTTGATCACGTCACGCCGGTTAGTGATCTGCCTCCGGATTCTCCGTTGTTGACTTCGGATTCGAACGGTAAGCCTGCGCATTTGGATTGCAATAGGCGTCGCGGTAATCGACCGCCTACTAGTAAAGCGAGGAACAAGGTTTCTCGGGATTGGTTGTTATAACTAAACATGGCTGAATACAACTTGGACGAGGCCAACATTCTGGTGTCTGAACTGCGGGTCGTTAAATACATTGATGGTGACGGCGATCTGCGCACTATTGATTTGTCGCAAGGCCAGGGCGGTTCTGAGCTTGAGGATTCAGAGCGTGCGGACCTTATTGAGTGGGTGCAGGCGTTTGGTCTGGCTCCAAAGGTGATGGCTGTTATTGCGTCGCTGACTGATGAGGACGACGAGGGCGACGAGAGTGCTTGATGAGTACAAGTCTGATGTTGAGTGCAGATGTGATGTTTGTGATGACTTGATTCGCTTAGGCGATGTGGTTCGGGAGCGTGCGGGGGAGTTGTTTCATGGCGAATGTGCTTGATTATGAGCGGTGGACTTGGAGTGTAGAGTCGTTGGGCGTTGGCCGGGCGCGCTTGTCTTTTAATATCGAGGGCGGTAGTGAGATTACCGACCAGAATGAAATCCGCAAAGCCTTGAAGGCGTTGCGTCGGCAGCTTAAGAGGGCGATAGCTGATGATTAAGTCTCATGGCGGTTGGGGTTCGGACGGTGGTCCTGTAGCTGCTGGTCGTGGTTGCAAGGTTTGGGACGGTTTGCCGTCTATTGAGCAGGTCGAGGAATTGATTCGGGTTACCGGCTACTCCTATGAGGCTGGCGAGTATCCAGATGCGATGTCGGATTATGCGCGGGCTTATGTAGATGGTGATGGCGGGTTGTTGAATGCCTTGTCTCATTTGAAGCGGGCTTTGTGCTTGCTGCCGGTTGCGCCTCGCGCGGGTTAGGCCGGTTGGGGTTCGGTAGGCAAATTGGCAAAGCCGTCACACTCAAAATGTGGTGTTTGTGGGTTCGACTCCCACCCGAACTACTTGGGAGTTAGTTGTGGCTCGGATGATGCGTGAGAATTTCCGCCGTCGTGGCCCTTGTCATCCGTGGTGCGCGCCTATGGAACTGGTTAAGGGGCGCGCTCGTGAGAAACGTGAGTGGCGGAGCGAGGTTGATGCGGAGGTAGATGCGCGGGATGCGTATTACCCGTTTGGCTACTGCATGGATCTGGTGGAGTGCCGCAGGGAATGTGTGTATGTCGGTCAAGCGTGCTGATTGTTAATGCTGCCTTAGCTCCAATTGGTAGAGCGCCGCTTTCGTAATGCGGATGTTAGCGGTTCGAGTCCGCTAGGCAGCTCGTAATGTTGTTTATGGTTGAAAGGGGTAGACCAGTTGTCTTACTACGATGATGAGGCGGCTCGTCGCCGTCGCCGTCAGGCCGAGATTGATGCGGCTTATGCGGCTTCTACTAATGCGGCGATGGCTGCTAGTAACGCTGCGGCGATGATGGCGGCTACGGCGGCGTGTACGGCTGCGGTCGCTGCTTGTTGCTTCTAGGGGGCTGCGTGAAGCCTTCTATTGGTCGCGTCGTTCACTATCATTCGTACGGTACGCCGAACGGTGAGTATGTACCGGAGCCGCGTGCAGCGATCGTTACGGCTGTCCCGGAATACCTTTCAGAGGAGCCTAATTCGGGTCCGGATGGGTATGTGCCAGCGGTGAGTTTGTGTGTGCTGAATCCGACTGGTTTGTTCTTTAATACTGAGGTCAGGTACTCGGATGTCCCTAAGCCGGGGCATTGGTCTTGGCCTCCACGGGTGTAGTGCCCGTTCTTGCGCGGTAGAGCAGTCTGGTAGCTCGCCAGTCTCATAAGCTGTGAGGTCGCGGGTTCGAATCCCGCCTGCGCAACGTAGTCCCCACGTGTCGCCTCTCCCGTCTTGAGCGGTGAAGCGTGTGGGGTAAGTAGTAATCGCATTGTGGCGCAGTTGGTTAGCGCGCCGACCTGATAAGTCGGAGGCCGCAGGTTCAATCCCTGCCGATGCGACGTAGTGTTGCAGGGCCTCAGTTCTTGAGTGTGCCGTCAGAGTTGTAGCGGCTGCGGGCGGCGTAGACGGCGCGAGTAGTGCGGCCTAGTTGTAAGGCCGCGTCCAGCACGGGAATGTTGGGGTCGCATGCGACGGCGATATCTTCGCCGGTCCATGGCTGTTTGTGGTGGTGGGCACGGGGGATGGTTTGGTCCTGGCGCTTGCGGTTGAATGCGCGGGCACGGGCGGCGTCAGCGGCTAAGTCTTTTTCGGCGAGCTGATCCCGGTTGTATTGCTGGCAGGCGTCGCATTTGCAGCCGTACTGCCATCCGGTGGCGGTGCCGTGTTGCTCAGGGGTGACTTTCCCGGTGTATCGGTGGCGGGCGTAGTACACCGATCCGACTGAGCGCCCCAGCTGTTGGGCAATTTCCCTGACGGTCAACGTGGGGTCGGTCAGCACCGCAATATCGGCGGCACTCCAGCGTCGCGAGCGATCTAGCTCATGGACTCGCCCGCGTGGATACATCATGCGGGCACCGTGTACGGAACCCATCGAACGATCCAGCCGCAAGGCCGCTTGCGCACACGTCAACGACGGATCTAGAGCTACCGCCAGCTCTTCATCTGACCACCGCCTACCCACAACCCTTAAAGGCTACCTTTGCGTTTCGGCACACACCGTGAACCGGCGTTGGGGATGGTCGAAGACGAAGCCTCCTCGCGGGCAGCCTTCGATGGTTGTTGTGTTGGTAATAAGCTTCACTGGTTTTTGTCTGTTGGGGACTGTTGTGTCGGAGCAGCTTACTCGCCGGACTAGGGTGGTGGTAATGCTGAGACATGTTGATTTATCCCATGCCAGGTCTAGACAAGCCGTCCAGCCGCCATTGGCATCGTTTTGATAATAACGTCGATCAGTATCGCTGATGCACTCATTGGGCATGGTAACTCGCTGAATCACTTTGTAGTTGTTTTCCGGCGAACCACATTCAACGACCGATAAGTTGGCGCGTGGAACTTTTCCGGAAAGGTTCACGCACGCTCCTACGGGGGCCGCGTCTTGTCCCGCTGATGTATTTGTGGGCGGCTGCGGAAATTGATTGGGTATGTTGGCAAAATCGGCCGAGGGCGGTGTTCCTTGGCTTGAACTATTCGCCGCACCTTCATGAACGTCAGAACTCGTACAGGACACCACTTGCATGCTTACTGCCAGTACGCAGACGCTAGCGATGTAACTAGTTTTTCGATTCACCGTCAACGCCACTTTCATCTGATTGTCCATCTTTGTTCCATAGGAGAATGCTCGCTACTGCCGACGGAATAGCGGTTAAAACTAGCGTCGAAAGGAGAAAAATCCCCTTCTCTTCGAACGGGACATATTCACGGAAGTATTGAAATACGCCCAGTAACACCAAGTAGTTTACGGATATTAGAGAAGCGTAAATGCGATTACGTGAAATCCTCTTAACGTTCTTCATATCTGGCACTGTTTCCAGGTGCCGTTGGCGCGCTTAAACGTCATCATGACCGGATGATACGATACATCTGTAGAGATTTTCTCGTATTCCAGCAGGACATTCGCCGTAGCGGTATCGCCAGAGACATTCACTTGATCGAAACTGGCAACGATTAGTTTCCCTTTCGCGGCTAGGCTGTCCTTCATATTCTTGTCGGGCTCCGTATTAAGCCCAGAGCTGTTGATCGCGGAGACGAAAGATGGGCAGAGAAATGAATTATAGCGAGCTAAGTCCCCAGCGTTGTAGGCTTCCACCCGCTTATTGAAGTCCTGACGAACCTCTTCCTCGGGGCTTAATCGTTGAGCGCATGATGCGAGCAGGTACGGTACAAGAACTGCCATAGCGAACATCGCTGGCCAAGTCTTGGTGCTTGATGGCACTTGATTGCTCATGCTGCACACGCACCAATGGACGACATCCACGGCCCAAAAGCCATGGGCGGAATGTAGATTGCATTCAACACTAGGCACTGACCTTTAGCTATCGCCTGCTTAGCAATATCCGTAGTCTGAGCAGTCATACCACCCGTTATAAGGCTGCATATTGGCGCGCCTTGGAGACATATGGATCCTAGGGAGCCGCCAGCGGCTGATATTTTTCCTGAGTTATCGTCTACCCATTTTGTCAGATCCTTGCTCAGATGCATTTCGCATCCAATTGGATCGCACTTCAAACTGTAATTACTGTTGTTGAAGAGCCTTCCAATGTCATCCTTAAGCTGCTGAAAATCTCGCACGGCCTTCTCATGCTCCAACTGCCTGGGCGTCTTGTAATCATTCTGAATCACGTTAGGCTGCTGCGGCTCACGAGGCACCGTCACCTCCTGAACCGTACCGTCAGGTTGAACTACTTTGTACGTTTGATAATCGCAGAACGGATAGCAAGCCGGAACACTGGGCACGGGGTCACGACCAGGCTTCAACTCGCCGCCAATCATGCTTCCCCCACCACCTATCGTACTTACCACTTCGCTAACGGTAGATACAATCTCGCCGACCGTTGAGGCGAATGAAAGCACCTGCCCCATTTGAGATGCCGCCGTCTGGCACTGCTGTTGGCGCTCATTCAACTGCTGGGTGGTGTCGTCCTGCTTATTCTGCGGCTGCTCGGGCTGCTGAGTCTGCGTGGGAGCTTGACTTGGCTGCTGCTGTTGCGGCTGCTGCTGGGGTTGTTGGCCTTGCTGCGGCGACTGTTGTTGCGGTGCTTGGTAATCCGGATTCGGCTTGCCGGGGCCTTGGGTGTATCCGGGGTTGGTCTGGTAGTCCGGGATCTGTGTCCCATGCGCCGGCTGTTGGGCCTGTTGAGGCTGTTGCCCGCCCTGCTGGCCCGGAACCTGTTGCGGCGCTTGCGGATTGCCGGAATTGTATATGCTAATTCCGGAGTTCTGATCTAGCGGTGGCTGATTGTTGCCGCCCTGGTAATCAGGCATCGAGCTAGGCATTTGCGGAGGCTGAAAGCCCTGCCCGCCACCATCGGTCATGCCCCCGGTTGGCGCGGGAGGGCCAGTTGGTTCCGCTGCTGCGGTTTGAACAGGCGAAAATCCGCTTCCTGGCATGGTTTGGTCGCTGGCAATCTTCCCGCCACCGATCATGAGGGCTGCAATGGCTATGGCCGCGAGCGTTCGACGGGTGGCGGGGGAGACGCGTCGTTGGGCCTTCTGAACATCAGGCCAGCGTTGCAGAGTGCGGCACCAGTACGTCTTGTAGTGGTTGCGATGGCGGTGGTCGCGCGACATGGGGAACACCGTAAGGCATTATGACCTGCGCGTAAACCCAAATCAGAAAACTTAGGGCCGGTTTGCGGTCCGGATGGTCCGCGACCTGCGGAAAGGTTGCGACGTGACTGACTGTAGCTCAATTTGGTAGAGCGCTGGCTTTGGGTGTCAGGGGTTCGGGGTTCAAATCCCTGTAGTCAGACCATGCGTGGGTTGGGCTTGTTGGGCAAGGCCCTCCAGACTGTAAATCTGGCGCTTCGGCTACGGGGGTTCGATTCCCTCCCTACGTACGTTCGGCGCGGCGCTCCAGGGGCGTCTGCGCATGGGATACTGGCGCGGTGACTGGGCGGGAACATGAGAAAATGTCTTCCAAGGTATTCGTTAACGCGGCTGGTGGGTTGATTGCTGCCGTCGCGTTCGCGATAATTACGTGGGCGTGGCATAAGTGGCCTGAGCTTATGGAGAATGCAAGAAGGTATCAGGAAGTCAGTTCAGGTTACTCGCACTTTCCGACGCTTGTGATTGCGTTTTGGCTTTCAATATTGAAGCCGATCATTATTCTTCTGGTGTGTGCACTATTTTTCATCCTTATGCTGGCTTCCGTTAGTGGTGTTTTGGATTCCAGAAAAGCGGACTCAAGTGATAGAGATTTCTTCACTTTCAACGTCGGCCTATTTCTAGGAGTTTTGACGCCTCTTGTGGGATACCTAGTGGTTACGCGTATTCCTGGGGTTTGGGACGATGCTGTTTTCATGTGGACCAAATAGGCGCATAGCTCGGTAGCTCAACTGGTAGAGCGCCCGTCTCCAAAGCGGGTCGTTGCGGGTTCGATTCCTGTCCGGGTTGCAATAGGCCATGGTTCCGCGAAGAGCGGGCAGACCTGGATGCCTGATCACCGATTGTCGGCGGTATATCCGGCTTTGGTTCCGTATCCCAATTGGCAGAGGATTCCGGCTTAGACCCGGTTTAGTGTGCGTTCGAGTCGCACCGGAACTACGCGTAGTAGCTCAGTGGTAGAGCGTCCGGTTGTGGCCCGGAATACTTGGGTTCGATTCCCGGCTATCGCCACCAACCTATGTGGTCTAATTTGGCATGACACCGGAGTCTGGTTCCGGTAATTGAGGTTCGAATCCTTGCGTAGGTGCTTTTATATGTCGCGGTGGAGTAATTGGTATCTCGCTAGGCTCTCAACCTAGAGATTGCGGGTTCGATCCCCGTCCGTGATACAGAGTGGTAGTCGTATAGGGGCCTAGTACCCCTGCCTTCCAAGCAGGTGACGCGAGTTCAAATCTCGCCTACCACACTTAGTCGAGTTTCTTGGCCTGTGCGGCAGCCAGTGAGCACGCAATTGACGTCAGTGCGTAGCCGATTCCTTGTAGGAATTTTTCTTGAGGCGTTGCGCCCACTGCCCCACTAAGGGCTTCGTTGGCGTCTTTAGCGCGGGCTACTGCATGTTCGGTGAGATTGGCGTGTTCCATTTTCATGGAGGCCAGCGTACAGCCCTCGCTAGCTCAGTGGTAGAGCTGCTGGCTCTTAACCAGCAGGTCCGGGGTTCGATTCCCTGGCGGGGGACATGGTAAGGTGGGCGACGTTTGGCCCCGTTAGCTCAGTTGGTAGAGCTGCTGACTTTTAATCAGTAGGTCGTAGGTTCGAGCCCTACACGGGGTACTTAATAAGCGCACAGTATTCATTTTGGAAAGTAAAGCAGGCCGTTGGAGTGCCGACTAGTCTTGAAAACTAGGTGTCCCTTTTGGGGCTGGGGGTCGGGTCCTCTGCTTTCCGCTTTGGGCTTTTAGTTTAGTTGGCAAAATTCCTGTTTTGCATGCAGGTGTCCGGGGTTCGATTCCCCGATGGTCCACTTTATGCCGTTGTGTCCGATTGGTTAGGTGCCAGCCTGCAAAGTTGGTTAGTCCGGTTCGATTCCGGGGGGCGGCTCTCTACTTCCTGTCTCGGGTGATGTAGTCGTACATCAGCGTTGCGCCTAGTGCGGCGATGGCGATGTTCTGACAGATGTCTACCCAGCTCATGTTCATTCCTTCGTAGCTCAATTGGTAGAGCTGCGCCCTGTTAAGGCGTCGGTTGTTGGTTCGAATCCAGCCGGGGGAGCATCACAGGTGCACATCTGGCGGCTTGGTTGCCTGGAATGTTGTCGGCGGAAGCCATAGCCTCATTGCGATTTCCGACCAGCCGTTTCCGCTGGTAGTGGGTACTTCAACGATTCCTAGCCAGTGGTTTGACGTGGTTCGTATCCAGGCTAACTGAGTGCCCTTCATCCAGCGGTTAACGATTAGGCCATGGGTTTTGATGTCACGGTGGATGCCGTTCTTCGCCCCGTCTACGCATCCTGGTAGCGCTAGGAGCATGTTGACGTAGACGGTCCTGAACTGTCGGGTGAGTGTGGGGTGGCTGGGCAAGCTGTTCCAGTGTTCGAAAGCCTGGAAGAGTGGGTCGAACATGTGTGCGATGATGGCTCATGCGGGCTTGGGCTGCAAGATGCATGGTGTTTCGTCCAGCTTGGCGATTAAAAGCTGTGCAGAGCGCGGGCCTAGTTCCCGGCGACGACCTGGTGGCACTGATACGTCACTGGATCGCACAACACCTGGTTGGTTGTCCAACCCCCGTAGGTGCCTGGCGTGTTCCAGGTCGGTTGTAGCGGCCCGTTGTAGCTGGGCTGGTATTGGCAGACATTGAATGCTGCGCATGGCGGTTCCGCGGTGGCGGTGGGCGCGGCCAGGACGGCTAAGGCGATTAGGCCGGCCAGGGTGAGATGCTTCATAACGTGGGCTCCTTTAAGGCTTGTGTCGCCGCCATCTCGGCGTAGCTGTCGAATAGGTCGGGCCAGTCGTCGCCTGGCTGTAGGGCTGATCCTGGGATGCGTCCGGTGACTACCGCGTACCTGACACCGATGTGATCGACTCCCGCTTTGGCTAGCCAGCCAGCACATGCCTGTTCGCGGCCTTCTGTGGTCTTGTGGCAGGCGAACATGGGTGCGCCTAGTGGTGCTTCGTCACCGGCTGTGCCGGATGTCTTTCGGAGGGCTTCGTATCGTTCGGTGGGGAACATGCCAGGTGGTGTGTCTCGCCGCCATGGGCACTCGTTGCACGGGTAGAGGCGACGCGGTACGAGTTCTGACATGGTTCCCCCTTTCAGTGGGTTACTCTTGGGTAGTCCGGTTAAGCGGAAGCCCAGACCTATATTGCTTATTCAGCGAACCCCCCGGTTGGGTCGGTTCTCTGCTTAACCGGACAACTAACGTCCAGCTAGGATCTGTTCGCCCTGTTCAATTTCGTCTAAGCGCCGGTTTACGGCGTCTAGTTCTTCTTGACGTTCCGCTAGTTCGCGGACTAGTCGAGCCCTCACTTTGGTGAGGGTTTGTTTCTCGCCTTGCAATAGCTTGCGGATGGCCTCGCTAGGCATGTCCTTGATGCTGTTACGCATGAGCTTTCCGCTTCTTTCCGTGCGGCTTAGACTTGAGTGTGGCTTCTGCGTGTCTGTAGCCCTCCTCAAAGCCTTGGTTCAGTATTTCGTCGGCGTATTCAGAAACGATGCGCTTAGCTTTGGCTGTGGTTTTTCTGAGTTGTTGGTTGTGCGCTTCCCGTTGCGCTTCAAGTTTGTGCGATGCGCCGATTCCGACAACTAATGCCATGAATCCGAATAGGACTGTTACGAGTAATAGCATTTGGTCGCCTTGAGATTAATAAGCTGTGCAGTGTGTGGTTGGTTGGTCAGCCGGTTATGTCGTCGGTATTGAGTGCGATGCTCAGGTTGAGCATGAGTTGAAGAAAGTTTGTTGTGTCTTGGTCATCGTTACCGGCTGCCATTGCGGACAGTAGGGTTGTGGCCGCTTCTTCAATTTCCTTGAGCCTGTCGAGTTCGTAGGCCAGGTCATTGTCGGTGAAGTTTTCGGAGAGGTTGAGCCGTTCTAGGCAGCGCTGCCGGATTTCATCTGTGGTTGTGCTCATTTCGGGTTCTCCTGCGGTTGGTTGGTGTCACTGTGACGTTTTATACCGTGGTCAGCGGTTCGTCCGATTCGGTGACTTTTTGATTGTACATCGCGTGTATGGATTATTGCAAGGTATTTCAGATATTGATTTGTGGTGTGACGCTGAATCGGGGATTGCTCCCGTTGAGAATGTTTTGAAGGGTGCCGCGCGGCATATCGACAAAATCGAGGATGTCGTTGTACGAATTGCCTTGGTCTTTCGCGCGCCTTATCTCGTCGTAGAACGCGAGGATGTCGGACTTGATTTGGTCTTGCGTTTTGGCTAGGTCGCGTAGGTTGACGGGTCGTGCCATGCGGTTACGGTACCTGGCTAGCGCGCTAAGCATGATGTTCCTTGGGGTGTTTAGCGGTTGGCCCAGTAGGACCACTCGGCATTAGCCTGTGCCAGCTGCTCCTTGGCTTCGGCCAGCTCAGCCTTAACGGCCTCTAGCTCGGTCTCGGCCTGCGTGCGCAACACGTGTGGTGTCTGCCCCTCCGACCTTGCGACATAGAACACGTAGCGGTGGCGAGTTTCTGGGTCACGCACCGTGGTTTCGATGTAGTTCCTGGCGTCGGGCTCTTGGGTAAACCAGATCTTCGCCATGCCTACGAGGATGTCGGCCAGGTATTCGGGTATGCCAAAGCCTGCACCGTTAGGGCCTAATTCGGTCATGAGCGCGTCAACTTCGGCGCGTAGATGCTGCTTGACCTCGGCGTACTTCTTAGCCTTTTTGGGGGACTTGTGGCGCTGTTCGTCGGGGATTTCTAGGACTAGTCGGCGCTCGCTGCGCCAGTCGGTGCCGTCATCCTTGATCATTGTGCCAGGCCATGTCTTGCCGACGATGTTGATTAGGGTGCCGGTTATGTCGATTGGTAAGGGTAGTTCGACCCTGATTTGTGTGCTCATTGCTGCCCTTGTCGTCCTTGTATGTTTCGCTTAGCGGCCGGTAGGTATTTAGCTTCTGCTTTGGAGCTTTGAAGTGTGTCGATTTTTGCCTTGAGCTGTGCAATTTCCTCTCGCAGTTGGTTTCGCTCTGCGATGAGCTTGCTGTGGCTGTACTCTGCGCGTCTATCTGTGATCACTCTGAGTTCTATAAGCATCGCGGTAAGCCTGCGTGCTGCCGGGTCGGCCTGTTTGTCGGTGATTTTCATTTCATCTGCCAGGTATGCGCGGATGGCGTGCTTGGCCTGTATTTGTTCGACGCTCATGTGTTTGTTCCTTTCGGGTTGTGTCTGCCATAACCGGTCACGGGTGTTAGACCGTGACCGGTTAAAGCGGACCAGCACCAACCAAACCGCTTAGCTTCTCGGCTCGCCTTCCCAAACCTGTATCGCAGGGAATGCCTCGTCAGGAATATTGCGGGTAAACATGAACTCGGTGTTTCCGGCCGCAAACCATGCCTTATCGAGCTGCCAAGCAAGCTGCATACCAGCGCCACGGAACACGACAATGGATAGGTGAGGTAGCTTGGCTAGTTCTTCGCGATTCTTAATCTCGCGAGATACGGCGGGCATCGCTCACACCTGCCAAGTACGGTAGGTGATGCGTTCACCTGAGCGGGTGGTGACAAAGAGGATGTACGGACTATGGCATTCAGACTGGATAGTGCTGCCAGCAGCTCGTGCGGAGGCTGAGATTAGTTCAAGTTCTCGAAGTGCGCTAGATGCGGACTCGAACGGTCCGGCCACGGGAGTTCCTTTGTCCCCTGCCAGTGCATCCGGAGCATGGTCGTCGAAATGCATGCGGATAGTGTGCCGGTAGACGGTACTTGTGGTCATCTGACTACCTTCTTTGTTGGTGGTTGGTAATTTGAGGTTAGTACATGGCGTGTACAGATTCAATATGTTTGAACTTTTTGCTTCGTCCAGCTTGGCGATTAAAAGCTGTGCAGAGTAGGAGGGGTAGGGGCAAGCGAACAGGTTAGGCCGGTGGCCGGCTAGGTGCTTAGCGCTTCGCGCGCTTCTGCGAGCCACGTTTCCCAGTGCAGGGACGGCAAGCCAATGTAGTTGTCCTCCGGGGCCGTGAGTAGTAGCGCGGCCTTGCGTATTGACGTGACTTCTGCCCATATCAGAAGGTCGGATTGATTCATTGCGTCCAGATCGCACGCTGTCACAGGCTCAGGGACCCGTAGATAGTGCGAGCGGTAGTCGGCGTACGAGTTGAGTAGTGCGGCTAGCTTCTGTACGTCAGCCATTGGCCTTGCTCCTTAGGTAGTGTGCTGCGGCGAGTAGTGCCGCCGCGATAGCTTCGGCGTCCTCGGCGTTGTCAATCACACTCGGTATGCCGCTAAAGCTGATACGTCCGTCCGTGTTACGGATATTGACCTCACCTGCTCGAAAGTCTGTGAGTTTCTGGCCGGTCATTGAGCATGTGAGGGGTACTTTCCATGCTGCCGGATAGTAGTTGCTTGGTGTTTGTTCAGGCAGGGTGACGGTCACGACTCGGTTGTTGTTGTTCATTTTTGTTAGTCCTTAAGTAGTCCGAGTTCACGTAAGGTGCCCTTAACCGATATCCCCGCGTCGCGGTTATTGAGAATCGGTGGTATGTACAGAGCGCCATCCGGGTAGTCATCGGTCGCTATAAATTCGCGTGTGGCCCACCCGTAGCCGTTGCCGATATTGAGCTGTCCAATCCAAGGGGCAGGGAATGCATGCATTGCATTGAATGTGAGGCCGCGAAGCATTCCGGCATGCGTCAACGCGAACATGAACATGCCAGGATCGAACGATTCGCCCGGAGCTTTAATCCGCACGGCTACGCGTCCCGAATGGTTCACCAGTGCGTTATGGGTACCTCGACTATTGACGCTAACGTCGTCAACCCATATTTCCGACTGCAATCCGGTCTGGTCTATTGCTTCGGACAAGGCCATTAGACTGTGCCCGTGTTCTTGGATCTTGCGCGCGCTCACCTGTCCGGGCACGCCGATACCGACTACTAGCGTAACCACGCGCGACAACCGAGCCGTTTCGGCCATCGTGTAATCGATCATATTCTCAGGCTCACCTGACAAGTACCTAGCCACGTCTACATCGCACCCTGACACGTTGTAGTCCGCTTGGAATATTTGGTGATTAAGCTCCCGTTCGATATCTTGAAGCGTTTCTGTAGCTAGTTGCAATGCTTTAATTCCGTCGCGAGGCAGGCCGTCACGCGCCATTTGTAGTAGTTCTTTCATGCTGGAGGTACCGCCATGGAATTCAGGGTCTGTGCGCATAGGCCCGGATCGGTGGTCCGGCGCTGATTCGGTCCATGTGATCAATTGCTGGAATGAATCGAACCGTATTAGAGCATGGTTTTCGTTTGTTGCGAGTTGCATCGTCGTATCCCGTCTATTGCTTTAGGTGAGCAAGCCAAGCTCGGTTAGCACTCGGTCGATATGGCGCGCCGTATCATCCCGATAGTTGATAGGGGGGATATAGATAGCCCCCTTAGGGTAGTCCTGCGCATGGACATATCTATAAACGCAAGTTCCGTAATTGAAACCGATTCCCAGGCGGGAGACAAATTTGTCTGGTAACGCATGGCATGCGTTGAATAACATCCCCCGATAGAACGCAGGATGGGTGAGTGCGAACATTGCAGCGCCAGGGTCGAACGGCTCACCCGGTGCCTTAATCCGTACTGCAATACGTGCTGACAGCTCTTCTGGTTTTCCAGTGGTGAACTCGACCCAAATCTCAGATTGCATGGCTGCGGCGTCGATCGCTTCGGCCAGCGCTACTAGCTTCCGGCCGTGGTGGCGTATTGCCTCTGTGCTGGTGCCGCCCGCGACACCAACGCCGACAACTAGTGTTGCAATACGTTCGGTACGTGATACGTCGGCCATTGTGTAGTCGATCATGTTTTCAGGTTCACCGGATAGGTATCGTGCCACGTCTACATCGCATCCCGACACGTTGTAAGCCGTTTGAAATTGCTGTGACACGACTTCCCGGTCGCGTTCAACTTCAGACAGCTCAAGCGCTTCAATTCCCTCACGCACCATGCCCGTTTCGGCAAGTGCAAGGGTGTCTTTCAGGTTGCTAATACCTCCATGCCATTCGGCGCGGTCGCGCATGCGTGCACTCACGTTATCGTTGGCATTCTTCGACCATGACGTGAACTCGCCTAGTGATCCGAAACTAAGGCAAGCGTGCGTATCCGACTCTGTAAAGTTCATGCGAGCATCTTTCGGATAGTTTCGAATGATGGTTCGGGGCACGGCACAGGGGAAATTGATACCGTGCCCCCTGGCTGGCTAGCGGGAAAGCTTGGCCCATGTCGTGTCGTCCAAACCGCGACGGACGCGCGAGTCAACGGCCTGGTCCCAATCGAAACCGGCGTGCAATAGCCGTGCCATGCCGACTGACGCGCGAGGGGACAGCACCACATTCAGGCCGTTTTCCTCGCCAGCGCGCCGCAACTTGCGCACGTAGGTAAGAACCTTGTCGGCAGTGGCCTTTGCGACACCGGTCGCATAAACCAATGCGGTTTCTAGTGCCTCGTCTATATCGACAGTGACGACGCTGAAACGGTCCAGGGTGGCAGCATCCAACTGTTGACGACCAACGTACTGCCGGTTCGCGCCACGCCCGTAGGTATTAGCACTAGCGACGGTGCGAAAACTGTCGTGACGCTTAACCATGCCATCCGGAAACGCCATATGCCCATTGGCCAGGCCAGCATTGATCACGGCCAACACTGACGGATGCGCATTGTCCACCTCGTCAAAATGGAAAACACCACCGTGCTCGTATGCCTCACGGAAGAGGGTGCGCACGTATTCACCAGCAGCTTGCATATATCCGAGTAGTGCGCTAGCGGGTGTTTGTGGCGACAGGCTAATGCTGTAGGAGGGCATGTTTAGTGATGTGGCAGCTTGTTCGGCAATGGTTGACTTGCCGGTACCAGCAGGGCCAACCATCATCACGTGTTCACCAGCGGATATTGCCATGATGACATCGCCAAGGCGCGGGTGACTGGTCCCCTCAATTTCAGTACGCTCGCCATCGCGCACCACGACAACTCGGGTTGGGTAGACCACGCCATTGACTACCTCACGGGCGATACGTTCAACCTCTTCACGGTCAATAGCTTTGGGGGCACCGAAAATATCCTGCAACGCCTGCATAGCGGCTTGCGCCTTGTTGGCATCCATAGCGGGTGTCTGCGCGGTAGCCGTCGTGGTTGCTTGGTTGATCGCGGGCACCGTTTCGCGTGGCGGCTGAGCGTTGGTGATCACATGCACACCCGAGCATTCGTGCAAGGTCTCGTCGTAGTTCAAGAGAACGTCATCGCCCACGCGCATACCGCAGTCATCGCACCAGTTCTCATTAACGGCATCATCGGCAACGATGTGGCCCTTGTAGAGGTTCATTGCGCCGCATCCCTCGCATGGGGTGCGCAGCGTGCGCTTGGAATGCTTGACGTAGGTGATTGTTGCGGTGGTCATAAGCTGGTCGCCTTTACTTGGGTTGAAAAGTGGTTGGTTGGTTGGTGTGGTTAAGACTGTACATGCCGTGTACAACCGGTGCAAGTACTTACGCACTTTGGGCGTCGTACTCCCAATCCCAATTACGTTCGTCTCCGAACTCGTCGTATTCGTCGGTCACGGAGGCGCGGGCGGCGAGGATTGCGTCACGGTCAGCCGTGGTCAATGGCACGTACGCAATAGGCCCTGTACCGCCCGCTGGCTTAACCATCGCGGTTTCATGGGTAGGCGATACCCAAATGACATTGCCGGTGATTTGAGTGCCCGTTTGTGGGTGAGTGATGGTTACGGTGTTGCCCTCGGTGTACACGTTCATTTGTCCCCGTCTTGGTTGGTATGGGTCGGGTATGCGGTGGCTCCGTCGCCCGTTCCGCAGTACTCATCACGGCTATGCGTGTGGATCCAATTCGTGCCGTCTGATTCTTGAATCATCTCGTGACAGATGGCGCATGTTTCCATTGTTTCTATCCTTGGTATGTAGAGGTGTCTGCCTGGTTATCAGCTAGGTAGTCTGCTAGACATTCATCGCAGACTGGCCTATCACCTAAAGTGTTGTCTCCGCGTGCTAGTTGTCCGCACTCTGTACATGTGGTCATGACCTCATCCTTGGGATGTAGTAGGGGATTAGACCGAGAGCCCGTTATCGGCCAGAACCGACGCGAAAACATCATCTTCCGGTACTGCGTCAATACCACCCGGATACAGCTTGGAATACTTTGTGCGATATACATGCATTGCATATTCTTTAGAGCTGGTGGAAAGGTACAGCTTGGGTATGCGTGAACCGTCCTCACGAATGAACACGTAGCTTGTCATCTATCTAGTCCTTATCGGCAGTAGAGGGCGAACGCTCGGCAGATGAATCACTGGCATCCTCTAAATGCTCTTCAATGTCTTCGCCAGTACTGCCCAGATGCTCAGAAACCCACACGTCGGCAATCTCGGTGTGACCGAGCGCCCGGAATAGATTTGCAAGCGCTTCCACCTCGGCGCAATTAAGCGCAGGCGCAATCTCAGAGGCTAAACCGCCATCACCAAATGCATCCGTGAACTTGTAAACCGAATCAAGCAAGTTCGGCCTAACGCTAGTAGCCGTATTCATAGTGCTGGTCTCCCGTGGTCAATGGGTAAGTGGTTGGTATGCGCATCACTGTACATGGCATGTACAGCTTAGGCAATACCTAAGCGCTAAACAGTGGGCCACCAGTGCATATATGCCCACAGCTCGCATGTACGGGGCATGTACACACACGCCCCTATCTACCTATGCGCAGAGCCCTAACCCACACGTACACCTAAGCCACCACACACAGCCCGTATGCAGGCCGACAGCAACATAGCCAAAGCCCTCCGAACAGGCACAACACACACAGTTCGCAGGCAAACAACACAAACACACAGGCCAGACCACACACAGCCACACGAAACACTTAGGCAAAACAACCACACCTAGCTAAGACGCCGAGCCGGGCAAAGTAACCACATAACCGCAGGTCAAGGCACGCCTTAGGCCCCCTGGGGGGCTACCCGCGCTTCAGTGTGGCACACGCCTCGAACGGCCAGCGACCGCTCTCTCTCCGGCCGAAATGAGCCTGAGGGGGTTATCGGGGGTGCTGGAAAACGGCTGGTCGCACTTCTAAATCCGCAGGTGGGTAGATATGGCAATGCCCCGGCGGCACTGAGCTTTGCTCAGTGTGCTGCCCACCGGGGCATCTATCGGTCTGGCAAGAAACCGAGTCATTGACATGGATAACGCAATCACGAACGTACAGGTTGTATTTGAGCAGCACAAGGGGGTGGGCGATGGACGACAAGATTCCTGCGGAGCTAGGGGAGTCTGGCCGGGATCTATGGGCCGGGGTCGCTAATGGTCGGGGGATGACTGCGGCGTCGCGGGCGCTTCTGCTGAATGCGTGTCGTATGGCTGATCGGCTTGACGATTTGGTGGAGAAGATCGGGGATCGGTTGACGGTGATTAATCACCAGGGCACGGAGACTATTAATCCGCTTATTGCGGAGCATCGTATGCAGTACACGGCGTTGGCGCAGGTGTTGGCGAAGATGGGTGTGGCTGAGTTGCCTAAGCCGAAGTCGGATAAGAAGTCGTCGCGGGATGAGTTGGCGGCTAAGCGTGCGGCTCGGGTAGCTGCTGCTAAGGCGGTTTAGTGGCCCGGATGTTGGGGCGTCACGTTCGCGAGCCTTTGTTTTGTTTCTACGGCTGGAAATGCGCGTGTGAACGTGGCCGGGTGAAGGCCCTTCGCCGCAGTAGTGGCCGGAATGTTGATTTGTCACGTCGTATTCGTCGGCGCAGGGAGGCGCGCGAATGGCTGCGTGAAGCTTGGGGGGATTATGACGGCGGTATTGGAGCCGGAGACTGAGACTCGCCATGAGGGTTTGATCGGTGTCCAGCGTCCGCGTATTGAGCATTTCCCAGCTTATTTTACGACGCTTGGGGATGACGCTATCGACTTGTGTAATCAGTTTGGCTTGGATTTGCTTCCGTGGCAAGAGCTGCTGGTTAGGCAGTCGCTAGGTCAAAAGGGGAGTTCTACTGGGGACTCTGAGATTGACAAGTTTACGAGCGGAATTACTTGGCAATGGTGCGCGTCTACGTGTTGCCTTATTGCCCCTCGCCAGAATGGCAAGAATGTGTGCGTTTATGCGCGGCAGCTGGCGGGGTTGTATCTGCTGGGTGAACGCATTATGCATTCGGCGCACGAGTTCGATACCGCTAAGGATGCTCACCGTGAGTTGACGGCGATTATCGCTGGCGATGAGGACTTAGAGGATGAGTGCAAGCTGCCTCACAAGATCGGGGCGGCTGAGCTTTCGGTAGTGCATAAGGAGTCGGGGGGCTTCATTCACTACGTTGCGCGCGGCAAGAACGCTAAGCGTGGTCGTACCCGCGTGGATCTGATGATTCTTGACGAGGCGTTTGCGCTGGATAACGACATGATGGGTTCGTTGTCGCCGCTACAGCAGGCGTCTAAGAATCCGCAGACTTGGTTGACCACCTCTGCCGGCACCGATGACTCGGATGTCTTGAAACGTATGCGCGAGTACGGCATGACGTTGGCCGGATTGCGGGACGCGGCATGACGGCAGTCGAGTATGACGATCCGCCGTTTCTGTTCGCGGAGTGGTCATGCGCTGAGGGTTCGGACCCTGCCGATTTCGAGAACTGGAAGATCGCTAATCCGTCGCTAGGCGTTAAGGGCATCGCTCCGGTGTCGGCTTTGCGTGAGGACTTCGAGGTCAAGATGGACCTCCAGCAGTTCGCGCGTGAGCACCTGGGCATGTGGGACGACCCGCGCATGAATTCGGTTATCCCGTTTGAGGCTTGGGTGGCGTGTCAGCTGGACGACGTTCCCGATCCAGATGAGCCGGGTTCTATGCGGCCTCCGGTGGTGGATCTGGGGATGGTTGTTGCGTCGGTTGATGTGGCACCTGATCAGGCTTGGGCGTCTATTGCTATTGCGGGTAAGCGTCCTGATGGCCGGTCGCATATCGAGTTGGTTTGGGCGGCTGGCGGCACGGCGTGGGTGTTGCCGATGATGCAGCGACTTATCTCGTCTTCTAAGCCTCCGGTGGCGGTGGCTGTTCAGGCGGGTGCTGCTGCGGGTGCGTTGGGTCCGGAGCTTGAGCAGATCGGTTTGAAGGTCCGCTATTTCGGTACTCAGGATATTGCGCAGTCTACGGCGCAGTTTTACACAGACATTATTGATCAGAAGCTAACCCATTTGGACGATGACGCTCTATTTGAGTGTTTGGCGGGTGCGGCTAAATATCCGATTGGTAAGCCGGAGCTTGAGCAGTGGGGCTGGCTCCGTAAGAGCACGTCTACCGATATTACGGGGATTGTTGCCGCCTGCTATGCAAATCGGCTTTTGACCTTGGAGGACGTTGAGGTAACGCTTAACGCTCCAAAGAAACATAGGTTGCTTTGAGTTCTAATCTTATGGAGCTGCCATCGCGTTCGTTGACCTTGCCGTCGAGTATCGGTTCGCGTGATGTGGCTAAGTACATTCACGATGTTGTTTGGCCTGCGTTTGATGGTGAGCGCGGGCGGTTGCAGGTCATTGATGCGTGGGCTGATGGCAATCAGCCTGACTATGCGCGTGTTGCGGCTAAGAGTCCGGAGAAGCGGGCGTTGTTCCGGCTGTCTAAGACTCCGTGGTTGCGGCTGGTGGTTACGACGTTCGCGCAGTGTCTCTATGTGTCGGGGTATCGGCGCGAGGGGGATCGGGAGAACGCGGCGGGTCCGTGGCAGACGTGGATCGCTAACGCTATGCCGCACCGGCAGATCGGTTTGCATCGGTCGGCGTTGACGTATGGGTATGCGTTTGCGATGGCTGAGCGGGGTACGGCGTTGGATGGCGCGAATCAGGCTGTGTTGACGGCTTATTCGCCGCGCCGGTTGTTCGCTTTGTATGAGGACACGGTTAATGATCCGTGGCCTAAGTATGCGTTGACGTTGCAGCCTGACGGTAAGACGGTTCGGTTTTGGACTGATCAGGTCTATTACGAGCTGGATATGCCGTCGCCCAATGAGTTTCCGCGTCCTCCGCGTGTGGTGGAGCACAACACTGGGGTTTGTCCGGTGGTCCGCTACACGAACGTGATGGATTTGGACGGTAAGACTCGGGGCGAGGTTGGTCCGCTGATTCCTGTGGCGACGCGTATCGACAAGACCGAGCTGGATTTGCTTTATGCGCAGCATTACAACTCTTTTAAGGTCAAGTACGCCACGGGTATCACGGATATGGCTGAGGCGACCGATGAAGAGGCAGAGGCGTTTAGGCGCAGGCTTGAGAATGACGATATCTTGGCTCACACGTCCGAGAATGCGAAGTTTGGGACGCTTGATGAGACGCCGTTGGATGGGTTTATTTCGTCTAAGCAGACGCATGTTGAGACGTTGGCTGCTATTGCGCAGTTGCCGTCTGATGTTTTGACCGGAAAGCTGGCGAACCTATCGGCTGAGGCTTTGGCGTCTGCGCGCGCTAACACCGAGGCGAAGCTAGCGGAGCGCAAGATGACTTTCGGGGCGTCGCATGCTCAATTGTTGCGTTTGTCTGCGCTTATCGAGGGCGATGCCGAGTCGGCTAATGACTTTACGGCTGATGTGCGTTGGGTTGATACGAGTATTCGTTCGCTTGCTCAGGCTGTTGATGCTTGGGGTAAGGCGGCTCAGATGCTCGGTATGCCGCGTGAGGAGTTGTGGGAGTTCGTTCCGGGTGTCGATGAGGCGAAGTTGCAGCAGATGAAAGAGCACGCGATGGATAACGACGAGCTGACGAACATGCTTCGTTATTACGGCATGCAAGATCCGAATGCGCGGGCGGTGTCTGATCCGGCGGAGCGTAAGGGTGTTCCGGGGGCTCAGCCCGCGTTTGCGGCCTAGTTTTTACTCGGGGGGTATTTGTGGCTACACGGCAAGGGGAGGCGGCTGAGAATCGATTTGATCCGCTTCCCGAGCTGGCCGCGTTTTATGCGCAGCGACATATTCAGGATCAACAGAATGTGGCGGCTGCTACTGCTACCGGATTGGCGTTGTTGTGGCCGATTCTAAGTTACGGAAACCTAAGCCAGACGACGCCGGTTTGGGTTCATGCGACGACTCTTGAGATTGAGAAGCAATTCCGATTTTCAGAGGATTTGGCGTTTGAGTATGTGCAGGCCGCTAGGTGGTCTGTTAAGCCGGATGCACCGGCATTAGAGAAGATCCCGACCGCGTTCCCAACAGAGGATGTCCAGTTGGCGATGCACGTTACGGGGCCTTACGCAATCAAAGCGAAGGTTGGCGATGCGCCCCCAGAAGGGGTGGTTGTCGACGACGTGATGTCGCAGGCGCGCACCAACACGACGGGTGTTGGGGTCAAGCATGCGATGAACGGTGGCCGTGGCGAGGTTCAGCAGCAGATCAGGGCTGAATTTGAGCAGGCGGTGGTGGCTGAGAACACAGCCAAAAAGGCCGGCGCATCGGTTACCGACTTGTCCGCGCGTCGGGCGGATCGGAAGGCCATCGGCTATGCGCGGATGACGGATGATGATCCGTGTTATTTCTGCGCGATCTTGGCGTCGCAGGGCGCTACCTATTTGAATGAACATTCGTTTGATCTGTCAAATAGCAAGGTCCGCGATATAAAACGTAATGGACAGATTGTTGCTCACCGTCCGTTCGTCGGCGATGGTCCCGTGAAGGTGCATGACCATTGCCGCTGCCAGCTTAGGCCAGTTTATCGGAAAGCCGATGAGATGGATGAGCGAGCCAACTATTTCCTTGAGCAATGGAAAAAGTTTGGTGTTGGCGGCAAGGGTGATGATGGCGTTTATCGGAACGCTATGCAGAACTTTAGGCGTAGCTATGTCGCGCCGCCACCTTATAAGGAGTCGCCAGCGGTTGATATCGCTGCGGTTCGCGCCAACCGGGAGGCGCTTATTTCTGCCGGGTTTGCAGTTGATTCGGCGAACGTTCGTTTTTATGACCGTTCGCTTTCTTTACTAGAAGCAGTCTAGGGGGGCGTTACGGCCGCGCTCGTTTATTGGCCGGGTTTTATGGGGGAATTTTTCTAATGAGTGATCTTGATTTGACGACGCCAGAGGGCGGTGTGGCTGCGGCTGAGTCTGCGGCTGATAGTGCAGGTTCAGATGTCCGCGCGGGATCTGAAAGCGGCGCTAGCTCTGGCGGTGGTGAGTTTAAGGCCATCACGTCGCAAGAAGCTCTCGACGCTATTTTGACAAAGCGGTTGGAGCGTGCCGAGAAGGCTAGCTCTAAGAAGTATGGCGAAACGATCAAGTCTCTTGAGGACAAGATCGCGGCTTTCGAGACCGAGAAGCTTTCGGAGTCGGAGAAGCTACAGAAACGGCTAGAGGACGCGGAGAAATTGGCGTCTGAGAGGGCCGGTGAACTGACCAAGTTGCAGCGTGAGCGCCAGGTGTTTGATCTTGCGCAGGAGCATGAGTTGCCGCGTGCGCTTTGGGATCGGGTTCGTGGGGACACGGATGAGGAAATTCTTGCCGATATTGAGGCTCTTAAGGGTGTTCTGCCCGGTAAGCCAGAGACCAAGGGCGGATTTCCGCAGGGGCCGACTCGTACGACTGTGACGCCTACGGGCGATGCAGCCGATCCGGGTGACCTGACTGCCGACGACATTTTGAAGTCGCTTTCTTATTCCGCGTTTCCGCAGTCGTCTTACTAATTGTTGAACAACTAAATAAAGAATCGGGGGGAGACTTTTGTCTCACATTTTTGTTAAGCCGTCGCTGGTCATTGAGACGGCTGTGAAGGTTCTGCGTCGGCAGATCGTTTTGCCTAATTATGTTCTTGCGAACGCTTTGGGCGATTTCGGGGGTTCTGCGAATGACACGATCAATGTGCGTGTCGGCGCCGTTATGGATTCGCGTACTCGTAAGTTCCGTGGCACTGGCGCTGAGCGCAAGGTGGTTATGGATGATCTAACCGAGACCAGCTTCCCTGTCACGTTGGATGACGTTATCTACAACGCTGTCACGTTGACTGATGAGCAGTTGACGTTGGATATTAAGGACTTCATCGAGCAGGTTATTGTGCCTCAGGTCGGTGGTGTCGCTTACGGTATCGAGAATTACTTGTACAAGCTGATTTCTTCGGCTCCGTATCAGGACACGCATTGGATTAATCCAGAAGACACGTTCCCGGCATTCGTGGATGCTCGGCGTGCTTTGAATGACGAGAATGTCGAATACAACGACCGTGTGATGATCGTTGGTTCGGCTGTCGAGTCTGCGTTGCTGAAAGATCCGCAGTTCCGGCGTTACGACGCTACGGGTTCCGAGCAGGCCGACGCCTTGCGTCAGGCTCACATCGGCAACGTGGCCGGTCTGCCGGTATTGCGTTCTAACGCGTTGAAGCCCGATGAGGCTTTCGAGTGGCAGCGCAACGCGTTCATCTACATCAACCGTGCGCCTAAGAAGCCTTTCTCTACGGCTATCAACGCTTACGGCTCGTACGCGGCTTCTAACGCGGCGTTCCGTTGGCTGGCTGACTACGACTTCGACAACTTGGCTGACCGGTCGTTGCTCGATACGTATGTCGGCTCGCGGGTGGTTTTGGAGCGTGACGGACGTTTCGTGCGTGGCGTGCGTTTGCAGCTGGCGGCTACTGGCATTTCTATCCCTAACCAGGGATTGACGGTTACGGCTGCTGCGGGTCCGAACAACACTGCAAAGGTGAAGGTTTTGGACTCGAATGGTGTTGACGTGACGGCTAAGTCAACGTTCAAGTCTGGCACCGAGGCTAAGGCTACGGTTGAGGCTGACGGAACGGTCACGGGTGTCGCTACCGGAACGTCGGTGATTACCGCTACCTATAATCCACCGCAGGGCGGGGCCGCTGTGACGGCCACCGTGACGGCGAACGTGGTCTAGGGCGGTCGCTGTGGGTGCATTGGCGACTGTTGATGACCTACAGACCTTGATGGGTGTGACATTCACTCCAGAGCAGCGCGGCCAGGCCGAGTTTGTTCTGAGCATGGTGTCTGCGTGGGCGCGGGGGTATTCCGGTCAATCGTGGCCGGACCCCGCGTCCGCACCCGAGGATGTGCATTGGGTGGTGTTGTCGGCCGCTAAGCGCGAGCTGCGCAACCCTGACCGGGTTGTTTCTAAAGATAAGGGACCGTTTTCGGTTACTTACGATAAGCCGCCGGATGGGGCGTTCTTGCCGGCGGAGTTGGCGATTCTGCGGAGGTTCCGTGGCGGGGGTGGTCTGTTCACAGTGAAGTTCGGCAGGTCGGATACCACGGTTGATCCGTATGCGTTCGGTAAAGACGGGTTCCTAATCGACGGGGCGGGTGGCGACCCAATTCCCTACTACCGGCGCGATGAGCCTGGTTGGGAGGATTCGTACCATTTCTGAGACTCTTACGGTTATCCGGGGTGGCTCGGATAAGTACGGTAATCCGAACAAGCAGCCTCACGGAACTATTCAAGGTCTGATTGGTTGGGGGACGAGTCGCGGGGCTTTCTTCAAGGACTTGCGGGGCGAGTCCAACAAGATTAGTGCGACTTTGTTTGTGCGTAAGGGCACCGATGTTCAGGTTCGTGATCGCATTGTTCGGAAAAACGGTCAGAAGTTCATTGTCGGGCCGGTCATGTGGGATGAACCGGAGCCTTTCGGCGGTGATCCATTCCTGGATGAGGACGTGGTTCACCTGTTGGAATCGGATAACGGCTAAGGGGGTATCACTGTGGCTGCTAAGACGGGGCCTGGTGGCGGTTATCTGCTCGATGACATCGATGTGCCTGCGTACAACGCGGGGGCTGCTAGGTGGATGAATACCTCTCCGGTGCTGGGTGGCTACTTGGCGCATATCGGTGAAGAGGTGGTGCGGTTGTATGCGGCGAAAGTCGCTAAGCGCACAGGTGATCTGTCGAGGTCTGGTGAGGTTCGGGTGTTGCCGGATGGCGGGCATAAGAAGGACCGTCAGGTTGCGATTGTGACTGTTGGTGGTCTTTTGGCCGCTAAGACCTGGAAGGGTGCACCGTTCTATTACGGGGTTCTGCATAACTTCGGTTCTCCTACTAAGGAGCAGTTCCAGGCGCATAACGATCTGCGGGAAGCGGTGCTTGCACTGCGAATGTAATTAGGGGGTTGCATGGTCACACTCCCAGGGTGGTTCAAAAGCAACTTCGTGAACGTCGAGAATTTGATGATCGATATTTTCACGAAAGTGTTTCCCGATATTGAGTCGGGGTGTTGGACTCCGGAAGACTGGCTTGATCAGGTGCAGCCTGATCCTGTGTTGAAGTTCTTTCGCATGCCGGGCGGTCGGGTTGATTGGCAGCGTGGTTTCGATGAGTGCTTTATCCAAGCTACGGCGGTCACTAATTCACGTGATGAGTCGTGGGACGTTATGTCGGTTGTGCGAGCGGTACTTCTGCCTATGCAGGGGTACAAGTTCACAATGGCCGATGGTTTCACGGCCCAGATTCACACGGTTGAAGAGGTGTTGGGGCCGCAATTGTTGATGCCTAATCAGCAGTTGGATACCCGCGTAGTTAATTGTCAGTTCAGGGTAAGTGTTGGTTTGCGTTCGCGCGATAACTATTTGAGGGAAGTCGCTGCCCTCTGATTTAGCGACATTCATAACTGAATACAGAAAGAACAACTAAATATGGATTTTTACACGTTGAAGGATGCGCAGGCAGATCTTGCGATTGCGCCTCTTAATTTGACGGTGTTCCTTGCTCCGTATTCGGTGACTCCGGCTTTGACGTTGGAAGATCCTACGGACGGCTCGTTGTCTATTCCTGCTGGTTACAAGTCTGTGGGCCATTTCGAGAAGAAGGCCGGTCTTACGCTTGGTAACGAGTTCGATTCCAAGGATATTGAGGCGTTCGGTGAGCCGGACCCGATTCGGTCGATTATTTCGAAGCGTACGACGACGTTTGATTTCTCGATGTTCCAGAATCAGCGCAATGTTCTTGAGTTGATTTGGACCGAGGACTTCTCGGATGTCACGCCGTCGCCGTTTGGTGGCATTGTTCTTGAGGCTCCTAAGGTGCCTAAGAACATCTACTACCGTGCGATTTTGTGCGGTTTGGATGACCGGAACAACGAGGAGCTTTGGACCTACTGGCTGTTGCCTAAGGTGAAGTTGGACAAGCTGGATAACCAGACGCTTAATGACGACAACGTTATTGAGTACAAGCCTACGTTGAAGGCTTTCCGTGATGACACGGTTGGTTATTCGGTGGCTCAGGGGTTCGCGGGGCCGGGTTGGCGCTCGATCATCGATAAGGCTGGTTTCGCGGCTTCGTTGACGGCGCTTGAGGTTTCGCCGCCTACGCCGTCTGTCACGGTTGCTTCGGGTGCGTCGCACACGGTGCAGCTGGTTGTGCAGGGCGATAACGGGATCAACTACACGCCCGATTGCAAGTTTAAGTCGTCTGCGCCTGATAAGGCGTCTGTTTCGGCTTCGGGCTTGGTCACGGGTGTTGCGCCTGGTACGGCGAGCATTACGGCGACTAAGGGAGCTAAGTCGGCTTCGGTAACCGTAACGGTTACTTAGGCGATGGAATAGGGGGAGTGGCCTTGCCGGGTTGCTCCCCCTATTTCTTTTCTACACATTTATACACATTTATAGGGGGAAACTAGTAATGGGTGCACAGGGGATTTCTGGCCGCGATCTGAAGGTTGTTGAGGACGCTGTTAGCGATTTCTTCGCTGAGTTGGTTGAGTCGGTGCGGGTTCCGGAGCCTTTGAAGGTTACGAATAAGATCACGCTCAAGTGCCCGACCAAAAAGCAGGTGTCGGACCTTTTGAAGGCGACGACCGAGGAAGAGGCTCAGAAGATCATCTTTGGCTCGGCATATGCAGAGGCGATGAAGCTGTTCGATAACCGGCCTGTTCAGCTGTGGAACAAGTTTATGGAGAAGTACAATGCGCACTTCTTCGGGGACGGCGACAAGGGAAAATAGGCACGGTCGCTGAGTTGGTCGGTAGGTATTGGCGCGCGATTGAGTGGGATTTTCAACACCTGCTCGGCGTCAATGCCTTGGACTACTTCGCGGCCCCGTGTCGGTGCGCTCAGTGCCGTACCAGTGCCACTGACTATGCGTCTCGCCGGGACTGGGGTCAGTTCATCCGGTTCTACGAGACCTGCAATGGCAAGCGTGGGTCGTACTGCCAGGCTGCGGCGTTGACAGACCCGCAGGTAATCGACTTGCAGGCGTCGGCTCCGGAATCTGAATGGGAGCCTGGTCCACCACCGTTGTTCGGGTGGTCTGCGGAGATTGACGCGTTGACCAATATTGCTGACCAACTAATTGCGTCGAGGTCGGCGGGTGCTCCGGACGTTAAGTACTACCCGCGTCCTGTTATCCCTGCCGAGAAGGAACGTAAGAGGCGTAAGGCGGATAAGCAGGAAACGGGTCTTGAGGCGGCCATGGAGCGCGGCCTTAGAGCGGCCGAATTGAATTACAAATGATCTTTTTATAACTGAATATTGAATATAGGGGGCTGCTGTGGCGGCTGAATTTGTTGCCGCGCAGGCATCGGTTCACATTGTTCCTTCGTTGAAGGATTTCCGCAGTCGATTGCGGGCTCAATTGGCGACAGTTGAGCAGTCAGTCAGTGTCGAGGTTAAGGCGCAGACGGCGAAGGCTCTAGCCGAGATTAAGGCGGCGAAAGAGCTTGCGGAACGTGACCCGATTGATTTGCAGGTAAAGCTTAGGTTCGACGCTAAAAAGCCGCTGACTGAGATTCGACATATTTATCAGGATCTTAAAGCGGACATGCTTAAGGGTCTCAAGCTGAACATCATGGTTGCGGGTGCCACGCAACTAAGCCAGCTCGGGGTGGCTTTGGCAGCCCTAAATACATCTGTTGTGGAACTGGGGCAGTCGGCCCTGTTGCTTCCGGGCATCTTTTCTGGCGTCGCATCCAGTGTCGGCGCTTTGGCGGTGGGTACCCGTGGAGTCACTGACGCATTTAAGGCGTATTCGAATGCGCAGAAGGATTCGGCGGATGCTGCGCGTCAGCAGGTGCAGGCGAACCGGAACGTGGCTGATGCGACGTTGCAGCTGGATAGGGCTGTTAAGGACGCCAAGCGCAACTTGGAGGATTTGAACTCACAGTTGCGTGATGCGCCTCTTGATGAGGCCGAGGCGGTACTGAACGTTCAGGAGGCCCGGCAGGAGGCGGCTAAGACCTTCGGCAAGTCGGCGTTGCAGATGCAGCGGGACAACCTGAATGTCCAAAAGTCTGAGGCTCGGCTTGCGGAGACGCGGCGACGGAATGCGCGGCTGATTGATGATGTGGCCGAGGCCAACGCTAAGGGTGTCCGGAACAGTGACAACGTTGTGGCAGCGCTTAACAGGCTGTCCACTGCTTCGGAAGAGGCTGGAAAATCCTCTGGGGCGCTTAAGGAATGGCAAGACGCGATGGGACGTCTGTCGCCGGAGGCCCGCAATTTTGTAACTCAGCTGACCGCGATGTCTGGGCAGTGGGACACGTTGCGGCAGAGCGTCCAGGATGGCTTGTTCGCAGGGCTCGGTGAAGATGTGCGCCAGCTTGGCGAGGTCGGACTGCCGGTGCTCAACCGGGGACTGACTTCTATTGCCTCGGGTATCAATTCGAACCTTAAGACTGCGATTGCGTCGCTGCGACAGGGCAGCAATTTGTCGATGATCGAATCCATCTTCGGTAGCACTGCGGACGCGCAGCAGCGACTTGATGGCGCGATCAATCCCATGGTGGACGCGTTTTTGCGGTTGTCCACGGTTGGTGCATCGCATCTGCCGAGGTTGGCGACTGCGTTTGGCGATGTCATGCGCCGGTTCGACACGTTCATTAAGCGGGCGTCTGCTGATGGATCGTTGGATCGTTGGATTTCACGTGGGGAGAAGTCTCTTAAGGATCTTGGTAACTCGCTGATCAACATCGGTTCGATTATGCACACGATCAGCGACATTTTCGTTGGATCTAACGGTAAGGGCCTGTTGGCCAGCTTGGAGTCTGGAACTAAGCGGCTCTCGGAGTATCTGAAAACCGTTGAGGGACATAACAAGGTTCGGCAGTTCTTCTTGGATGCGCGCGCTGAGTTTGAGCGGTGGAAGCCGGTCCTTAGCGATGTGTGGGCCATTATCAGGAACGTCAAAGACGGTGTAATGGCCTGGGGTGGAACGGTGTTGCCGGTTCTGCGCACTGTGTCTCAGTTGTTGGCAGGCGTGCCTGGCTTGGCTGCCGCGATCACCTACGCGATTCTTGGCTGGCGGACACTTTCGCCGGTTTTCCAGGGCGTGAATAAGGCCCTTGGCCTTATTGATATGGACTTCCGGAACGTTGTGAAGTCTGTTGGCGAGGGCAAGGGCTTCACTGGGAAGCTGCGCGTGCTGGCGAATGTGCTTGGCACGGGCGGTGCTTTGGCTGTCGCATCGGTGGCAGCGGGCGGGATTCTGTACACGCTGGCCGACAAGCAGGACATGGCCGCTACTAAGGCTAGTCGTCACGCAGATGAGATTCGGCGGTTGCGGTCTGAGCTGAACAGCCTTACCGGCGAGCTGACGAATCAGGGCTTGATTGACAAGCTAAACGCGTTGGGTGAGTACAAACCCGAGTCGGGTTGGCGTGGTGATTCGATCGACATTCCAAAGCAGGCCGAGAAGGTCGGTATCGACCGAAACAAGCTGGGGCAGATCCTTACTCCGCGACAGGAGGCGGCGCGCAACGCAGAGTTGGGCCGTCTGGACAAGATCACCGAGGGTGCGCTTACTGGGACGGACTACTGGAAAAAGAACCATGAGGCTTTCGAGAAGGTCGGTATTAGTTCCGATGTTCTTGCTAAGGCTTTGGGTGGCGATCAGCAGGCCATTGACAAGTTCAATGCGGCGTTCGCGGCCGGTCAAATTCCAGGTGGCGGGCCAGCTTCGCTACATCCGGATTCGTACACGCTGGCTGATATTCAGCAGGGCGCGAACCGTATGGGTAAGCGAGTGTTGCCGGGCTTGGGCGACCAGGCCCAGTCTGCCTCTCAGGTGGCCGGCGCGGTACGTAGCAATGTCGCTGGTTCTAATGAGGTGTCTACCGACATCCGTAAGAACAACGCGGCTGCCGGTGGCGGTGAGGTAACTCTTAAGCCAGACAATCCGTTCCGTGGCTTGAATGTTGATAAGGCTTACCGTGATCCGGTCAGAGGTGGCGGCGCGGTTGTGTTGAACACTCCGTTCGCTCAGTTGCCGGAGCAACTTGTCAAAGATGTTGAGGCTAACAGTGGCACGGTAGAGCCGCTGGATGGTGGTCTGCGGTCGCAGGTCACGATGACTAGGGACCGTTTCGAGCTGTATGCGGGCGGTAAGCCCTTTGGCCCGTACGTTGGTGCGCATAAGGCTGGCGGATTCTTGTCGGGGCCTGGTACGGGCACCTCGGATTCGATGTTGGCTCGCGTTTCCAATGGCGAGTACATCGTTAAGGCGTCGTCTGTTTCGAAATATGGTCTCGGACTGCTGCATTCGATCAATGATGGGGAACTGCCTCGGTTTGACGAGGGCGGGCCTGTCATGGTCGGACCTAAGCAGCCTTATCAACCGGTGGATCGGACGGTTGTTCCGAATCCTGGCCCCGCTGCGAGCAATTACGCAAAGGACTGGTACGGGACTAAGCCAGCTCCGGGTGTTGCGGCTACGCCCGCTCCTACCCCGATGCCGGATATGTCTAACCCTGGTTTGTACAACCCGGCTACGGGCTCGTATACCGCGTTGCCGGATGGGTTGGGTGACAGGGGTGTTGGTACTGGTGCGAACGTTCCGCAGGTTCCTACCGCTGTTGAGACTCGGCATGGTTTGGGTATCGCTGTACCTGGCGGTAGCCAGTATTCGGCATTGCCTGGACCCGACATGGGCGCACAGGTGCCACAGGACGCGCTGGTGCCACAGCAGCAGTTGGGCTTGGCATCTCTGCCGGAGAATTTGCAGCCAGTCAGCATCCTTAGCCAGCTCGGCGAGATTCTGTTGCAGTTCGTTGCAAGCTTCTTTGGCATTGACCTGTCGTACTTCAACGCGTTTAAGTCAGGGCTTAGTGGCGTCACTCATCGAATGGCACCGGGTCAGGCGGCTAACCCCGAGGCGCAGGCGCTACAGAACCTAGCTCCGAATCCGCTGGCGGGTAGCACGTCTGCACTGCTTGAGGGCGGTACGGCGCAGGCTATGTCAGCGCAACCGGCTGCGGCACGTGCGGCGGCTATGGCCGAGTCGATGGCCGGCAAGCCTTACACGTGGGGCGGTTCAACGCTGGATGGTACGGATTGCTCCGGCTTGGTGATGTATGTGGCGGATGCCTATACCGGTAAGCAGTTCTCGGGGCGTTCTGGTGGTACTGGCACCGAGGGTGACACGCTGCGCGCTAAGGGCGCGGTGATCATTTCCGATCCGTCGCAAGCTCCTGCGGGAACTCTGCGGATTGGCTGGAATGGGAGTCACACGGCGGGTACATTGCCCGATGGCCGGAACTTTGAGGCGTCTACATTCGGTAAGCCGATCGCGGTTGGGTCGGGGGCGCAGGGCTATAACGCAAGCGCCTTCACTAACTGGGCGTACTTCCCGGCTGGTTATGCGGCAGGCGGTTTGTTGTCCGGCCCTGGCACTGGCACGTCTGATTCGATGCTTGCGCGGGTGTCTAACGGCGAGTTCATCGTTAAGGCATCGTCTGTGTCCAAGTATGGGGCTGGGATGCTCCATGCTCTGAATGAGGGCAAGTTGCCTCGTTTCGACGAGGGTGGGCCGGTCCTTATTCCTGGGATGGTTGCCCCGGCTCCACAGGCTGCCCCGCAGCCGATTCCTGATCCGCAAGGGCCACAGGCCCAGCAGGCTCAACAGTCGGCGCAGGCGCAAGCTCAGAGCCAGCAGGGTGCGCAGGCGGCTACTCAGTCGCAGGCCCCGCAGACCGATACGGCGGTACAGACCGTTGGGGACGCTATGTCTGGTATCGGAAATGCGTTGAGCGGTGTTGGCGGTGGCGGTTCGTCGCCGGGTGCCGAGGCTCCGGAGGGGGCTACGGCTGAGCAGGACCCGCGTTCGATCTTGGGTGCCGCGCCTACTAATCAGGATCACAATGCGCCTTGGCTTACCAAGGGTATTCAGGGCGCGGCGTCAACGATTGGTAGTGCGTTGTCTACCGCGATTTCGGCTGCCGGTTCTGTGGCTGGTGCTGGCGCTCCGGGTGCTGGAGCTGGCGCGAGTGCGGCGGGGTCGATGGCGGCTGCGGGTGCGCAGATCGCGGGCCAGGTGGCCTCTGGTGCGGTCAACATTTTGTCGAGCTTGATGGTTGGCACGTTGACCGGTGGAACTACTCAGGGCGCTTACGGCGCTCCGGTGTTGCCGGGGCCTCCGCAGTCTTCGGGCGGACAGGGCGGGCCGGGAATTGTCAACAATTACGGCGACATTCATACGGCCAACTATGACGAGTTCTACAAGGGTCAGCAGCGCCGCGAGGCTCAGCAGCAGGCACCGCTTTTGCCTATGCGATAACTGAATAACTAATCACGGGGAGACCCCGCCTGGCTTCGGTTGGGCGGGGTTTTTCTTGTGGGGGAGACAACTAAATAGAGTGACCGATTTCCTGAAAATTGAATTGACGGGGCGGGACGGTTCGCATTGGGTGCTGTCCGGTCCTGGTATGGGGAAGCAGGGGGTGACCCTTTCTCCAAATTTGCAGCAGTTCTACGACGCTCCCGTTAAGACAATGTATGTTCCGGGGCCTTTTGGTGAGGAATACGCAGGTAAACGTGTTCAGCGGCGAGAGATTGTTTTCTCTGTCCAGGCGTGGGACGAAGACCCTGATACGTGGGCGTCAGTTGATTCTGCGTGGCGGTGGGCCTGGGATTACGACGAGCAGTCAACGCTAAGGGTTACTACTAGCGATGGCACGCGCTATTTGAACGTGCGGCTAATGGAAGAACCTAAGCCGTACTACGAAAAAGATCCGCATATTACAGCGGATAACCCAATTGTCATGACGGTTACCTCGACGTTTCCGTATTGGCAGGAGGAGCCTAAGGAATATATCTGGGAAACGCTGCATACGCAGGATTTGACGACTTTCCCGGTTCGGAATGACGGCGATGTGCCGGTGTGGTTGCGGTGGGTTGTTACCGCCCCTGGCCGCTGGATTCTGCCGGATTTTTCTTGGGCGAACGATATGTATTCGCGTGGGCTTGAGGATTTGGGCCGCACCGTTCCGTTGCCGAGTTTGGTTGCGGGCGAGCATGTTTCGGCTGACTCCGATCCGCGTGTTCAGACACTTATTTCTGCTAATGGAATGCCTACTCAGCATCGCTGGAAAGGCAATGACCTGCTGTATCCGCTTATGCCGGGTAAGGGCGGGGACATCCCAGTGCAGTTGAAGGATGCGCCGCAGGGTGGGGCTTGCAAATTGACTGTCCCGCGCTGGTTTTCGCGTCCGTGGTCGCGACCGGGGGTGACGTTGTGAGCAGCTGGGTAGAGCTGATGTCGGAGCACGGAAACGATCCGTGGAAGGCGTTTAAGGCTGTTGAGGCTAAGGCCGAGGCTGAGAGGGCGCGGCATCACGCGTTTAGGCGGGCTAAGCCGCTTATCCGGTTCTGGATGAATGACCCAACCGGCGCTCCCGGACTGGTGTATGTGGGCCGCGTCGATTACGACGACTCGATTAGAGGTTCATTCCCGTTCAAGAACAACACGCCCACTCAGGGTGTTTTGGAATTGCGGGATGACCACTACATGTCGATGTGGTTGAAACGGCTTCCGAATGATCCTGAATATAAGAAGAACGTCGTTATTACGGTGGACTTCTACGGTGGCAAAAAGCGCTGGTCAGGGCTCTTGGACCATTGGACGGTTAAGGGTAAAGATCACGTCAAGTATTTGGAAGTCACCTTTAATGACGACCTAACGCATTTGCAATATTTGCTCGCACCTCCAAATCCATTGTTGCCAATCCCATTGTTCCAATTTCCTCGCATTTTCGCGCTAGCCGGTCCGGCGAAATGGTGTATTTCGGCTCTAATTTTTATAAACCTGTTTCGCGTAGAGGGGCATCCGTTCACGCTGCCCGATGATCCATTCGACTTGCGCTCTTGGGCGACGACGATTGACTGGTCATTGTGGCAGACGCACATTAAGTGCAGTCCATGGCTGCTAGATGATTCGACATTGTGGACTTTCTTGTCTGCGCGCATGAATCCGATCGATTCTGTCATCGCTGACTCTCTGGACGATGCGCAGTTGACGATGACTTATCGGCGTGTTCTGTCTGATGAGGGCGAGACGGTCGAGGGGCTTATTAGTGCCCCTACGGGGCATGTTGCCAATGGGGCCTTGGTGTTCGAAGTTGTTGACAACTCGAATGCAACTGCGCTTGAGGGCACGTTTTTTCAGGGCACGATCCTGGATGGATTCGTGCGTTCGGTTATCACCTATGGCGGCGGGTTTATTGAGGACACGCTGAGTGTGGTTAGTGATGACCAGACGTTGCAGCCTGACGAGTATTACCAGACTGGCTGGTTGGCGACCATGGCAAAAATGCCTTGGTTGGTTGTTCGCGATAACGAGTGGACGCCTATCGAGTCGAGCGATTTGTCGTGGGGGCCTGCAAAGAACGTATCGGTTGTTGTTGGTGGCGATAATCCGGCGGCAGATGCTATCGCGAAACTAGTGATCGAAACTGTTGGGAATCTGCTCGGTTATTTCTTGCTTGGCGGCTTCTCTAGTGCGGGAAATATCGCGGCCGATGTGATTATGCCATTCATTGTCGGCACCATCGCGGCGTGGCTTGAATGGAAAAATACTGGCCGTGCGACTCAGCTTGGCTGGGTTCATTACATGGAGCTGTACCAGCAAGGCGCTGAGAATAACTCTTGGTCTCTGTCGGCGCTTGCTGCGCTGCGAGGCGGGTTCCTTGTGGGCCGTTCCGAGACTACGCATCTAATGGCTCTGCATGACTCGTGGATTATTCCCGGTCTGCATATCGATATTGGGCAGCGGCTCGGTTCAACTGTCCAGTCTAAGGGAATTGAGCACATTATTTGGGTTAACCAATTGGAGGAAATGACAGCGGCGTGGGATCACTCGGACGGTAAGCATCCGCTTTCGTGGGTGTTGAAAGCCGGTAAGTCTGATCGCGCTATGTCTGTCGGTGAGCGTATGGCTCGCTTGGCTAAAAAGATGAGTGAAGCTCTGAACAACGTGGGTGTTCACCTGGTTCAGAGTTAAGTAAATGGGGGAAACAATTTAATGGCTAAGACTCAGGCAGAGTCCGATATGGATGATCCGCAAGAGGCTTTCGCGTGGATGTTCGCGGCGGGTATTCCCGATCCGCGAGGGGGCGGGGGCAAGTTCCCTAATCAGCCACTAGTGCCGTCACCGTGTTGGCCGGCGCTTTCTCAGATGTTGTGGGACTTCGGGTGCCGGTTTCATGCGGACAAGCAGACTAAGTGGATTGAGCAGGCAGGGGGGCCGCTTAACAACTTTTCTGTTGGGCGGCTTTCGGATTCGCGTCCGGAAGAGGTTGTTGCGGACGTGGCCGCGATGGCTGTTGATCAGTTTCCGGCGATTGCGGCCGAGGTGGCGGCGGTGCAGCCGGGGGATCACGAGAAGGCGATTAAGGAGTTTGAGGGGCGGCTGCTGGATAGCGTCTCGCGGCTTAGCGCCGCGCGTGAGCGTTTGGAGAGGGGGGATCTCTAATGACCATGCCTAGCGGTGTTGCCGGTTTGGATGCTGGCGGCTGGCTTGCTAATTGGGTTGATGGCAAGGGGAATGCCCCCGATTTGTCGGGTTTGGCGGGGCGGACGCGGGATAACGTCACGGACTACTACCGCAACCAAGTTCAGGGTGAAACATCCTGGCAGCAGGCATCTTTGACCTTTTTCACCAATATCTTGCACGGGTTTCGGGATCTTGGGCAGTTCATCACGCTTATTACTAAGGCGATTACGGGGCAGTCGGGCGGCCTAGCTGAGCTTGCCGCGTTTGTGACTCAGCGTTGGAATGACCTTGCGACGGCGTTTGAGAAGGCGGTCGATTCATTCTTGGGGTTGGGCTGGCTGCGGGATGCGCTGACGGGTATTACTGGTTCGACTGATCACCAGGTGATTGACTGGATTGGTCAGTTGTTGACTGCTGCATCGCATTTGGACGCGGGCAAGGTTATTGGCCTGCTGGCGGCTGCGGTGATTCCGGGCCTGGATGCGTCAAAGATCGTCTCTGGTCAGTTTGCGCAGTCGATGGTCTCTGGGCTTGCGAATGCTCTTTCCAATCTTGTTGACGGATTGACGAAGGTTGGAGCTGACCTCGGCTCAGTCATTAAGGGTTTGTTTGACGGTTGGTTCGGCGGTGGCGGTACGGGCACCCCGCAAGAGGTCCAGTACACCATTCAGGCGATTAAGGATGCGGTAGTCAACGGCTACACCGTGAGGACGTTTACGTCGTCGGAGGTGAACTGGGCTAAGCCGCAATGTACCGAGATGGTCGCCGTGTTGATTGGCGGTGGCCAGAACGGTCCCGAGGGTGTCGATGGGCCTCAGGGGCCGGGGTCGCCTGGCGGTCTGCATGGCTCTTACATTGTTCAGCAATTGGTGGTTGCCGACCTCCCGGCAGCGTTTGATGTGCAGGTTGGTACGGCGGGGAACCGTTCGTATGTGCGGGTGGCCAACGGTTCTCATACGGGGGCCGTGATTGTCGAATCGGGTCCACACGGTTCGTCGGGTGGTACCGCAACGACATTCGGGTATGCCGGTACTGCGTCTCAGCCGGGAAGTGGCGGGTTTGGTGCCGCTGGCGGAAACACCATTGGTGGTCGCGAGGAGACTCCAGGTGGTCCGGGTGCGCCGAGCACCGCGGCGGCGGGTGGAACGGCTGGTGCTGCGGGTAAGGACGCCAATAGTGGCGGCGATGGCGGCGCGGGCGGGAACGTTTCGGCTGGTGCGCTGACCAAGTGTGGCGGCGGCGGTGGCGGCGGCGGTGGCCGTGGCGGCGGTGGTGCGGCATTTCAGCGGGCCGGTAACGGTGGCCGTGGCGGTCCTGGCGGTTATCCCGGTGGTGGTGGCGGTGCCGGTGGCGGGCGCGGAATGAACGCGACGTATGGCAATGGCAATCAAGGGCCTGGTGGCCCTGGTGCTGCCGGGGTTGTGTGGTTGTTCTACAGGTAAGGGGGTTTGATGGCTACGGCTGAATTGGTGGCGCGAATGTTGCCGCAGTTCTGTCCTACGACGAATCACTACAAGTGCTCGGACGGCAAGTATTTGCTTGTCACCAAGCCTACGTTGGATTCTGTTGGGACGCTTAAGAAGACGTTGGGTCTAACGGTGCCCGTTGCGGCATCGCACTTGCCGCCGAATGTTGATGTGTTTTTGTCCAACGTTGACGCGGAGGTTGTGGATGCGGACGGCGATCCTACAAATGGACTAACGCCTATTGCGCGTGTCGCGGCTGATAGTCACGAAGCCGCGTTGGCATCGCTCGGTTATTCGCTTGAGGGGGAGTAGGTGGCCGAGGACGTATATATGCGTGGGGCTGTTAAGGCTTGTGATTCGGCGGTTGCTATCAAGCGTGAAAACGGTTCAGGGCCTATGTCGTGGGCGGTGATAACTATTGATAATGGCGGGCATTATGGCTCGTTTGATGAGGTTGCGGACTGGGAGGACCGATGAACCGAATTTATGAATGGCGGGTGAGGTTGTCTGTGGGCTGGTGGCTTGTTAAGACGCGAGTTCGTCGCTGGCTTGGGTTGTTTTAGATTGGGGGCTTAGGTGGCGCTTGTAGCGACCTTGGGGAAGTTTAAGAAAGATCCGCAGGCGGTCTTGGATTGGACTGTGGATTGGGGACCGTGGCTTACGAAAATGGGCGACGCTATTTCTGAGGTAGCGGCTACTGTTACGCCGACTGGCGCTTTGAAAGTGGACTCTGTTTCTTTCGCGGGTTCCCAGGTGACAGTTTGGTTGTCGGGCGGTGTCGCGGGCTCGTCTTACCAGGTCACGGTTCATGTGACGACGGCTGGCGGGCGTCAAGATGATCGGTCTTTTGTTATTGACTGTAAGGACATGTGATGGCAGAGAATCAGAATGACGAGATTGTGTTACAGGTTGTGACTTGGGCTGAGGCCGAGGTCAGGGATGCTGATGGCAATATAAAGCGGTAGCTTTCGTTTCATAATTTAATAACAATTGAATAGGGGTATTTATGGCTAGCGGCTTGAGTGCTGTTAACTTGGCCAATAAGTGGCTTAACATTCTTAGGGGTGCCGCTTTTACGCCACCGGCGGGGGTCTATGCCAGGTTGCATTTGGACGATCCGGGGCCTAACGGGACTGCGAATGCATCGGTTGTTGCAACTCGGATTCAGGTAGCGTATTCGCCCGCTGCGAATGGTGCGATTGTGCTTACGGGTACTAATCCGCAATTCACGATGACGGCGACGGAGACGATTAAGTATGTGTCGTTCTGGGATGATGCGACGGCGGGGAATTTTCTGTGGTCTGCCCCGTTGGCTGCGCCTCGCAATGTGGTTGCGACGGACACGTTGACGCTTGTTTCTGCGGGTGTGACGTTGGGGCCTTTGGCGGCGTAAGTGGCGTTGGGGCTGACTACTTATACGTCTGGCTCCGGTTCATATGCACTGCCACCCGAGGCGAATCGGGTTGACGTGATCTTGCTCGGTGGTGGCGGTGGCGGCGGTGGTGGTGACGGAGGTCAGAGCACTACTGGAGAGGGCGGCAAGAAAGGTACTTGGCAGACAGTCACTTTGGTGCGTCCAGATGGCGGTTCGTGGGCGGTTCCGTCTGTCGGTTGGGCAGTTGGCGGCGGCGGTGAGGCTGGAAAGGTCGAGAAGTCTGGTGGTAGTGGTGGTGACTCCACGGCGACCTTCAATGGCGCGACAACCACAGCCAGCGGTGGCGCGGGCGGTGCGGGCGCTTATGCGGGCAACGGTAAGGATACTCCGGGCGAGTCGCCGGGAAACGTTACGTACAACGGCAATACCTATGTCGGGGGTGAGGCAGCTGCGGCGAACAAGCCGGGCAATTCGCCCGGTGGCGGCGGCGGTCCTGGCACGGGCGGCATCTTTGGCCCTATAGGCAATTACAAGCCCGGTCAACCTGGTGGAGCGGGGCAAGTGTGGTTTTACGCTTGGTATGCGCCGATTGCGTGGACTGCCAACGCCAGCTTGGTGGTTACAGCTGCGGTGGCGGCTAGGTGTTCGCGGGGGCAGTCAATGGGCGCAGATGTGAGTGTGACGGCTTCACCCACTATGACGCCGACGAATAACCACAAGGCTATGTCTGCGCTATTCGTAAACACTGTGCTTAGCGGCTCGGCTTTCCGAACTACCTACGGGTCAACGGATTTAGCTATCTCTGTATCGACAGATGTTGACACCACCAAGACGAAGATTCTGGTTGGCGATCTGGCTGTGACGATGGTTCCACAGGTTGCCGTGTCGTTGGGCCAGTCATTCAGTGCTGGGCTGGCGGTGTCGGCGGTGCTCTCGGCAGCTCTCTCAAATGGTTTGTCGGGGTCTGCGGTACTGCCGATTTCCGCGATGTTCACGGCGGCTGCGGAGCGGTCCGCGCGGGTGTCGGCTGACTTGGCCGTAATGGCTTTCATGTCCGCCGACGCTCGGCGCACTACGCATGGCTCAGCGGCGCTGAACGTCGCAGTCGGACTTAACCCGCAAGCGACCTCTGGTGCTGTGGGGGACGCGAACCTAACGGTGTCTGCTGCATTGACAGCGGCAGCCGTCGTTAACCGGCTCGCCTCTGCGGACTTCGGCGTTACTGCTGCCCTTTCGGCCTCGCTAGCTGCGGTCTTGGCGGCAGCTGCCGACCTTGCCGTTGTGGCGTCCACGTGGGTTCAAGATGGCCGGCCACGCGAGATTGTTGACGTACCGAGTGCGTCTCGCCTCGTGGCCGTTCTGCCCGACAGCCGTTTCGCGGTGGTGGATGAGCAGAGCCGTATTACCACTGTCGCCTTTGAAGACAGGGGAGTTGTTGTGGACGGAATTGTTTACAAGGTGTCCGTGGATGCTATGTCGCGTTTTTCGACTGTGGCCGAGGATGACCGTTTTATTGAGGTGCCGGAGGGACTTACTGGCGTCTCTGTCTAATTGCCGTAGGGGGGTTATTAGGTGTTGGGATTTGACCCTACGCTGGACACTATTTGCTTGTCGGCGGGGTCTGGTTTGGATATTCCCGAATGGCAGTTGCGCGGTAAGTATCCGCAGGGAACGGAAGCGCAGCTTGTCTTTACTGACGATGTGGGTGCCGTCTTGGCTCAGTTTGAGGGCCGGATAGGTGCTACGGGAGTTGCTTTTACAGAGGATGAGCCTGCGGTTAAGGCGCTTCCGCATGGGACGCATTTCGATATTTTGTTGACGTATCCGGATGGGCGTGTTCATAAGCTTAGGTACGGGATTGTCGTTCGTAAGGAATCGCGCTATCCCTTGTCTAAGGTTATTTCGCCGGAGGACGCTGCACGTCAGTACACGGCAGATTTCAAGGGTAAGTATATCGGGCCGATGTGGCAGCCACTTGGTAATGGCTTGGGGTCACTCGGTATTCATACGCATGAGTTGATTTCGCAAGATCCGTCGATGGGTCCGAATTATTCGCTGTTTACTTCAGCGTGTGCTCGGTGGCGTTGGCCTATGAGTATGGATTCTGTGACGATCAACCTTAAGGTGCTGAATGTTGGTGCCGGTAAGTTGAACGTGATTGTCTGCGGCGACTATGCGCTTGAGAATTATTTGGGTATCCAGTTTGAGACTGGTGTTGTTAACAACAAGCTGCATGTTATTACTGGCAAGGGGCCGCTTGGTTGGGATTATCGGGGTGATCCGGTAAATAACACTACCGCTAATGGTGAGGTTTATTCGGTTAAGTACAACTTTTTGTCTAACACGATTGCTTGCTATAAGGGTACGGCTTTGACGCCGGTCATTTCGTGGACGGATACGGACAACCTTGTGCCGCATGGCGAGGGTTTCCGCTATACGGGCTTGTCTTGGAATACGGCTTTGTTGTCGCCGGGTGTTGAGCCTACCGCTTGGGAGGCTAAGGATGGCGTCTAGGGATGATTATGCCCGCGCAATTATCGCGGAGGGCAAGCGTAGAGGGATTACTGCGCGCGGTATTCAGATTGGTTTGGCGACGGCGATAGTCGAGTCTGCGTTAAAGATGTGGGCCAATGAGAAGGTGCCGGAGTCATTCAATTATCCGCACGATGCGGTGGGTGACGATGGTTATTCGGTGGGGCTGTTCCAGCAGCAGATTGTTAAGGGGCCTAATGGCTGGTGGTGGGCGGATTGTGCTACGTGTATGAATCCGGCTCGATCGGCGGGGTTGTTCTTTGATCGGCTTGCGAAGTTGCCTTATAACGATGCGTTGCGGTTGCCGGGGAGTTTCGCGCAGCAGGTTCAGCAGTCGGACTTTCCTGAGCGTTATGACCAGCGTTTCGCTGAGGCTGTCGCGCTATATAACAGGCTAGAGGGGGATGTTTTGGTCGATAGGCCAGACTTTAATGAGTACGCGAACTGGACTAAGAATCACCAGAGTCGCGGCAACACTAAAATTGATCTGATCCTTTTGCACACGCAAGAGGGTGGTGGCGGTGATGATGCAGCCGATAACCTTGCCAAATATATTCGCAGCACAGAGGGGGGTGCTAATCCGGTCTCTTACCACAATGTGCTAAGTCAGGCATCGGATGGCGGCACCACAGTGGTTGACTGCGTGGATACCGATTTAGCGTCCTGGTCAGTTGGTAATGGTAATAACCGTTCTATCAATTATTGCTTTGCGGGTTCTTATGCGAAATGGACCCGCGCCGAGTGGTTGAACAATGCAGGTAAGGCTATTGATGTTGCCGCCTATCTGGCTGTGCAAGACTGCCGCAAGTATGGGATTCCCGCCACGGTAATTAAGCCTCCGTATAAGGCGGGGGCTGGCATCTCCGATCACCGGTATGTGACTCAGGTTCTTAAATGGGGCTCGCATACCGACGTCGGCGATGGTTTCCCGTGGGATGTGTTTGAGGCAGCTGTGAACAAGTACGCCGGAAACGATACGGCCACACCAGGATTCGGCTACCCGCCTACCGATGTGATGATTCGAGAGATTTGGGAGCAGCTACGCGGGCCGGAGGGTAAGGGTTGGCCGCAGCTTGGGAAAAACGCTGCGGGCGAGAATCTTTCGCTTGTTGATGCGGTCGCAGCCCTTAAGGCGGCGGCGTAATGAAGGATGCTAACGGTAATTGGATCGGCTATGGCGTCGGGGATAAGGGCGTTGAGGTCGAGGCGATCAATCAGAAGTTGCACGACAAGTACCAGTGGGCGCGTACCGCTGGCGTCGAGTTGGGCGACACCTACACAAAGGCGACGGCCTGGGCGATCAGTGAGTTTTGCCGACGTGTCGGACTGCCGATTGTGTTTGACCCTAAAGGTGATGCGGTTGCGAACTTGGCGATCCGTATCCGCTTGGGCTCGTATGTGGTGCCGTCACCACCGCCTCCTAAGCGTGGCCCGCTCACGTTGTTCACTGTTGCCGGTACTTGGGCAGATATGTGGTCAGGCTTTCCGGCGGATGTGGCCAACGGCCTGGATAAGGCTTACTGGTTCTGGCAGCCGGTCAACTATCCGGCGTCATTCGGGCCTGTCGGTGGTGGCCCCGCGCCTTCATATGAAGAGTCGGTAGCGGTTGGTGTCGAGGAGCTGGTTCGGCTTATCGAAATTACGCCGGGCCAGTTCGCGTTGTGCGGGTACAGCCAGGGGGCCGAGGTTGTGGCTCGTGTGCTTATTGAGTTGATCGGTGGCCGGCTAGCGGGCCGCCTTAAGGACTGCCTCTGGTACGTCGCATTCGGTGACCCTGCGCGGCAGCCAGGCGTGTGCGTGGGCCGCGATCCGGGCGGTTCCGGGATATCGGGTATCCGGTTCACGGTTCCGGCTTCTGTGAAGATGCTGGACTACGCGTTGGACGGCGACATGTATTGCACGACCCCAGACAACACCGAGGGCGGGACGAACATGCGGGCGGTCTACAAGGCGCTAACCAAGATGCAGATCCATGACCCTGGCCGGGACATCATCTCGGCCCTGACTGGTGACCCATCGCTTATGCGCCAGTTGATGAAACTGTTTAGCGATCCGGTTACAGGGGGGATTGGGTTGATTGATGCGTTGTTTCGGCTGGCCAAGTTCGCTGTTACTAACGCGCACGTCCGCTACGGGGAGCTTGAGGTGTTGCCGGGGCTCACAGCAGTGCAGCACGCAATTAATACGTTGAACGCTGATGCCGCGAGGATGCTTGCGGCCTAACTAGGGGGAACTTGTTTTGTTGATTTATGACCAGCAGATTAAGACGCTGGATGATTCGTTCACTGGCGACAGGGTGACGCTGCTAGCTGTTGCAGATGGGAAGGTAGACAAGCATTTTCGCTTGAACTATGCATGGGCTAAGCATGCCGCCGATAACGGGAAGCTCAAGAGTATTTCCGTGGTGGTGTCGGTCGGTAGTGCGAGCTGGCTGCACACGCTGGCTGCGGCAAAGTTGGCGATTGGCGGGGTGCGGTTGCATTCAGCCGCAAAGTTCCAAATCAAGGTTGATGGGGGCGGGTCGAGTGTTGCTGCGGGCAAGGTCGCTGAGGGGCTGACGGAGTATTCGGCACCGATTGTTGAGGCGGTGGCCGATAAGGCGGGTGTTCGTTCGCGGCGCTCGCAGGTTAAGGATGACGATAAGGGGGAGTAGATGAAGGTATTTGGTCGGAAGCCGTCAGAGTTGCGTAAGACTGCGGTGGTGGTGCTCGGGGCGCTAACGGTTCTGGTGGCTGCGGTCCCGGCAGGGTTGCCCGCGCAGCTGGCGGGCGCGCTGGCTGCGGTGGGTTTGGCGGTTAAGGCGCTGCACCTGTATCTGACCAATCCGAGTGTTGCTGACTTGATCGATTCTACTGACGATATTCAGTAGGGCGGTGAGGTTTGGAAGCGGATTGGGCGAGGCTGCTATCTGAGAATTGGCCGACGCTCACGTTGCTTGCGGCTCTGCTGTTCGGCATTTACGTGTGTGTCCGTTTCCTGGTTTTGACCTTTGACTCTGTTAGTAGTGCGCTGGGGCCGGTTGGGAAGTTCATCCGGTCCCGGCGCGCTATCTCTAAGGCAGAGGCGGATGGCTTGCGCCGTCAGGTGGGATACCTAGACGGCCAAGTCAGGTCATTGTTGTATCGGGATGAGTGTTATTTCGCGTACATGCTCGCGGACCAGGAATGGCATCACAGGCATGAGCTTTTGGCGGCTGCTAATGGATGGACTTTTGAGCCTCACTTGCCTTTTCTTGCGTTTCGTGATCGGTGGATGCGGGAGCGTGGGCTAGAAAAGGAACTTGAGCTTTGGAGGTAACTATTTATTCACCGGACGCCCCATGTCAGGGCTGCCGCCTTACTAAGGTCCAGTTGGATTCTAAGGGGGTTCCCTACAGGTCGGTGACGGCGACGGATGCACAAATTTCAGCGTTTAAGGCTGATGGGCATTTGAGTTTTCCGGTGGTGGTGGTTGATTGTGGCGATAAGGCTACGTGGAGTTGGAGTGGTTTTAGGATTGACCATATTAAACGGTTGATCAGCCTAAGCGGCGCTAAGGATGTGGCAGCAGCTTAGGAAAGATTTCGGGCGGGTTAGTGTTTCCCCTCTTGGTTTCCCCAGGGGTGCACTAGCCCGCCCGATTTTTTGTATCTAATCGTTAATCAGCTGTCGCAACCATGGGGGTATCGCTTCGTCTGGCCGAGGATATTTCTCTAAGTCCATGACGTAGGCTTTGTCCTCGATCGGAGCGAGCCAAGTCGGTTTCTCGTCGTAGTTGTACGAGCAATTCATTTGCCCCTTGTTGTCAACTCTCATTACGGTTGACAGCCACGCGCCCTTGCCTTGTTCGGCCATCTCATGACGCAGATCTTTCATCACGCGGATAAGTTCACGGGGGACTGGGAGGGATTCTGTTGTACCGTCCGCGAACGCGCTGGTAATTACAGCCTCGCCAACGGGGCCTACCTTACGGTATTCCAGCGTTCGTGACGTCCAACCGTCTTCGGGCGGCATGTAGTAAAGGAGTTTACCGGCGTCCTCTTGGATGCGAGCTGTCCGAACAAGGTACGGAGGTTCATCAGTCACTGAATGCCTCCTTAGTTGTTATCGAAGTCTCGCGTGCTGTAGAGCTTACCATCGACATACGTTTCTACATAGTACGATTCTGGCCTTCTTGAATCACCAGGATACTCTATATCGACGTGAACCTCTACCTGCCTACCTTGCTGTAATAGTGTTTTCCACTCATTCTCTAAACCTGCGTAACCAACAAGGTTGAGCTTGTCTTGCATCGGTACAAGGTTTATCGCTTCGCCGGGACCACCGAATTGCGACCCGAATATGTGCCCGCCATGGTCACCGGGTAGCCGGTCTTCACCACCGGATATGCGCTGCTGATAACCGTTCCGGTCGCTAGCGCCGTCTAATCCGAGTTTGGCGTCCATTTCGTGCTGCCGAGCTAAATGGTCTGTGGTGTATTGGAATCGGTCGTCTACGTTGTAGTGGGTATTGGGTGCGGGTTTGTTGAGTTCCTGATTCCATGCGCCGGTACCACCTGATTCGGTGTTGACGTGATTCAGAGTGGAATGGTCACCGCCTGCGGGTGCTGGGTGATCCGCGACGGGTGCGGGGTGGGTTGCGCCGGGTGGGGGTTCTGCGGTGTGTGGGGGTGCTGGTGTGTCGTGGAGTGCGCCGGGGGCCGGAAGGTCCGGGTGCATGCTGCCTAGATGTGCGGCAGACCCTTCAAGTCCAGCGCGCGGCAACAGTCCCTCGGGACCGCCTGCCATTAGCGCACCGCCCTCTACCAGTCTTTCCCCGACGTAATTGCCGGGGTTGTCGATGTTGTGCTTGACCTCCTGGGCGATATCGACAATCGGCGGGGTGGTCACTTGGTGTTTGAAGGACTCCCATTCGCGCCTTCCGGCCTCTTCATTGGCCTCCCAAAAACCCTTGTCGCCCAACCCGAGACGGTCCCGCAGATCGGTGATCGGCGCGATCAACTTATCGACACCCTTGTCGATGCCCTCGGAAATGTCGGACTTGAAACGCTCAGCAGCCGATGGCTTGTGCTCTTCCGGTGGCTTGTCGTTACGGTTGATGTACGTAAGGCTTTCCCCGATACCACCCAACTTCGTTTTGTCGATAGCGTCCTTGGCGAACGGGCCATACTGCGGGGCATTCGGATCAACCGGAGCAGTGGCAGCGGTCGGGGTTGTCGGCGGATTCTTGATGCGGTCCACCGAATCCGCCAGCGTCCCCGCACCAGAATCAACCGAGGCCGGATCGGTCTTCTTGGGGTACCAGTCCTTATAGAAATTCCCGTCCTGCGCCGCGTCACGCTTACCGGGTGCGGTGTCCTTAACCGCCTTGCCGATATCGAAAGTGCCTGCCGCACCGTTGACTTCGTTCTCAATATCGCGCATCACGCCTTCGGCCAGGCGCTTAACCTCTTGCTCGGCCTCATGCCATTTGCGGGCGGATTCCTTAAGTTCCTCGCCTCTGACCTTGACGAGTTGGGCGTTCTCTTCGGCCAGCTTCTCACTTGTCCCCGGTGGGGGGTTGTAGCCCATCACCAGATCCTCGGTGAGCGTGACCCCTTTATCGCGCTGGGATTCCGCGTTATGAATCATCTGCTGGCAGTTGATCAACTCCGGCACAATCGTGTGATCCACAGCCATACCAGCAGTTGTTTGAAACTTGGTGTCTAAGTCCTGAATCCGGGCCGCGACTTTCCAACCATCACCGGCATTGGCCTGGCCCGCTTCGGCGGTCTGCCCTTCCCATGCGGTGCCACCGGGCTTCTCGACATAGCCCTTGAACGTCGAGACGTGCTGTTCGTACTTGGTAGCCATGGCGTGCACGGCATCCAGCAGAGGCCGATACGAGCCCGCTTCGATCCCGAGAATGACCGACTTCGTTGGCCCCGACACCGCAGACCCTTAGCCGCGCGGAGTCGGATGCTGAGACATATTGCCGATCGAGCGCATCACAGCTACGCCGTGTTCCTCGGTTTCGATCACACCCGAAAGGAACGCGCCCCGCACATCGTTGAAGGCCCCCATCCACCCTATGAAGGTATGGCCCACGGTGGGCAAAACTTCGGTAGCTAGTGCTTGTAGAGCTACCAGGGCTGGGCTCGCGCCAGCGGACACTGCGCCACCGGTCGGGATGTCTGCACGCAGCTCAACAGCCAAGGCATCGATTTGCTTACCGAGCCGATCTAAGGCGTCCAAGTCAGCCTTAATCACACCGCCCACGATTTGCCGCCCTTCCCTGCGGAACTGATTACCGTGGACTATACGTGTAGTGACCAGTAAGGGCCATGGTTAGCGCAATAAGGACTTAGCTAAGTCACTGAGTGGTGGGTTTCTGCCAGTTAGCGCCGGAACGCTCACACCTCGGGTCCACCTTCGTTGGGTGGCCAGGGCAGTTCGCCGGAGGTGGCGGTGGCTTAGGCCAGACGGGGCCTGTGGGGGAGAACACTGCCACGATCCCGATTGCAAGCGCAGCAAAATGAGGTACCGTCAAACGCAGGTACCACCGTGGTTGGTTGGGTACTACCAGTGGGCCGGGTTTGGTTTGGTCGCCTTCCTGGCCCACTGGATCTAACTGGGCGTTCACTCAATATTCACGGGTTCTGCCTTTCTGACGAACACCGCACCGACGACCGTCAGGGCTCCAATCGCGGCTAACCCGAACATAAAGAATTTGACAGTCTCCCGTTTCTCTGCGCACAACGCCCGGTAATCCGTTGGCGTGGGGTCACTTTGACGCGACTTCATATGCGCTTCCCATGAGCCCGGAGTGTCCGGGTGGCGGATGGTTCCACATTCAATGGTTCGGCCGGCAGCTGTGACAGAGGTGCCGTACCAAGCAAGAGATATCCCGACGCCTAAGAGGATTGCTCCGACGATGCCAATGAAGACGCGGGGGCTCATGGTTCTCCTGACCAGTGTTGGGCGTGGGCTGTGATCAGCCAGGAGTTGATCTTGTCGTAGTCAGGTTCGGGCGGCAATGGCGATCTTGATTCAGCTGCGACGATGCGCGCCCGATACGTGTCGATACTGCGGAGAACGGTCGGCTCGGGCACAAGACCGTTCCGAATGTCTAGTAGATAGTGACGTTCGTCGTGCTCCATGGGCATGGTCATCGTCTGCTTGGTGAGCATTTCGTGGCCTTGGATGAGCAGCCGAATAGCGTGGAACGCGGCCTTAGTGTCGTAGCCATGCTTAGCGACGAGTTCTGGACGATTGGTGCGTGGGGCGCGCTCGCCAGTTAGCCGCGCTCGCATGCTGTCCGCATAGCCGATGTGTCGAGCAGCGAGTTTCCGAGACAGGAACATATCGCGGACGTTCTGTAGTCCGATTGAGTCTTTGACTTTAAGAACCGGCGTGAACAACAGGGTCATCACTGTCGGGTTTCCCTCGGTGACCAGCTTTACGTATTTGCGTAGCCCGTAATAGGTGGTCTCGGAATCTCCGGCCTCCGATTTGACGCCTTCGTCCTTGTCCCGGTCTCTTACCGCGCCAAGCTCGGGTTTGTTACCTAGTAGGGCTGTGGGTGGGTCGAGATAGATGCCCATGTAGTCGTGATCCGACTCGGCTGTACCGAGGCCGTGAGCAGTTGATCCAATCTCGCCAACAATTACCGGTTTCATGTTCCCCCCTTATTTCTAGTTGGGGGTAAGGCTGAGAGCGTTCGGGGACTCCCAGCCTTACCCTTTCAACCACCTAACCAACCCATTAGTTAGGAGTCTTTAGCCTCCCCGCCCGCATTGGCGGTGGCCTTGGTTCGACGTGTCCGCGCTGGCGGCTTTTCGTCAGCTAGACCATTGAGTTTGTCGGTGATTTCAGCCGTGACCTGAGCACCGCTCGCGGCGTTGTATGCGTCAACGATGCCGCTAGGTACGCGCCCACGTGTGGATACTTTGTGCCCGTTCTTTGATGCCCATTCACGAATGGCTGCGGTTTGTTCCCTGTCGATCTTGGGCGTGGACCGCCGCCCATTTCCGCGTCGGCTGCGGCCACTGACGCGTCGCGCGCTTTCTACCCACTTGTTGATGTCCGCGCGCAGTTTGTCGGCGTTTACGGTGGCCAGGTCGATTTCGTAGGTTACGCCGTCGATACCGAATTCAACCGTTTCATCTGCTGAACGGGTGTCGTCAGTGTCGTCTACGTATTCGATGATGGTCTTGCGTGCCATGTTGGTTTTCCTTCCGGTTGGTGGCCGTTTGTACGTGGCGTGTACATGCTAATCACTCTCATGCGATCTTTGTCAAGTGACATACCTGACTAGGCGACAACCGGTTTTGTTTGTGACTTATCTACTGTTTTGTAGGTGGTTGCTTTTGTATCCGGGATGAGAATTTGAATGTTCTCTCAGTTGGCATTGGACGCGTGTGTTTGTGCGCGGGGTTTCGTTTACTGATTGCGCGCCCCAGCCGGTGCGCTAGGCCGTCAGCCACGGTGTGTCTGCCGGGTACGCCGCGTGCCGCGACTGTCCAATTAAGACGCTATCCAGATGGGGGAACACTCCCAAACTTTAAGAGTTTTTCTCATAAAGTTCTCACAGTCCCATCCTTGACTCGGGCGTGTCGATTTGTGTATAAAACCGCGCCCTAGCTGCATAGATGATAGCGATAGATGAGAGTTGTGATGAGACTCGCAACACTGCTACGCTCTAAAAGCCGTTAACCTGCGTTGATGGCTTCCTGTCTGGAAGGTAGTTGCGGATTAAAAGTCCGTAGCTCTACCAACTGAGCTATAGGGGCGTGCCGAGACAGGATACTGGTCGAGTGTGCGCGCGAGCACCGAGGTTATCCGGTTTGGGTTCTGAGGCAGTTGTGCCCTAAGCTGGGCGAGCTCCCAACGCGACACGCGTTGTGGGTACCCCGGAGAGATTCGGAACGGGCCCCCATCGTCTAGTGGCCTAGGACGCCGCCCTTTCACGGCGGTAGCACGGGTTCGAATCCCGTTGGGGGTACGCAACCAGTCATACTGGGAGCAGAGTAAGGCCCTGTGGCGCAGTTGGTTAGCGCGCCGCCCTGTCACGGCGGAGGTCGCGGGTTCGAGTCCCGTCAGGGTCGCCAGTACGGCGAGGCAGTAAGTAGTTGGGTCTGCCGTCCGGCCAGGTAGCTCAGTTGGTACGAGCGTCCGCCTGAAAAGCGGAAGGTCGCCGGTTCGATCCCGGCCCTGGCCACCATAAAACCACCTGATAGCGGGTGGTTTTTCTCGTTTCTGGGGCGGGTGCTCGGAAGCGTGAATCTGGCCATCTGGCAGCTACGCGTCGATCGGGAAGTAAGGAACGGCTGAGGCTGTAACTCACGTGAGGCGCCATGCGTCGGTTTCCGAGACCACTGAAACGCCAGCTCGGGCCGGATGCTTCGATTCCGGGGAAACCGCGTCGAGCTCAAGACGAATTGCGCGCTCCCCGAAAACGCTTCTCCTTGTGATCGGTAGCACGCGTCATGGGACAGTGTGGATAGAGAAGAGAAGGGACGTTACGCACCCCGCGGACGGCGGTGAGCACTGGTCGGGACGACACAGAACCGCACCACACTATGGCGATCCCTGACCTGACGGGAAGGGCGGACAGATGCCGCAGCACAGCCCGGGGATGGCGACCCCCAGCGATCACTCAGTGATATGGGCGAGCGCGAGCGCATCGATGCCGACCACCCTCGATCGCCCTCACGACGTTCCGCGTCCGGAGTCGGTCGACGAGATTAGCCGATGGGCCGGCAGCGAGGATCTGCGGCGCACCGAGCTCGTGTATGTGCCCGTGTTCTGGGTGTTCCTTCCCCTCGCTGTCATCGGTTTCCTGATCTACCAGATGATCACCGACCCGACGGGTGCTGGCTGGAGCATCACGGCAAATGGTGCGAGCCGTGATACGTGGCTGGCTTGGGTGCCGTGGCTCGCATGGATCGGCGTCACCGTATGGCTGCTCATCGCCGTCGGGGTTCTGCTGCTGCGGCTCAGTGCGCTGAGGGATCTGCGTGTCGAGAACGCGTGGGTCTACGGGCATGGCGTCGCGCACTCGATCCATCGCGCCTGCATCGACCACGACGACGGTGAGGCTCGCTGGGCGACGTATATCGCCATCAACCACCGCCTCGATGACGGACAGGCTGCGACGATTCACGCCGCGTTCGAGCTGTGGCTCTTTCAGGCAGGACTGCCGCCTTCGGGCTCCAAGCCGATCTCCTCGGAGACGCTGTTCGGTCCGCAGGCCAAGGGCGGGTACTTCATCCTGCACCTCCCCGTCTCGACGATCGCCGGAGACACCACCGAGCACCAGTGGATGCTCATCACCCAACCGCAAGAGGACGAGCGCGACGTGATTGTCACACCTGTGCCGGTACCGAAGAGACTCGCGAGGATCCGCCGCAGGCTCCACCGGAAGACAGTCCGAAGGGGCGCGCTGTGAGCAGGTTGCGGGTGATCACGTTGCAGAGCCTGACCAGTCCTGATCAGCAGACTCGGCAGTGGATGGCGAAGGCCCGTACCCCGGAGACTCGCGCGGAAATCCGGCGGTGGTCGCGTTGGGAGACCGTGTCGGTGTGTCTTTTAGTCGTCGGCGGGCTCTGCGCTCTGGGAGCTCCGCTTGTCGGGGTGGGTCTCGGCGTCTGGGACGCCATCCACGGCGACGCCCCGTGGCTGTGGTGGCTCATCGGGTCCATCGGGGCCGCGTCGCTGTTCCTGCTCGCAGGAGCCTGGTTCGGGTCGTATGCCAGCGACCGGCGGTTGACGGCGCTTTACGCCGACGGACAGTCGGCAGTCGGGCGTGTCGACGAGGTCATTACCCATCCGGGCGGTGGGGATGAGCAGGCCACCTACGAGTTGCTCATCAGCGCAGAGCTCCCCGACGGCACATTGGTGCGTCGCAGGCTCGACTGGGGCGAGGACAACACCAGTTGGCCCATCCCTCGGCGGTGGGTCGGCCGCACCATCCGGTTCCGCCACAACACCCTCGATCCCGACGATCTGCGGGACGTCCGCTTCGACGGCTGGGCAGACGAGACGAACGCAGGCCGCTCATGAGCGACGAGTACGTCGAGTACTGGGTTGCTCGGGCGAAGACGCCCGAGACCCGGGCACGGATCCGCCGTCTCTCCCGGCTCGAAGACCTCACGAACGGCATCCTGCTCACCGGAATGATTCTGTTCCTGCTGATGGCCCTGACGAGGGTTGTGCTCGCCATCTGGTTCTGGGCCCCCGACGCCGGTGACTCGACCATCTTCCTCTGGGTGCTCGGGATCACCCTCGGGGTGACGGTGACCAGCGTGTTCCTGAACAGCGCCGTCGAGACCCGCCTCTCCCAGGCGAAGTTCGCCGACGGATATAGCTCCGTCGGCGTGATCGACGCTGTCCGCTCGTGGGAGGGAACCGACGGGGAAGGCTCTCCCACGACCTTCTACGCACTCGCCGTGACCGCCGCGCTCCCGGACGGGGGTACGATCCGAAGGCACGTGGACTGGAGCACCGACAGCGGATCCGGCAGCTCGGACACACCCGACGAGACCTGGGTCGGGCGACGAATCAGCTTCCGCCACAACACCCTCGACCCGGAGGATCTCGCAGACGAGCAGTTCGCCGGCTGGCCGGATACGGAGGTGGAACGCTCATGAGCACAAAGGATCGTAAGGAGTCGCTGCTCGAACGGGTCGCGGAGAGGCTGCTCGTCGGCTCGGGGCCGGAGGTGCCGTTCCTCGTCCGTCACGACTGGGCGATCCCGGCCGTCGTGTTCACCGGATGCGGTCTCTTCGCGGTCCTGGTGCTGGTCGCGAGCTTCCAGGGATGGGGAAGGGTGCTCATGTGGACCGTCATCGGGATCGGCGCGCTCTGCGTCGTGCTGATGATCCCGACGTTCGTCCGGATGTTCCGAGCCACCCGCGGTCCCTTGCCCGCGCTCGACCGCACCCCGCGGACAGCACGAGTGACCCTGCGTGCGGACGACGCGGACGGCGGGCAGACGATCCTCGTTGAATACCGCGATGAGCACGGACAGGGGCACGACGCGGAGCTCGCCGATGTCATCCATGAGTCTTGGGAGGACCGGTTCTGTCCCGGCTCGCGGTGGCAGGTCTACGCGTTCCGCGATCCCGAACTGGCCGACTCGGTCGTGTTCCTCACCGAGGCCCACGACGACGTATGGCGGGCCGGGTGGAAGCTCGACGGCGTCCGCATCGGCGGTGAAGGCGGCCCCGTCAAGCCCGGACCGGGATCGCCGTTCCTGCGCGCGGGCTCGAAGTGGGAGTTCGCCGCCTCGTGACCGGCACACCGCAGAGTCGCCGACTGCACCGGAAGCAGGGACCGAACGGTTCGATCTGGACCGACGGTGGGACGTGGTTCGGGCTGTTCCTGACCAGCTCGGTCCTGCTGAGCTGGGGCATCTTGTCCTTGCCGCTCGACGGGACTGTCCGCGGCGTGATGCTGTTCTTCGCCATTCTCGTGGTCGCGATCGCGTGCGGCGTCGGGTGGCTCCAGGCGATGTCGAGCACACCACTGCCCGCGCTGGACCACACCCCCGGGTGGCGCGCGTGCGCGAGATCCGCGAATGGGACCAACCTGACACCACAGCGGAAGCAAAAACGAAGAAGGTCATCGTCGACTACGACGGAGCCGACGGGAAGACACACACAGCCTGGCTGGGCGATCTCATCAACGAGGCGTCGATCGACCAGTTCACACCCGAGAGCAGCTGGCACGTGTACGCCTTCGCCGATCCGGAGCTGGCCGACACCATGGTTCTGCTCACCGAAGCACACGACGACGTGCGACGCAGCGGCTACCTGATCACCGGCCTCCACGGCAACACCGAGTTCACAAGCCTCCAACAACCCGCAGCAGGGTCGCCGTTCCTAAACGGGAAGCGCAGGTTCGTCTCGTGAACCGCGACGCCACAGCGTGGATGGCCCTGGCGCGGACGCCCGAGACCCGGGCGCGGATCCGCCGGTGGGTGTTCCTCAAGCGCGTCTTCTTCGGGCTGGCCTGCCTCGGGTTGACGGGGTTCGTGATCACCGTCGTCGTGGCTGCGATCCGCGAAGTCCTCGGGAAGCCGGACCCGTGGTGGGTCTTCCTCGCAGCCTTCGCAGTACTCGTGGTTTCGATCCTCCCGTGGTGCCTGGCCTCGTTCAGGCTTGACGTCGCACGGTATGCCGACGGTGACGAAACCGTCGGCACTATCACCAAGATCGTTGTCGATGAACACACGGATCCAGAGGCACTGCCCGCATACGACATCACGATCGCGGCCAGGCTTCCGAATGGGGGCATCCGTCGCACCTGCCGGGTGTCTGAGCGCACGGCGCCGGAGCTTGGACAGATGGTCCGGTTCCGTCACAACACCGGCGACCCGGACGACCTGAAGGATGTGTTGTTCCTCGGGTTCGTCGATGCACCAGATCCCGCAGAAGGCCCAGTGACATGAGTCGCGCAAAGAACTTCCTCGGCGCTCTGTTCGGGTGGCGACACCGCCGCGCCGAGCGTGCTCGGAGTATCCGGCTCACCGGGCCGCGGGTGCGGGCGAAGGTGGTCGAGGTGAAGCGCTCGAAGGGCAGCAACGTCCACGCGTACTACGACGTCATCCTGCGCTTCACCGACTCCCAAGGTATCGAGCACGATCACAAGGCCATGACGCGCACCCACAAGCCCTACGTCGGCAGCAAGCACTGGATCCGCTACGACCCAAAGAAACCGAACCGAAAGTCCACCTGGTTCGTCGACTGGGAACGGCGGCGGTGAGTAGACAGAGCGCGGCCCCCAGGGGCGCGGGAGATCGTGCGTCCGTCACGGGGACGGCACCGCTCATCCTGGGCGCACTGTTGTTCACGGGGATGCTTGCCCTCGGTGCGACGACCGGCAACGTCCCCGCGGAGAACAAGGCGCTCTTGTTCGCGCCGGTGTTCTACTCGCTGACCGGGATGGGCGGGCTCATCGCTTCTTTCCCCGGGTTCAGCATCCTCGAGACCGTCCTGCGCCGCCGGCACGATCCCGAGCAAGGGTGGACTCGCGCGGCGCTGACGATCCTGGTGTTGATCTCCGCTCTCTTCGTCGTCGCGTGCATGTTCGCGCTACCCGTGGTCGCACTCGGGATCGCCGCGAACGGGCTTGGAGTGGGTATCGCCCTGCTCTGGTCGGCGCGTGGTCCGCGTGACGGCTCTGGTGCGTTCTGGGCGTTGCTGTGGGTGTCGCTCGCACTGGCAGCCGTCGCCGCGGCATGGACCACAGTCGCCATCCTCGGTGCGCTCAGTTGAGGCGCGAAGGCCGGGTGCACCCGCGTCGATATCGTGGCGTGTATGGGTGATGGGCAGGAACCAGCGGACGTGGAAGCGACTGCGGTGCCGTGGCCACCGCGCCGCCGCCGGACGTTCGGTGTTCTCAGCGGGGTGGTGGTGCTGGCACTTTTCGTATTCGTTCCCGGCCCCGTCTCGGGGATCCTCAAGGCGAACAACGCCCGTCAGCTGGTTGACGACGTCTCCACCGGACGCGCAAAACTGCTCGCCAAACAGGACGAGTTCCGGCCACCGCTCGCGAGCTTAGGAAACCCGGCGCGCTCATGGACTCAGGTCTCGTGTTGGATGTCCCCGCGCTACAGCGACGGCGACGGTGAGCAGGACGTGGTCATGTTCTACTGGCAACAATGCGCGCTCCTGGCCTACGAGATCTACGCGCTGCCGCCCGATGCCGGTGACGCAGCGCAGGTCGCACAGCGCCTCCGTGGCCACTCTGCGGGTGAACCCTCCTGTGCCGAGCCACTCTTCGACGTGCTGACCCCCGACGTCGGTGCCAGCAGGATCGACGAGTTTGCGACAGGTCTCTGGTGGATGAATCCCGAAGGAGTACCGCCGTCTCATCAGCCGGACCGCTGCACGATGCCCACCCCGGACGACCCCGACACTGCACACACGCAAATAGGTATCGATGCCCGATTGGGCGCGGACGCCTACGTCGTCTACCAGGTCCGATCGCCAGTCAGCATGGTCGATGTGGGCTGCGACCGGCGACTGTCCTGGCTCGCGCCCTGCCGGGGAGAACCGGAGGGCTTCCCAACGCTGTGAACCGAGCAACGCGCTACAGCAGCTGCTCCGGCAGCGGGCCGCAGACGTCGACGAACGGACCCATCACCAGTTCGAAGACTCGGGCGTCGACGTCGTTGGGGGCGAGGTCGCGCATCAGGGCCGCGACGCCGAGTGTCCAGAACGGCCCGCGATCGATACCGCGGCCCTGCGGGGCGACATCATGCAGATGCGACAGGAACGCCCCGACCTGCTTGCGTAGATCGTCGGGGATGCTCGGGCCCCAGGAGTACAGCTCGGCTTCTGCTCGAACCCAGGCGTTTCCGTCACGGCGGATGTGATCGAGGATGGCCTGGGCCTCGGGCGTCGTCAGCAGGCCGAGCCGGTAGCAGACGGCGTCCCAGGCCGGGTGCGCCGCCGACGCGGTCGGTGTCATCAGGTTGGCCAGTTCGGCGGCGGAGGGCGGCGGGTACAGTGCCGCCAAGGCGCTCGTGCGCAGGTCCCGGGCGTCTCGGATCGCCTGCAGATCATCTGGCACGAGCGGCAGATCCGGGCCGCACGGTGGTTCGAGCAGGATCACGCGTTTCGGATCGGCCCCGTCGATGATCACTGGGGCGTGCCAGCGGATGACCAGTCCGGTGAAGCTCCCTGGATCCGTGCCGCTGCGCAGTTCCGCTCGGAAGGAGGCTCGGCCCGGCGGCTGGACCTCGATGATCGCCGCGTCGTGATCAACTTGGAGCACGAGCGCACGCGCGTAGACGGGTTCGGCGAGGTCCGGGACACCGACGTCCGCCGACGCCGCGTCTCCGGTGGACGGCCGCTCCCGCCCGCGCAGTCGGTCTATCCAGCCCATGCGCTTCTCACCCCTGTGCCTGGTCGACGGGGATCACGAGCGCATTGCGCATCGGGTATGCCGGGGCCTCGGGTTCTCGCCAGTCGAGCAGCAGCGCCCACCGTGAACGCTTGGCGGTCCCGCGGACGAGGTATCCACCGGAGGCCTCGGGGCCGAAGATCTCGTCAGATGCGAAGGCGTTGATGATGCGCCGCCGGAACCCCGAGTTCCACGCATTCTTGGCGGCGGAGTCGGCTTCCTTGTCGGCTTCGAGGCGGGCCAGCCAGATCCGGAATGCGGTCGCGATCCTCGACACCTGCTCATCCGGGGTGCGTGCGTCGATAGCGACCGAGGTCAGGCACCACCCATCGCCGTCACCGATGTGAAAGCTCGTCGGATAGATCTCACACAGCACACCGCGCGCGGGTGGGAAACCCTGGCGCTCTTCATACTTGCGCCACTGCCGGTGCCCGAGCCACAGCGCCGGCCCAACGATCAGCAGAACGACGCCGGCGAACCACTGCACACCAGCGGAGGTGCTGCGCCCGCTCAGCGGGAACACCCCGACCAGCAGGCCACCGACGAGAATCGCACCAACTACGGTGAACACCAGGGCGACCGCCGGCACGAACACCCGCTGCCCGCGCACGTCAGCCGCAATCTCCTCCAACGGCCTGATCGACGGCCGCTCGCCATACCGTGACTTCGCCGCTGGGGCAGCGACTGCCTGCGCCCATGCGGACACGGGATCGGCGGGCCAGGGCCGAAGCTCAGTCGGACTCACCCGGTGCCTCGCTGATGTTCGCGGATGCTGTCGAACAGTGCGTCCTCCAGGTCGTCGGGGTCCAGAGTGGTGTGCCGGAAGCGCAGCGTCTGCCCGATCCGTGGGCGGGGGTGGTCCCCACCCACGGTGCAGTGCCTTCGGATGGCCGGCCCGCCCTCCACTGCCACGGACACGGACACGGACACGGTGAGCATGAAGTAGCGCGAGACGCTGCCGTCGTCGTTGGTACGACGCACCTCGGTGACCTCTTCGATCGGCGCTTCGGAAACATGCGCGTTGGTGAACCACGCGCGGTACCGCTTGTGCCCGCAGTAGAGGCCGCCGAGGATGCCCGCCGGGATCAGGACGAAGACCGCGACGGCGGTTGCGACCCACAGCTGTTCTGGGCTGGAGCTGAACGCGCTCGCGATGGCTCCGAGCAGACCGGTCACCGCCAGAACCAGGCACGTGATCGCCCCGACGCCCCACCAGCGGTAGGCGCGGCCGGGCGGGGTCGACGCGGACTCGTGGGCGCTCACGAGCCAGGCCCCAACGACGCGTTGCGCTCCTCACGCCCGACGAACGCGTCGTCGAGGTCATCCGGGTCGAGGGTGCGGTGACGGAACCGGACCTGGTTCCCGACCCAGCCGAGCGGATCAGGATCCCCGCCGATGTCGATCCGCCGGTGGATCGACACCCCGTGTGCGAGTTCCGCATCGATCAGCAGCTGGTACTTCGATGCCCCGTCTCCGAACTGGCTTTCCAGCACGTCGCGGACCGTGCCCACGGCGGTGGGGGCTCCCGCGAAGAGAGCCACGCGGTGCTTGTCCCAGGCGATCCTGAGCAGGCACCCGCTCACCAAGGTGGCGGCGAACCCCGCGATCCACACCCAGTGCGGGGAGGTGCCGAGCACACTGGCGATGCAGAACACGACCCCTGCCAACGTGAGGAACGCGAACAGCGACCGTGCGAGGTTCCAACGCCGGACGCGGTGATCGACCGACACGTCACTCAGACCATCCACGGCGCTCCCCTCATCCCTCGCTTCCCGACGATGTCACCCACCATATCCAGCGATCAGGCGGGCGATGTTCAGCTGCTGGGCGGCCGAAGAAGGGCCCCGTCGACGGGGCGCGGATCCTGACACCTGGGCTCCCACGGCTTGGGTTACGTGCTGTAGACCGCTCCGAGTCCGGCCGTCGCGTCGAGGAGGGACGGGCACCAGCGGTCACGGATCGACATGGAATCACTGTGGGGCGCGTGGCGGGCGGGCCGCAGGCCGTCGAAAACCGGTTGTGGCGCCCCCGCCTACGACGCACCCTAGAGGGCATGGAGGTCACGTTCGTCAAGCGCCGGAACGGGTACGACGTGCGGATCCGCCGGGAGAGGGGCCCCGAGGGGCCCCGAGCTCACGCCGCGCGGCGGGCCGGGTGGCCGTCCACCCGTGCCGCACGACGCGGCGCACCTCATCGTCGAGCAGGAGGCGCGGCTGCGCGGCGGCGTGTTCGGGCGCCTCGCCGACGCCAACGGCCTCGACGGGCTCTT